GAGGTATTTGAATTACATTATGCTCTGGGGCAATTAATTGCTAATATTAAACCAGAAGCTATTAGTAAAGGATTGGCTTTAATTGGTCAATTTACCATGAATGAGGATGGTACAGTAACCATAATAGATTCGCTCCCAAATCCATCAGGATCAGTTTAAAAAGTGTATAAATAGATAATGCCTATAAGTAGATTTCATTTTTTAAAAAGGCCATATTATGTCTTGGGATATAGAAATACCAATTATTGTAAGAACACTCATTAATGATTTAAGTGATCAACCGTCATATAGTGACGAAAGATTAAAACAAATAATAGCAGTTTCTGCTAAATATGTTCAATTTGACGTTGTTCTTGATCATTCTTATAATGTAGATGTTGTTGAAGGAAGTATTAGTCCTGATCCAACAGATATTAATGATGAAATTTTTGTTAGTTTAGTATCTCTTAAAGCCGCTTGTATTGTTGACCAAAGTGCTCTAAGAACAAAGGCCGCTTTAGAAGGAATAAGAGCATCACTAGGATCAGCAACACTAACTGTTAAGGGAAGTTTGGAAGGATTTATAAAGATACTAGAAAAAGGCCCGTGTGCATCATATGATGAATTAACTTCTCAATGGGATGTTAGTCAGGCTACTGCTGTTAGAGCAATTCTTGGTCCGTTTGTTGGTAATAAATTTGATCCACGATCACTATTCTCTGATAATAGAGGACGAGACTTATTTTAATAAGGAAATCTTATGCCAGCAGTAAATTATAATTTTATTATTGAACAGGGTTCTGATTTTGAAATTAATTTTCAATATAATGATGAAAATAATAATCCTGTTGACCTAAGCAATAATCAGAATTCTTGTGTTGTTTTACAAATGATACCCAATTCAGGAGTAGATGCAACAACATCTTTCTCAACAACAACTCAGGCTAGTAATTATTCTTTAATTGGTTCTGATAAAGGTCTTATTAGTTTAAAGCTTGATAATTCATTAACTAAATTATATTCATTCAATAGTGCCGTATATGATTTAGATCTTATACAAGGAACCAAAGTTATTAGATTAGTTTCTGGTTCTATAACTATTCAGAAACGACAAACTCCATTTCCAAATTGTCAACTATTACAGACAAACTCAGGTACAGGAACCGGCACAGGAACAGCAGGAGGCAATATCGATGGAGGAACATCAACTCCTACAACCACCCCAGTACCAGATGCTGAAGATCTATGCTTAAAAACTGACTGTTTAGACATTGATATTTATTCTAAAGTATATGAAGGATCGTCACTACAAATACCCGACCTATCATCCGTTACTGGATCAGTTTCTACAACAGATACCAGACAAATAGAAAATGTGGAACTTGTTATAAATAATCTAAACCATTCATCTCCACAAGATTTGCAATTACTATTAGCTCCACCTTCTGGTAATAAAATACTCTTGGCTGGTAATCATAAAATATCTAATAATAGTAATAACTTTAGTTTTATGTTTTCTAATAAAGCACTACCAACAGTATATCTACATAATGTATCTAACGGTAATCTATGTAATATATATAATAATAGTCAAAAAATAAACTCTATCAAATACTCAAATGAAACTTTAGCATATAATTTTAATCATTTATTTGGAAATAGCGTAACCGGAGTTTGGAATCTCATAGTAAAAGATACCGATCCCACAATTTCTGGATCAATAGGTGGCTGGAAACTTGTACTAACATACAAACCATAATCTTATAAATAAAGGATATATTGATGACAGATATTTCAAAAGCAAGAGAAGACAAACCAATAAGTAATGGTTCTAGTACTGTAAATACAGGTGGACAAGGAATAGGTCGCTATGATAGCTCAAAAGATACTGATCCAATTAATCCATCCGATATAGATAAATATGATGAAAAGTTTGATGATCCTGCTTATTATAAGCTTGGGCCAGGAGCAGCACTGCCCGGAGTAACAAGAACACCAACTCGCACAGTTACCAAGACTCCAACACAAACAAGAACTGTTACTCCCACAATTAGTATAAGTCCAACACGAACACCAACAATTTCAGTAACTCAAACAGTAACACCAACAAGCACAGTAACACCAACAATATCTGTTACTCCTTACGTCACCCCTACTCCATCAATTACTCAAACTGTTACTTCAACGCCAGAACCAAGCCCAATGCCAGAACCAAGTCCAACACCCGATCCCACAATGCCCGTTTTATATCCTGTTGGAGGTTTTCCTGTTGCTGTGGCCTTTAATAGTAACAGATCAGCAGCTTCTACAAATAATGGAGCAACATGGAATATTAATAATTTAACAGCTTCTAGATATTGGACAGGCGTAGCTTTTGGAAGCAATAAAGTTATAGCATGTGCATATAATAGTTCAGATTATGATTATTCGTCGAATGGTATAACTTGGGCCAGTAATAATTTTAATATTGCTAATGCCAATAATCAATGGACGAAGGCAATCTATGCTAATGGTATATTCCTTGTGCTATCAACATCATATATTGCTGCCACATCGTCTGATGGATTAACTTGGAACGCAGTAAATCTACCAGCTAGTGCCACATGGAAATCTGTAGTATATGGGAATGGTATATTTGTTGCTATAGTAGATTCATCATCAACAATAGCAACATCAACAAATGGCACCACATGGACTCAAAGATCATTGCCATTATCCAGAGAATGGAAAGACATAACTTTTGGAAATGGTAATTTTGTGATTGTTGGCGCTAATACAAACGATGTTTTAATTAGTTCAGATGGAATAAGTTGGACTTCTGCAACACTGCCATCTTCTAATTATTGGACAACAGTAGCCTATGGAAATGGAGTTTATGTTGCTATAGCAAACGGCTCATCGGCTGTTGCCCTATCTAGCAATACATCCAGTTGGTCAAGTCAAACTATTTTTGCTAATCAGTGGAGTAGTATAATATATAAAAACAGTACTTTTATTGCTATTGGTAATGGTAGTATAGTAGCGACATCAACAAATGGAATATCTTGGACACAAAGATCAATAACTACAGACAATTGGTATAGTATTACATAATATTTTAATTTTAAATATAGGAGATGATTTTATGAATTTAACTTACACAGTAGATCCCAATAGTTTTGCGATTAATATTTTTACTGAAGGACGAACTGAGCCAATTGTATATCAACCAGATTGGCCAGACTCAACACCTTGGGCATCCGCTACAGAAGCCGAATTATGGGCACAATTATGCATTCAGGCAATAGTTGATAAAGATGCTCCTTATGCTCCTGCTGCTCCTGGGGTTCCTGGAGAAGCTAAAGTCGTACCAGCAAATAATCCATAATGAATATTGTTAAAGAAAACTATAAAAATATTGGATCTATTAATATAGAACAATCAAGTCTATCTATTTCTATGAATGATCTTATTACAAATACTCTTAGTATTTCTAAGATTATTTTACAGTATAGTCAGAACTTAACTAAAACGTCTGTCGATCTTCAAAATAGTTCAACAAACATGGTTTATATATTAAAATGACAAATCCTTTTTCTAGTTTAATAAATTCAGAATTTAAACAATTATATAAAGATGCTATAGACTCTTTGTTGGAAACCACAGCATTGACTGTTCCTTGTGTGTTCAAATACTCTGGTGCGGGAAATACTGTTTATTGTAATAACTGTATTTTTGATACTATATCTGGATTATCTTCAAATAAATATAATAATAGAGGACCAAATCCATTTCCAGAAGGTTCAATATGTCCTTCTTGTATGGGTATGGGCATGACAACATCATCATCCTCAAGCGAAACAGTATATTTAGCTTGCATATTCGATAGTAAATATTGGATGAATTGGTCTTCAAAAACTGTTAATATTCCAGATGGGATGGTTCAAACAATATGTAAAGTTGAACTTTTACCCAAAATTAGAAATGCTTCTGAAATTATTATAGACTCTAAGATCAGCAAATATGGTAATTATACTTATGAAAGAGCTGGAGATCCAGAACCGGCAGGACTTGGTAATAATTCATATATTATAACCATGTGGAAACGTAAATGAAATTTTCTTTACGATTGTTAGAAACTGATAGTCAAATTTCTAAACTAATCATGGATGAATTAAAGATTATTCTAGATAAAGCTATCAATACAGCCCTTCCAAAAATCTCAACAGAAATTAAAATTCTTATTAGTGAATCTTTAAGAAACCAACCAGAATATTCTTCTTTAATGACAGGAACGCTAAAAGCTGAATTAGGTATAGCTGATGCTACTTCAATAAATTCTGTGATAGACGCTCTAATAGAGACATTGGCTGTTCAAAGAAACGATATAAAAGTTACAAATAAAGGTTTATCTGGTGGATTCGTGCTTACAATGATGAAATCTGATGACATGAATGGAGTAATATATACCGAACCAGCGTCTGTAAAAGATGCTAGTGGATATTCTTTGCCATGGCTAGAATGGCTATTATTAAAAGGTAATGAAATATTAGTTAAAAACTATGAGGTATCATATTTTCCATCTCCATATTCAAGATCAGGAATGGCCATTATGATTCCATCGTCAAGTTCTTGGAGAGTTCCTCCACAGTTTGCCGGAACAGAAAATGATAATTGGACAACCAGGGCCATAAATAGTGTAGAAGATAGTGTCTATAAAATTATTCAAGAGAATATAGAAAAAAATCTATGACACAATTTCATAATGTTGGCTCAATAACATATAAAGATAAAATATCAAATTTAGAAGACAATTTAAAGAGTTTTCTAGATTGGTCATTTTTAAATATTGGAGGATTTATAAATGTATCAACTCCAACAGTGGCTATAACTGGAACAGTTGGTTTTCAAACATTAAAGTTGTCAACTGACCCGACTATTGCAGGAAATAGATTATGGGAGGCCCCAAGAAAAGATTGGGTTTACGAATCAGGAATAGTATACAGTGGAGTTTCGCCGTCTTTATTCTCCGGAGTATATTTAAATAATACCTTCTTGCCTGCTCCATCAGGAAGTGGTAGTTATACATATTCTGTAAATTATCCATTAGGTCAAATTAAATTTACCAATGCTGTTTCGGCCACTAGCTCTGTTACTGCAGGATATTCATATAGATATATTCAAACTTATAAATCTAGTGATTCATTATGGTGGAAAGAGGTTCAAAAAGAAACATATAATCCGGCTAATTATAAACCCAATGGAGACTATGCTATTACCTCTGTTCATAGAGTTCAATTACCAGCAGTTATGATAGAGCTTGCTCCAAGAACAGAATTAACTCCTTTCCAATTAGGAACTACTCAAAATGTTTGGACTCAGGATGTTTTTCTTCATGTTTTTTCTCCAACTGCAACTCAAAGAAATATTCTAATTGATATACTATTAGCTCAAAAAGATAAGGTTCTATTTTTATATGACTCTGATAAAGTAGCCAAAAACCAAGTTTATTCATTAACTTCTGAAGGAAGCATTAATCGAAATGGACAAAATTATCCTGATTTGGTATCTAATTTTAGGCAGTATTGGTGTAATATTAAAAGTAGCAGTCTTGGCGAAATGAATACTTTGAGCAGCAACTTATATAATGGTCTTATCAGATGGTCGATAGAAATTTTTCCATGACTTGGTGTATATTACATATAAATCAAAACACCCCTTATTCGGAGAATACAAATGCCATTTAATAGAATTTTTTACGCCACACAAGGTGTTGCTCTTAAAGGACAAAACGTAGACGGAACATCAGTTAATGGTAACTGGTACTATCCCAGAGGCTTACAAAGCATAGGCATCACAACAAACTTCACACTAGAACAAGTTTTTCAATTAGGTCAAATCGAACTTTATGACAACATTGAAAATGTTCCTGAAGTTGAAGTTACAATGAGCAAAGTTATTGATGGAACATTCCCACTATATCTATTATGCATGGGTGGAAGTGCTGGTCCTGCTAGTGCTAGTGGAAAAGAACTTGTTTCCTTAGCCAATAATAGAGTTAACGTTCGTTTAGGTCTTTATAGCGACGATTTAGCAGCAGCTACTGGAACACCAAGTAATTATGTTGACTGCAGCGGAATGTATTTGTCAAGCATTAGCTATACCATTCCTGTTGAAGGAAATGCTACAGAAGACGTTACCCTTGTTGGAAATAATAAAGTATGGAATAGCGGATTAAATGGGGCTCCAAGTTCGAATGGTATCTTCGGTGGAGGCACTGACGCTGGAACCATGACAGCTCCATCAATTGCTAGACGTTATAAATATAACACGGTACAAAGTATTATTCCAACTGGTGTTGGCGGTGGTATTCCTGCTCCTGGTGGTGGAAAGCCAAGAATGCAAAGCGTTACTATTAGTGCTAACCTTGGTCGTGAAGCAATTTACGAACTAGGATCCATGGCTCCATACTATCGTTATGTAACATTCCCACTCGAAGTTACTAGTGAATTCCAAATTATTGCTGCTAGTGGAGATATGGTTGAGGCTTCAGACTTTAGTTCACTAACATCAAGTTGTTCTACTGTTTATAAGAATTTACAAGATAAAGAAGTTAATATTGTTATTTGTGGTTCTGGTATTAATGATTCATTAAGGCTTGATCTTGGAAAAAAGAATAAACTAACAAGTGTTAATTATAATGGTGGAGATACTGGTGGTGGTAATGCTACTGTCACATATAGCTATCAAACCTTTAATAAGCTTGTTGTAACTGGTAGCGGAACATTCGGCACTGGTACTGATCCTACGGCTATTAGTTTTGTAGATAATACTAACGATGCTATAGTGGGTGACTGATAATTATTTAAATTTGTAAGCAGACAAGGGATATTGAACAGGACTTAGGACAACTATGGATGAGCTATTTAGTATAGTAGGAAAATTATATGTAGACATGTATAATATGCAAAAACTGCTAGAGCGTTTACAGCAGCAGTTAAAGGACAAGGATTCTGAAATTCTAAAGTTAAAACAAACCAGGAACAAGGATGACTGATGCTGATCTGGAATTATTATTATATAGAGTGTTATCAGGAAAAATATTATTCACATATAAAAATGAGCAATATGAGCTAAAAAACTCGTCTGTTGATATTAAGTATGAAGCTCAAATATTATATGATAGTATTATTAATGATGAAAAATATAATGATTGGATTAGAGCAGAAGATTTAGACAATATGCTAATTAGTTTGGGTCTGTGGTCAAAGGACACAAACAAGATTATTAAAGATATAGAAAAAAAGATTGAAAGAAGCAAAGTGGATATGTTTTTATCAGCAGCATTATCAGATAAAGTAAAAAAAATTAAAAGATCATTAAGTGAATATAGAAATCAATTAAATAAAATTATGGACTATAAAAACGATCTATTTTCTCATAGTTTAGAAGGATATGCATCATCCATAAAAAATGAGTATATACTTTGTAATACATTATTTAAAAATAATATGAGAGTTTTTCCCAAACAAGTATCTAGTGACCAAGCATCATATATTTACTTTAATGATTTAGTAACAGAAGTTAATAAAAAAAACATAGCAATAGACTCATATAAAGAATTAGCACGAAGTTCCATGTGGAGATCATACTGGAACTGCAATAAAGAAAAAGTTTTTAATAAAGCAGTATGTGACTGGACAGATGATCAGCGTACAACAGTTAGCGTAACTAGAATGTATGATAATATTTATGATCATCCTGAGTGTCCGTCAGATAATGTTATTGAAGATGACGATATGTTAGACGGTTGGATGATTCATCAAAGAGAGAAAAATCAAAAAGCGAAAAAACAAGCCCAAATTGATGAGATGAATCCGAAATTAAAAAATGCCCAGGAAGTATTTTTAATACCACAAAGCAAGGAAGAAATTGAGGATATTATTGGATTAAATTCTCCGGACTCTTTAAGAAGAATGAAAGAGAAAATGAATTATGTTCAGCAAGTGGGCTCTGTTGATGACGGGAATTTACCCGACGTTAGAATGGATTTAATGAATCAAGCATCTCAAGCAAGAAAAAGATAGAAAGTAACACCATGACAAACGAACAAAAAATATTAGTAGATAATGTATATAAAAAATTTCAAACCACAATGATTGGCTCACTAGCAAGATTCGAAGCTATTTTTGGACATTTATGGGAAAATGATAGCAAAGAAGCTGAAGAATTTGAAGATATGTGGGAATATGCTAGAAATAGCATACTCAATAATGGAAATAAACAAGCACGATCAGCAATTGATGATCTTAGCAATTATTTTGGAAATAACGGAACAGTAAAACAAAAATATCAATTTAACTTTGATAAAAAGAAAGAAGGAGATAGATATGAAGACTAAGACTTTTAAAACAACAGTTGATGGTGCAGAAAAAGAGTTTCTTGTTAAAACACCGTCTTTAAATGATCAAAGAGAGGCTCAGAAAGTTTATAATCAAGCTTTTACTGATGCTATTAAAAGCAAAAGTGTTGTAAGGGCAAAACTAGACGATCTATTAGAAGATCAAGGATTATGGAATGATGAAAAACAGGCTAAGTTCACCACCTTGCAAAAAGAGTTGCTTGATGGCGAGAAGAGGCTTGCTAAGGGTGGATTTAGTTTAAACGAAGCCAAAGACCTTGCGATTAAAATGAAGGGCGTCAGAGATGAAATACGAGATCTTATCAGTGTTCGTACATCTCTAGACAACCATAGTGCTGAAGGTCAAGCTGATAATGCTAGATTTAACTATTTAGTTAGTGTTTGTGTGGTGTATAATGATAGCAAGCAACCGTATTTTAATAATATGGAAGACTATCTTAATAGATCAACTGATCAGGTTGGACTACTAGGAGCACAAAACTTGGCCAATATGCTGTATGGTTTGGATAATGACTACGAAAGTAATTTACCAGAAAACAAATTCTTAAAGAAGTTTAAATTTGTTGATGATAAGCTACGATTAGTAGACAAGAAGGGCAGACTAATTGATGCGGAAGGTAGGCTGATTGATGAGAGTGGAAGATTCATAGACGAAGAAGGTAATTTTGTTGACAAGTATGGCAACAGAGTAACTTCTGATGGAGATTATCTCGTTGATGCACAGCCTTTCCTAGATGAAAACGGAAACCCAGTTATCTTAGAAGAAGACAAAAAAGATGAACCAACAGCAAAAACAGAAACAGTCGAGCCAGAGACCCAACCAGCTCAGCCCGTCGTTTCTGAATCAAAAGAGGTTGCTCCAGCTTAGTTTTTATAACATAATTCTTCTTTTTAGTATTCCCAACCATGAGATTTTTCTTGTGGCTGGGAATATTTTTTTAGCTAAATAATTAATTAGGACAATCAAATTATGGCATTCAACTTAACTGCACAACTGAATTTACAAGGACCAACAAATGTAAAGCAAATTGCTGCACAAATTAAAAAAGATCTTGGTAACATTAATGCAAATATTACTTTTAAGCTTGATCCTGCTGTTACTAAAAATGTTGCGGCTTTGTCCTCGTCCCTAAAAGGCTTAAATGCAGCATTTGGTTCAACAACAACATCTGCTACTGCTGCCTCGGCAGCTATCAAAGCTTTTGGTAATAGTATAAATAGTGTCAAAATAAATAATGTTCCACAACAAATCAATGCGGCAGCTAATGCTGTTAATAAACTTAACAAAGCATCAGCCTCATCAGCAAAAGATCTTGGATCAGCATCAGCAGAGATGCAAGAGTTCGGTAAACAGGCTGGTCTTGCCATTAGAAGATTCGTAGCATTTAGTACTGTTACTAGTGTTATATACGGATTAACAAATAGTATTAGTCAGGGTGTTCAAGCATTTATTGATTATGATAAAGAGTTAGTTAAACTACAACAAGTTACTGGTGAATCGTCAACCGGTCTTGCCAAACTACAAGAACAAATTACAAATCTATCAACAACATTTGGTGTTAGTTCTAAAGATTTAACCTCTGTTGCTTCTACATTAGCACAGGCTGGTTTGAGTGCGAGAGAAACAGAAAAAGCATTAAGAGCTTTAGCTTTAAGTAGTTTAGCTCCATCATTTGATAATATGAATGAGACAGTAGAAGGAAGTATCGCATTAATGAGACAGTTTGGTATTAGTGCTGATGATTTAGAAGGAGCACTAGGTGCTGTAAATACTGTTGCTGCAAAATTCGCCGTTGAATCTTCTGACATTATTACTGCTGTTCAAAGAACGGGTAGCGTATTTGCAACTGCAAGTAAAGGAGTTAGTGAAGGTAAGGATGCTTTAAATGAATTTATAGCAGTGTTTACAAGTGTTCGTGCTACAACTCGTGAAAGTGCTGAAACTATTGCTACTGGTTTAAGAACTATTTTTACTCGTATTCAGAGAGGAAGCACAATTGATTCTCTCAAAGAGTTTGGAGTTAATCTAACTGATACCGAAGGTAAATTCGTAGGAGCATATAAAGCTGTTGAATTATTAAGTAAGGGGTTGAGTGGAATTGATCCAAGAACTGCTCAGTTCTCTAAGATAGTTGAAGAACTTGGTGGATTCCGACAAATAGGTAAAGTTATTCCGCTTATTCAGCAGTTCACAGTTGCTCAAGAAGCATTAAAGACCGCTCAAGCTGGCCAAGGATCGTTAGCGAAAGACGCCGCAACTGCACAACTTTCTTTAGCAAATCAGATTAGCAAAGTAAGACAAGAGTTTTTTGCTCTATTCAGAGAAATAGGACAATCAAAAGGTTTTCAGTCATTAATAAGAGGAGCTTTAAGTTTAGCTAGTGGACTAATTAAAGTGACAGATGCTGTTAAAGGAATATTACCCGCTCTTGCTGTTATAACAGCATTTAAGGGTGCCAAAGCTTTAACTCAATTTGCTAGTGGTTTTAGTACTGGAGTTAAAAGAGGACCAGATGGTAAAGCTAATGGTGGAGTAATTAGAAAATTTGCAAGAGGTGGAGTTGTTCCAGGAACTGGTAGTGGAGATACTGTTCCTGCAATGTTAGAGCCAGGAGAATTTGTGATACGAAAAAAGGCTGTTGAGACTATAGGATCAGATAATCTTCATAATATGAATAAGTATGGGGGCGGTGGAAGTATAAGGGCCGGATCAGCAAAAAAAAGACAAAGATTTGCTAATGCTGGCATGGTTACTCAAGGAGGTAAATTATATGATGATATAGATCCGCTACCTTTTGCAAAAAGCAATAAAGCCAATGCGGGTAAATTAAAAGCTAGTGATGGAGACAGTATTGCGGTTGAGGTTGATCCAACTCCAGAATTATTTAATAAAAAATATAAAAAACCTGATAATAAAACTCTATTATACCCTAAAGAGCAAGGTAGATTCAAAACATCTTCAAGGCTAGATGGTGTTGATGCATTTGAAATGAGATTATCTAAACAAGAAAGAGAAGTTTATGGGGCTTCTGGTGGACCAGCCTCTGCTAGCAATAGAGAGAAGGCAAGAGCTGCTAAGCAAATAACTATTGACTTTATTACAGATTTAGGAGCAGAAAATGTATCGCAAGCATTTAAAGATACAAATCAGGTTGATGTTTATGGAAGACCCCTTCTTAAATTACAATCATTAAATGATACACTAATTAAAGCAGCAGTAGCCAAGGAGCACGGAACTGGACCAGGACAAGATATTATACAATCTGATAAATTAGCTAACAGATTAAAAATAATGCAAAATAATGAAGGATTTGGGAATGTGAAAACATCATCTTGGGATAGAGTCATTAGAGATGATTATATGTTTAATTATCTTCCAGAAGGTGATCCAGATAGAATTATTAATAACAAAATACAACGACGAACAAGAAAAATACCTACACTGGATGACAATGGTTTTGTAAAGAAGATGAAAGAAACCAAAGGATTGGCCAGGTTCATGGTCGGAGGAAAAGCAAAAGAAACCCGATCATTTGGAAGTGGAACTTTTCCATTTCCCAAAAGAATTAGTAATGCCTATTTCAAAGAAATAGACGCCAAGCTAAATAAAGAACAAGTTGATAAAGCTTTTAGTGGAGGATCCTTCTTGGAATATCCAGAAGACTTTAGATTCAAAGTGGATCAAGCAAAAGCAACCGAAGCTTTTGACTCAATGCCATTCGATAGAAAGCAGTTTGCAGATTCTTTCAAGAGTAAATTAGCTAATAGCGCTATTTATAGAAGAATGAGCGACTTTGCTAAATTCATAGGACTGCCTAGAGAAGATTTATCATTAGCTCTACCAAATCATATTGATTTTACTGATTTAGGATTAAGAGGTCTTGGCCAATTCGATAGAACTGGCACCGGCACCAAAAGAACATCTGGCTATGACCTATCTAGTTCTGGATATACAGAGGCCAATGACCAGGATCTTTATGGATATGAAAAATTAGTAGCAGAAAAACAAAAAGAATTGAAGAAAATAATAAAAACACAAGTAAAAACTTTTGATGACGGATCTTTTTCATATGATGAAGCATTAGCTAAACAAACTTGGGATGAGATTAATGATCTTCAAATGAAGATATCTAATACTAAAAAATTAAAAAACCAAGCAGAATTAACTGCCATGGATCAGATGCAAACCACAGCTAAAGCTACTGGCCGTGGCGCGATCACCATGAGCACCGGAAGACTTTCTGGTAGAAAAAATGATACTTTTTATCACGAAATGACCCACCAATTATTTCAAGGATTACGAACACGATCATCAGAGAGTTTTGATAAATATAAATCAAGAGTTGTTTCTTTATTTGGTGGAGACAATAATGATTTAGCGGATGCATTTGATTCTTTAGAGTCTAGCTATAACAGTTCGGATGTTGTATATGGACGTTCATACAAAGTTGGAACATTAGATCAAATTATACAACAAAATCGATCTATTAGCAGGGGAGACAAGCCTGCTAAAACTCCCGAAGCAGCCACCGCCGCATCCTCTCTTTGGGCAAAATCTCTTGGTATTAAAAAGGCTAAAGATTTTAAACCATTAAATCCAGAAGTTAATCAGGCATTATTAGATAATAGTATTTCTCAATCTTATATTGATAGAATAGAAGATAGTGGGAAAGAAGAATTTTTAACAACACTAGTTCAGAACTATCCTAGACTTGATAGTAATCTTCAAGGAGCTTTAGATTCTACACTAACTGATCTATTGGGTAGTGCTGGTATTCAGAGACAAACTTATGCTGCTGGTGGAAAAGTAGAAAGAAAAATTGGAATTATTGATACTGATGTTCTTAGAGATCCAGCAAATGCTAGTATTGTTGATAAAGCAATGGAAAAACTAGGAATAACCGATGTTAGTGACTATACAACAAAACTAGGAGAACTATCTGCTAAAGCAAGAAAAACTGGTTCTTTGTCAAGACTAACAGCAATCGCTGGTGCTGCTGGTAGTGGAAAAAGTAGTTTGGCTACAGGATTTAGCGCCAATGATGATGCTTCTTTAAGAAAAACAATTCGCTCCCAAATATTAACTCCTGAAGATATTGATAAAGTTAATGAAGTTATTGCTATAACATCAACTGCTAGTGAATCCAAACTTGATGCTTATTTAAGAGATGTTGATAGAGCATATATATTAAGTTCTAATACTCAATCAGAACAAGAAAAATTACGAGCAAATAGAGAACAAAGAGACGCTACTGGACAAGGGCTATATGGTCGTAAACCAGGAACCACAAGAGGAGCTGATACTGATTTTGGTTTGGAAGAAACAATATTACGAGATGAGCTTGGAAAAAAGGCAACAGTATTAGGAAGAAAATCAGATGGTTTTGGCTTACGGCGTAAAAAAGAGAATGAATTACCAGAAATAGTTCAGGCTGGTGGATTTTATATGGGCGGTTTTGCCCCACCAACAAGAGGTCATAGAGGAGCGTTAGATACTTTATTAGAAAATATGTTAGCAAAGAACCCAAGCTCTTCTTTAGAAGATATTCTTGTTAGTGTTGCTCCTGATCTTCCAATGATTGTTGGTAAAGAAGGCATAGATCATGCTGCGCGATATGGTATTTTTCCAGCAGATATAAGGACCTTATTCAGCAAAATGAATTTTGGAAATGCTATGATTAGCACCCAAGGTCAGCCTGCCGGTAGTTTACCAAAATTTATGGAAGTTATTGGCGATGGAGATAGAAGAAAATTTGCTAGATTAAAAGGAGCTATGGCAATAACCTCTGGTAAAGACGATAAAGTGTTAGGTAAATACCAAAGAGCAGGAATAGATGTTAAAGATATTCCTAGAATAGAAGACATTAGTGCTACTGCAGTTAGAGACGCATTATTTCATGGTGATGATAAATCGCTGGCTAATTTAATGAATCCTGATATAGCATCAATATTAATGGGCAATAGATCACAATTGCGTAATCGTAGCACTATGGTTCCTATGCTAATAGAAGAAATACAAAAATTTGTTGATCAAGAAAAAATACGATCCAATGATGAGGTTTCACAAATATTATCAAATGCTCCTGGTGGTCCTTATGGTAATGTTAGTGCTGATTTAAAGAAAAATTATCCAGAAATAGCTGATCAAGTTAAGCAGATAAGGGACAAAAGAGACCGAGTATCTAAAGGAGCATTTGGCTATAGAGCATTTAATATAATAAGCGCCCTATCTGCAAAATATCCAGAAATTTATGGACTAGACCCATCAAGAAAATCCGCCGTATCGACACAACCATCAGACATAACAAAAGAAGCCATAGCAGCACAACTATCAGAACAGATGTCCGGTGAATTTGGCGGAGTTCCAACAGCAATGCCTTCTGGACTAGAAGAGGCTATACTAAAAAATGTAGAAAAGGCCACTCAGGTCAAGAAGTCTTCTGGGATATTACCAGCACAAGGAACAGAGATATTAAAAAGATTTGGAACAGACAGATTACCAAATGACGCAAGTTTTGGTCCATTCTCAGGAAAAACAGTAAGAGATACCGCTGAAGGAGGAAAATTAAAATACTGGAATTCTGCATTTAGACCAGAAACAAAAGCAGATAAACTGGCCTACTATATTGCAACAAGAGATTACTTAATAGATAAATTTAAACAATCACAAGGAACTCAAAAGGCTACAACTTTAGCAGAAACAACTAATGCTGTATTATCATCCAAACAATTAGGATTAGTAGGCTTAAATCCATTGGGATATACTGGATTACTAGGGCCAGAAACTTGGAATCTTGGAGTTGATTCGTCTGGACAAGAAAGATCAATAGATGCTTCAATAGTTCAGAGAGGATTACCAAATCAATATCAAAATGTAATTGATTATCTTAGTGGTCAAACAGAAGAAATTGTAGGAGGAGCTTCAAAACTTCTTGGCATAGAACCAAAGAAATTAAGTAAAAAACAAAGAGAAACATTAGGTCAAGGTAATATTGAAGGAGCTTTACTAGAACAAATTTTTGGATCAGCAGACGCTACAATATTAGATGATGCTTTAAGAACTCGTCCGATTGACTTCCCAATGGGAATCGGACCTAAAGCAGCAAAAATATTTGGTATCGATCCTGATATTCCAACAGAAGTTAAAAGAACAATAGATAGTAATAGTAGAGGCAAGGCTGTTGAAGAATTCCAAAAACATTTTAGACAACAATATGGAATTCCAGAACCCGTCAAAGAAGACATACAAATGCTTTCTGACGGTGGCTGGGTAAGAGGATCATATTCTCCACCCGATATTGCCGCACGAGCAAAGACTTTGGGCATGAGCCAAGAAGAACTCACAGCAAAATTAGAAGAACGATTAGATAATAGATATAAAGACTATGCTATTCCAGACTGGGAGATAAACAAAAGATTTGGACTAATACCATCTAAAAAAACATCACCAGAACAAGAAAGATATGAACTTGCCCAGGCTAATAAACAAAAAAGAATACAAGAGGCTATGGAAAAACAAGGTCGCAAGCCAAAAGAGTTTGAGACCAAAACTAATGATGAAAAAATGTGGAGAAAAAATAGAGGATATGCTACTGGAGGAAAAGTTAAACTATATCACGGAAGCAATACTGGAGTTGATGATAGCGTTCTAAAAAGCTTTAAAGAAAAGGGCGCTCTTTCTAATATTGCTAAAGGATATGGTCAAGGAGAAGGATTCTACTTATATACAGAAAAGAATAAAGCAGAACAACAAGCTAAGATGAGAGTTAATGGAGGAAGCAACTTCACTGTTGCTCAAGGAGATAGATCAGGAAAGCCAATGGTATTAAGTTTTGATGAAACTTTAGATCCAAAAACTTATGATTTAGATTATGAATTACAAAAAGGACTAGTGGTACAATGGATGCATGATAATTACGATACTCTTAAAGATAAATATGCTCCTACTGAAAATCAAACAGGATTAAAAGGTAAGTTCGATAAAAATCCAGATGCTGGGATGATGTCGGTTGGAGTACGTGTTCAAGAAGGATCTCAAACATTAAAATCCGAAGATGGAACAGAGTTTACCTTGCCTGGAGGATCAAGAAAATCTATTTATGCCGGAAGTGAAGGAGATGTAAGAGAAGGGGCTTTATTGGGTCAACTTATGTCCAGAATACAATCTGGAGATCCCGAATTAATAAATTCATTTGAATCCAAACTTTTTGAAAAACCACTAGGATTAGCATTAAAATATGTTGGATCATCTCCCTTGAAGCCAACCAATATCGAGACCTTTGCTCAAGGAGGACAAGCAGGAATATCATCAAAGGACACTGTTCCTGCATTATTAACTCCTGGTGAATTTGTTGTTAATAAGAAAGCAGCAGAAAAAATAGGATATGGCAAGTTAGAGACATTAAATAAAGCGGATAAATTACAGGGTTATAATAAGGGAGGAGTAGTTGGTGGAGGAGTAATTCAAAGATTTGCTACTGGAGGTAGTGTTTTTAGTATCGAAGAAATAATGAAAGCATTAAAAGGTTTTGCTGAACCAGCAGTTCAAAAATTAAAAACCAGACCAGAAACTATTGATAGTAAAAGTATAGAAGCTTCATCAGAACTAGTTAATAATATTAAACTATTAACAAAAGGGTTTGAAGAAGCTGGTTATAGTATGATAAGCTTTAAGAAAGTTCTTGAGCAAGTTGGGGCAGGAGCTGACATATCTTATAAAGATATTGAAAAGGCAATGACTAAGGATGTTGAAAGACTCAAGATTACTGGAGCATCAATAGACACTATAATAGCAGCAGAAAAAGCATTAAAGAATGTTAGAGATCAAGCTAAAACAGCAGTAGTAAAACGACAATTTTTAGAAGCAGGATTAAAAGAATCAAAAAAGGGTAAAGTTCTTGGTTCTGGTGGTGCCCAGCAAGCCATTTTAACAGAAGCCGACAGGATAGAAAAAAGTATTAAAGCACAAAGGGAGAAGCAATTAACACAAAGTCTTAGCGGTGGACCAGGAGGATACGGACCATCATTTGGTAATGCTAGTCAAATTAAAGAAGAAGTTAAACGCAGATTAGATGAACAGGCCAAAGAAATAAAAGAAATGTCTTTTAGTAGTGCTACTCAAAAAGTTACAGGAATTAAAAAATCAGAATTATCGGATATGGGTATTGGTGGATCTGATATTCAAAGCTATATTTCTCAGTCAATGACTGATCGTAAAACATTGGCCCAGATGGATAAGCAGCTTATTGCAATGAGATTAGAAGAGTATAAGAATGCTGGAACTGTTAGAGGTGTCTCAGTCAAATCAGCATCAGAAGCACTCTCTCTTGCTAAGGAAGAAGTTGGTAAAAGAAGAGAAATGATTAATGAAATGGCCAAAGAGCAGGGCGAAAAAGGAGTTGGCGCTGGTGGGTTGACTGATTGGAGAAATAGTCCTATTAAAAAAGCTGTTCAAGAAAGATACTTCTCAGGAACAGCGTCTCAAGGAATTGGAACAGCTTTGGGAGACGTTGGTATGGTGGCAGGATTAGTTGGTGGACAAGGGAAAAATATTGCAAATCTAATGTATGATACTTCCACAGACGAAGGAAAGATTGCTGCTGCTGGTAAGGGTGCCGCTATTGAACAGGCCGGATCAACACTAGCAACTGGTTTAACTACTGCTTCTCAATTAATGGCTATAAATCCTCTATTAGGCGGATTAGCGGCTTTAGGAACAGTAGTTTATGCTACTACTGATTATTTTACTGATTTTACTGGAGCACAAAAAACTGCTGCTCTAGAAATGGAAAAGAATTTACGATTTGAAGAAGTGGCCGCTTCTGAAAAAGATTTAGCTAAGGCTTTCAAGGATTTTGAGAAAGATATTGGTAATATAGATCTACAAAAGGCTTTAGATAAGGCTCTTGTTAGATCATCAGAATCATCTCTAAAAGCTGTTTCTGCTGAGACTAAGGTTGCACAAAATGAAAAGGGTAAAACCAGAACATGGACAGAGTTTCTATCCGGAGCAGAAAAGCCGAAGATGGATACTCAAGATTTTAATGAATTAGATAGCAAGATAGCTGAAAGAAATGCTGATAGTGGAGACAAGGCATTTGCTTTAATATCACAAAAAATTAATACTGGAGCTAGTGTAGAATCTATACAAGCAGATAAAGAATTAATTGGTGCTAGAAGAGCATTAGTATTAGCAGATGAAGATGCTCTTAAAACGGTTAGAGCAAGAATTATGGAAGAAGGTGGGTATGAGAAGGTTTCTAAAGAAAAACAAGATGCAATATTAGATGAAGTTGCTAATCAAAAAATACTGACAAATGTTCAGGTTCAATCTGCAATAAAAACAAAACAAATGTCTGATGCTTTAGAGGCTGCAGACAAAGCTGGCAGAAAACTAGCAGCTAGTTTTGAAAAATTATCAAGTATTATTAGTGAATCTGTTAATAGAATTAAATTCGAATCTGATGTTAGAAAATCATCAGCCGAAGAAAGTAGATCAGCATTAAGAGGAGAATCACAAGATCGTGGACCCAAGCTAAGAGAATTAAATGTTCTTGAAAATCCAAATGCCTATTCTGAAAAAGATTTTAATCAAGCCTTACAGTCTGCAACAGCAGGAGTTGATGAAAAAACTAGGAACCAGTTAATAGGCGGAGCACAACTACAACAACAATTACCAAATGCTATAACAAAAAGTATAGCAGAAAAATTAAATACTAATGCAAATTTGAACGTTGATCAAGCCAAAACAGAGGCTATTAAAACTACTAATGAACAAATAGATAAAACAAACTTATCAGACGAACAAAAGACAAGTCTTAAAAAACAAGCAGAAACAAGAATAAATAATTTAGCAGAAGAATCTAAGAAAAAAAATGATACGCCTCAAGCAGAATTAGACGCTTTTAGAGAAGGATTAGGAGAGGCTGATAATATTCTTGGGGCCTTTGGAGTTAAAACGCTTGAAGCAGTAAAAGCATTATCATCGTTTAAGCAAGGGGCATTAGCCGATTTCTCCGAAGGTCTTAGAGATGCTAGTAAAGCAGCAAAAGATTCTCAGAATTATTTTAAGAAATCTAGAGATATTAGCACCCAAGGGAATAGAAATCTTAGAGAGGTTATGACCGGAGTTGGCGAAACTTATGGTGAGAAACAAGCAAGAGTTATGGGTGATGTGGCCGGATTAGCCGGTGGACAAACCTCTGTTGGTGGAATTAAAAATAGAATTGTTGACTTACAAGCACAAAGAACAGCAGTAGAAGAAAAAAGACAGGGCATGAGCGATCCTGATGAACTTAAAAAATCTGCTATACAACTAAGATCATTAGACGATCAATTAAGAGATACAAGAGAAGCTTTAGACACATTAGCAAGTAGCACAGAATTAGTAGAAAAAGCATTTGATGATTTAAAGAATGTTAGAGATCTTCAGAAGAATAGAGAAAGTTTTGTTAATACATTACTAACAAATACTCCAGAAGAAGCCGACAAACTTAATAAAACATTTATAAGACTTCAAAGAAATCTTTCTGGAGGATTAAATGGTGCTAGTAATCAAAGAGATGCTCGTAAGGCATTTAATCAAACATTAAGAGAAACAGGAAGCGTAAGAGAAGCTACTAAGGCTGGCAACACAGTATTAGCCAATCAAAGAAAAGAAACACTGGCCCTATCACAAGATCCTGGAGTAAAAGCGGCTCAAGAGCTAAATATTAGAAATCAATATGCTCAGGGTAAAGGAAAGCCTGGGGTAAGTGCTGACCAAGCTGTTGCTGATTATTTTAAACAACAACAACTACAATTAACAAAGAGTATGGCTATCGAGAGTGGAATGATGAATAATCCTCTTGTTCAGCAATCAATAGCTGCTATGGAAAATCCTAAAGCTGATCCCGCAATGCAAGAAGCTGCTGGTAAGTATTTACAGTCTGTTGGATTGCAGGCTGACGCTACTAAGGCACAAGGAGAGTTGGCTTTATTAGAATCTCAGCAGGCTCTAGTATCAGCAAATGCCAACCTTAAGGTTAGTATAGATGATCTTAGAACAACTGTTGAAGCAAGCATGGCTAATAATGATATGAATGAGGGTAGAATTAATGCTCCTGGCGGAGCTAAAGTTCCATTAAATATCGGAGTTGCCGCCCCAGTTGCTCCTCCGAAGGCTCGCGGAGGATTAATTTATGCTAGTGAAGGTCAATTAGTAAATTTCCAACCACAAGGAACTGATACTGTTCCTGCTATGTTAACTCCGGGCGAGTTTGTGATTAATGCAAGATCAACCTCAGAACACTTACCACTATTGAAGGCTATTAATAGTGGAAATTATAGTAAGGGCGGAGTGGTTTATTTAGCAGATGGTGGCGAAGTACAAAAAAGAAAAGAAGAAAGAATAGATGCTCAAAAAGAATCATGGATGATGTCAGAGGCAACTGGAAGAAGACCTGATGAGGTAGTTTCTAGAACATCATCTAGTTGGGCACAATCTCAGGTAGGTGATGGTAGATGGATGGGTATGACAGAGGATGAAAGACAATCAGAAGCCAAAAAATATGAACCAGAATTTCAAAATAGATGGGATAATTATAATAATAGAAAGGCTGATGCACAACTCAGAAGTGCTAATAATTCAGGATATGACAGCATAAAGGAAGATCCTAACTCTGGTATTGTTGGAGTTAATTTTTATAATGAAGAAAAGAAAAGATCTAAAGAAAGATTTGAAAAAGCCAGTGCTGCTGAAACTGAAGCATCAAATAATCAAATGGCTCAAAGCCCTATGGAACAACCAGTTCCAGTAGCAGTTCCTCTACCGATTATGACAAAAATACCTTGGGGCAGAGGAGCGGCAATAAATGTTGGACCAACACAAGAAACTATCAATGAGAGAAAAAGAATTAAATCTGAAGAGTCACGAAGACGATCATTATGGCTTAAAGGAAGCAAAGGAAGAAGTTCAGAAGAAGAAACAGAATATGCTGCTTTGCGTACAAAACAGGGCTATTCAGAAGCCGTAATTGATGGATTAAGTGAATCTGAAATAACCAGGAAAATGGCTTTAAATAATATTCCGCCATCAAAAAGAACTCCTGACCAACAAAATCGATTAGATACTATAAACTATAAAAGAACATTATCTCAAAAACTTGATAATATTCAATCCAGAGATGTTGAAGACAATCTTGCAGCATCAAAAAGAGTAAAGAGAGACAGATACAATAGACTTAATCCTCTTATCAATCCCGAATCTGAAACTTCTGAATCGCCTGCCCTTCAGCGACCCAACGCAGTAAATCCTAGCGGTCTTGATTCAGCAACGGCCTCCAGAATAAATGAAGCCTACTCAAGACCAAGCAATGAGCAACAGGCTGCCCAACAAAATGCCGCAATCGAATCGGGAATTAGACAGCAGTATACTACTGCAAGACCTGATATAACTGATCCTGCGGTCTCTTCGGGCGTTCGACAAGGATTAGCATCTCAGACTAATGCTCCTGTTAATCTGAGAACACCAGAAATTAAGAATAAGGATGAAAGATTAGGTGTTAATATTGGTCCAATGGTTCCAAGTCCTAGAGTATCATTGCCTGGAGATTATGTTGCTGGAAGCTATCGTGCATATGGAATTGATCCTAATCCAAGGTTTGAGTCTCAAAAAACAACTAGAGATAGAGAAAGTTCACGCAGAGATTCTTTCGGTTTTCCTCTTGGATCACCATCGAATACACTAGCTACTGAGGCAATGATAAAGTATCCAAATCAGCTGTCTAATAGTCAAATAGCTTATCAACATGCTGGTGCTACAGATCCATTGGAATATAGTAATGATCCAAAATTACGAGCAGAAGCAGAAACACAAAATGTTTATAGAACAACTGCTAGTCCAGGATTATCTTCTTCAATTCAAACGGCCACAACTTCAAGTGATACCAAGAAAAAGAGAGAAGCAGACAGTGCTATTACTAGTACAAAAATAGGAATAGAAAAAAGAGCACAAATAGCAGCTCAAGAACAAACATTTGATGTTGAATTTAATCAGCTATTAGAATCAGGAGCATGGAGAGATGATGAAGGAAATAGAGAAGCTTATAAGAAACAAAGAAGACAGCAAGTAATTAATGAGAGAAATCGATCTAAAATAGATGAACAAACAGGCAAAATAGACAATAAATTTAATCAATTGCTTAGTGAAGGAAAAGTTAAAGAAGATCAAAGAGAACAGTACAGGACTGAACAAAGAAAATATATGCCAAAACCGTATATGGAAAAACTTGAAAATTATGTTGTTCCAACAACCGAACAATTATTACAGGATCAAGCTAATAGTGAAGCAATAGCGCAATTTGAGGGGGCTCAACAGGTTACTGCATCAGAAAAGGTTAGAGCACAACAACAAAAAGCTGAAGAAGATAGACAAGCATCATTATATATAAATAGTAGCAATCCTGCTACGGCAGCAGTAGGATATGTTGGAGGAGTAACTCAGGGTATTGGAGACGCCCTTTATGGGGCGGCAAATATAACTGCCGGAGCAGTTGCAACAGTTGTATCTCCTATTGTTGGAGGTATTGGGTATGCTATGTCTGGAGATGATACAGCTGTTAAAATTGGAGATGAAAATAATTTAAGAAACAGAACAGCCGAAAATATGTATGATGAGGCTAGAGCTAATGGCAGACCAATGCCATCTCCTCAAGAGATAGCGGCTGCTCAAGATGTTGCCATTATAAGAGCAAGAACATTTACTGCAAACAGCAACAGACTAAATAACCAACAGGGGGCTTATTCTGCAGCAACTTCTGCGGCTGCCGATGTTGGACTAAGAGCTATGGGTGCTGGAGCAACTAGTTTTGTTGAAGCTGGACAAGCTGTTGCTGGTATGGGGCCAATACAAAATGGAACAGAAACTGCTCTACAAAGAAATGATGCTAGAAATGTAGAGTTGGCTGGTGGAATGGATAGTTATTTAGGTTTTACCACAGCAGGCTTCCAAACTGCTGGATATGCAGCCTCTCAAGGCGTAGGAGCAGTAATCAATGCAGAAGGAGCAGTATTTAATGCTGCCGGTAGAATGGCAGGGGCTGCTGGAAGAGTCGCTAGTAGAATACCTGGTGTTTCTGGTGTTGGTAGGGCTGCTAGTAGAATACCTGGTGCTGCTAGTGTTGGTAGGGCTGCTGGAACAGTAGACAGAGCTATTACGGGGGTTGCTAGAGGAGCAGGAAGATTGGGAGGTAGAATTCCAGGTGCTCGCGGAGCTGGAAGAGTAGTTAATAATTTTGTTGAGGGTGTTCAAGACGTTGCTACTCAAATGGGTGATGTTATAGGAGTTAGAGGTATAACTCCAAATTATTCAAGACCAAATCTTAATAGATCAAATGTTACTTCTCCTTTTAAGGATATGGCACCAGCAAAGCCTGTAACATTCGCAGAGTCTGCCCCTACAAAGATAAGAAGCATAGACGATATTAATCCATTAGAATATGATGGTAATTATGGTAGACTAGCAGCAAAAGCCAAAGCTGTAAGAAGCAGAGCATTGGATGAAAAATTATCAAATATTGATTTGACTATGCCAACATCAGGGTCTCCAGTCAAACCCAAAATAACAGCAGCAGAATATACTAGACTTGCTGAAGAAGCAAAGGCCGCTAAAAGAGCTAGTAAGCCCAGAGTTACCGCTGAAGAATTTATGGCCAGAACAAAACCAGATGTAGCAGTACTACCGACCAAACGACCACTACCAGAAGTTATAAATGTTACTGATCCAGTAAATATAAGACAAGTTCAAGAGAATCTAGCTAATGATCTGGCTGATTATGTTACTCCAGCAAGAAGGGATAAGTTCTTATCAGAATTTATCGATAAGTCTACTCCACAATCAGTATCTGTTGATCCTACGGCACTAGCTGAGGCTCAAAAGAAAGTTGCTAAGAATATAGGTCCAGTAAAAAATCCTGAGGCTATGGTTACTTCAGGTAACAAAATGGTATTTAGGGATCCTAATGCCAAAACATCAGTAGTTCAGCATGAATTGGCTCATTCTTTCCAAACTAAAACTGCCGGAATGAAGATTGATCCTTTTGGAGGCAAAAAGCTAAAATCTTCAGGATTAATGAAACAAATCGAGTCATTTGTTGATGATCCAAAGGGATTAGCTGCTATAACAGGAGGTAAAGGATATTCTGCAAGCCAAATCAAAAAAGCTCCATATGAGCTATTAAGCACCTTGATGCAGCACATGAGCAAAGTAAAGGGGAATAAGAGAGCAGAAAGTATTCTAAAACAATTAATGAAATTCCATGGATATAGCAAGGGAGGACTAGTAAGTTATTTTGCCGATGGAGGCTCTGTAAATGCTATCGTTAAAACGGCTACTACGACAGCTAAAAATGTAAGTGATATTGGCAAAGCAGCATATGAAGGCAATGTTACTCTAGATACAGCATCATCAGCATTAGGATTGGCTCAAACTTTTGCTACTAATGCTCCTATGAAAGGGGTTGCAGGAGTTGGTAGAGGCATGGCCGATATTGTAACTGGTACTCAAACATTACTATCTAATGAAAAATCATCACTAGATAAAACTCAGGCCATTGGAGATATTTCTAAAGCGTCATTAGATACAGCAGCAAATGCAGCACCAATGATCTCATCATCTTTGTCTTCAGCAGGAAGAGTCTCTGGTCAAATAGCCGGTAAAATGGCTCCAGTGTTAGCAATAGCAGGAGGAGCAATGGCAGGACTACAAGATGAAAAAGCTATACAACAAGGAATTAGCGCTCCAACAAGGGCTGTATTCGGAGCAATATCTGGCTCAGCATCTTCTGGAGGTTCAATAATAGGTAAATTAGCTAATCAAGAAATATCAAACAATACAGATGAAAGATTAGCACAAATGGAATCGGCTGCTAGGGGAGCCGCAATTGGAGCATCTGCTGGAAGTGTTGTTCCAGTGGTTGGTCCTGCTGCTGGTGCTGTTGTTGGAGGAAGCATCGGTTTTGGTTCTGAAAGTCTAAAGGTTGGAACTGAAGCAGGATCAATAGATATTGCTAATAGAGAACAATCACAAAGATTCAAACAGAGAGCAAATGATTTAGCGGAGCAAGGACGTATTCCATTACACTATACTCAGTCACCAGAATATAAAAAAGCACAACAACAAAGTAGTGATCCGGCAAGATATGATGCTGCTACTTACAATTCTGGAGGTTTAGTATATGCTAATAATGGAGCATTAGTTCCATCATTATCTCAGGGAACAGATACTGTACCAGCCATGCTAACTCCTGGAGAGTTTGTTGTTAACAGAGAATCTAGTCAGCAACATATGCCTCTTCTTAATGCTATAAATAGTGGCCATTTCAATAGAGGTGGAATTGTTAACTATTTGGCCAATGGTGGAATAGTTGCACCCAAATATTATGCCAATGCTGGACCAGTTACTGGAGGCAGTGGTGGTAGTAGTGGTGTATCTAATGATATATCATCTAGTATTAGCACTGCAGTAGGACAGGCTATGAACGAAGCAGTTGGCCAACTAAGCACCGCACTCCAATCAGGAATGGAATCATATAGTCAAATGATGCAAAGTAGTACTGAAACATTAAATAATTTCGGCCAAACATTTGCTAATGCAACCCAATCTTTTGGTAATTCAACAGCTGGGTTTGCACAATCTGCTGATAATTTGCCAAATACTTTAAATATACATGGCGAAGTTAAGAACGTCGTTGATTTTCTAGGATTCGGAAAAGAAGGAGATAGAATAGTAAGTAGTGCAGCACAAGCAGGAGAATTATCTGGTCGCCATGCTAGTCAAAATACTTTTGCAAGCTATGATAGAAAAGTTACTGAAGGCGCCTTTAATTCATCCGCTAACAACAAACCAATGGGTAAAGCTTAATCATGACACCTAATAAATCAATTAGAGTATTTGATAATATTGGATTTAATTTCGTTATAGAAAATGACGTTATTAAGCCAGTATCTGCTATAAAAACATATAATATTCTTAATACCAATCATGTAGGATATTTAATTCCTTACATAGCCAGAAACTTAAATAGTCGCTTATTTGAAACTGGTGTTGGGGAAATAGTATTTGATAATAGTGGTAATATTGTTGTTAAAAGAATTGAGACTATTTCATCATCTAATAATAACAATACAGTAGATTTTCCATCTTCTGGTAATGACTTTTATGTATTTGCTAATCAAAGTTCTTTTGATAAAGGATTAAACAACACAATCGTTATTGATAAAGACTTATGTTTAGATCCTATAAGCGCCTTGTATCTTGTAGACTGCTCTTCAAAATCTATTAGTATTAATCTTCCATCATTAGACCAGTCAAACAATATTATTATTGAATTAAAACTAATAGAATCATCAAACTCATTATTTGTAAACGATAAGGATGGTTCGCTAGTATGCACACTAGATTCGTTTAATAATTATGCAAGATTGGCGTCAACAGGGAAAGATTGGGTAGTACTAAATAATAAGCCGCCAGAAAGAATGGGCGTACAGTCATTAAATAATGATTCTGATACTTTTTCTATAATGAGTGCAGACATCAATAATGCAGAAATGTATTGGGACTCAGGGTCTCAAAGAGTATTTATCGGAGCAAATTCAGCATCATCCGCAGATACTATCATACCGACCAGTGGCACATATCCATTTATTGTTAATAATAATAGTAATGGTAGTGATTTTATAGTTTATGGAAGTGGATCATTAAATAAAAATTTATTTTTTTCTTATGACGGAAGAGTAGGAATCAACATTCCATCAGGCTCACGACCATCAACAGTATTTCATATTGTTAATACAGTTTGTCAAGAAGGCTTAAGACTAGAAAATAGAACATCCTGTTATCCAGCAAATATAACACTTTATCATAAACCATCCACAGACATAGCTAGTGGAAGCGTAGTTTCCCAGATCAACCTTTCTGCTAAAAACTCCACAGGCAATCAAACAAATTATGCCCAGATAGAATCACGAGCAGTCAATACAACAGTTTATGGAGAAAAGGGCTCATTAGATATCACAGTAGTTTCTGGTGTCACAGGAATAAAAACCATACAAACCACAGTAGATTCTACATATGTTGGATATAGTGGAAATAGATTACAGATTAATAATAATGGTAATTTGTCATTAACTAATGGAAGCAGTCAAATAACCGTTAGTCCACAATCGTCCATAACATTCTCATCCTCCTCAGTATACGCCACAGGAACCTCATACTTAACAAGTATATCTGCACAAAATATTGATGCATCTAATATAACTATTAGCAATTTAGGGTCTAGTGGATTATTGATGGTTTCTGGTGGCAAAATAATTAATAGTCCACTCAGTATTGACTCAGCAGGATCATTAAGAATTCCTGTTCCAGCAAATAAATTATTGAGCACAACAGCAAACGGAGCAATTACTGGAATATATACTCTAGATGACTATTTCTTAACTGAGAGAGACATAGTTTGGACGAAATATTCTCCACGAACAGCAACAGCTTGTTTAAGACAAATTACTTTCACAGATAGCATTCCTTCTGATGAGTTTGCTCCTGGAGACCAAATAGTAATATCATACAATGGATCCAATTTATATAGAAAAATTATTAGTTTAGAGCTAAATGGCAATGCTATTGTTGGACTTTTAGTTGATGAAAGCATCGTACAAAATACAACATCGAATATTAATATTTACTCCATAACTAAGGGTGGATATTTAACAATGACTAAGAGTGTTGATGATGGAATAATTTCAAATTCTTCTTCTAATACTTTAAGCATTAGACCATTAGTAGATACAACATTTAATGCTGGCCAAAAAGATATTAATTTCTCAGTATATGGACTTGGTGATGATCCAGCATTATTTATTAAAGCAAATACAGGAAGAATATTAATACCTTCTGGAATCTATTCGGGTTTTGCCACGGGTCGTTCGGATATGTTTTCTACAATAATTAATATTACAGGAGTAGGATTATCAAACCAGTATTCATCTGCAAATTACGCATATGATAATAGTAGAAATATTTTTTCTGGATTATTGTCTAGTGTGGGCACTAATGGATTGCCGTCTTACTATGGAACATACGATCAGAACGGTAATGCTGCTGAATGGATAGAAAAACAAGACGCAATAGAATCTAGAGATAGTATAGAATTTATTGCGGGAGGAGCTTATTCTACAGCAAATGACAGCATAATAGGATCTAATGTTTTAAAAAGTATTGAGTCCTTAATTAGAGCATCAGGATATAATTATGTTGGGTTTAGAATTGCTAGTCTACAAGGTATAACAGACCAGACTTATATCTCTAGTACAAATGGTCTTAATATGTCTTTTGTTGGAGTTAATAATCCTAAAAATATAGAAGATTTAAATCCTATTTATATTAAAAACCCAGCAGGATCTCCAACAGTTTATTCTCAACAAGTTATTAATAATCTTGGTGTTGTAAATAATATTTATCGTATTGGTAAATACGAAGTAACAAATACACAATACTGTGCATTTTTAAATGCAGTAGCAAAAATTAATGATCGTGAACTATATGACATTAGAATGAGTAGTAATGCTCAAGGAGGAATTACTCGTATTAGTAATGCTGGATATGAGTATAGTACAAAGTCAAATATGGGTGATAAACCAGTAGTTTTTGTTAGCTACTTGAGTGCCATTAAATTCATTAATTGGCTACATAATGGAGCAAGTATTACGCTAAGTGAGTCTGATATTGATTATAATTTAAGTGTCGGAGCATATACAATATATAGTATAGGAAGTAATTCTTATAATGTTGTTAAGTCATCGTATAGAAAGTATTGGTTGCCCAATCTTAATGAATGGCATAAGGCAGCCTACTATCGTCCTGTTAATTCTAACGATTTTACAGGAACATCTACCGTAAGTATTAAGCGTAGTGAGCCAGAAGTTATAGCCACAGGTATTGATATCACAGGTTCGGCAGCAAAATTATATGCTAATCTTAGTGTTAGTGGGTGGTTATATGTTGACCATATTGTTGTTGGTGACGGAACCATACGATCTGCAAAAAGTTTTACAGGGTTAACTGATCCAGTAGTGGTAGATACTCCTACATCACAAGGGACAACCACAGTATCTCCATCAATAAATCTATTAACCCAATATAATAATCCTTATGCTTCTGTTTTTGGCTCTGTTGCGAGTTGCATATCTGCTGGTTGTTCATTTAATGCTAAGCCATTAAGATTAGATGAAGATACTATCTCGCTATGTTCCGATAACACTCTATCATATAATGAGATTCCTTGGTGGTGTGATACAAATAATAATGGTCCTGGATGGTTTAATTAAATAGAGGAAATTAATCATGAGTAATCCCTGGTATACAATTATTGGACCTAGCGGCTGGCCCGGAGTTAGTATTAACACCGGAAATAAAAAAATAGATGGAAAATATTATAATATCCTGGGAGATAAGAACATCCAATTGGCTGCTAGTGGAAATATGTGGCTTGTTGGAGCAAGTGGTATTCAGTTAGTATCTCAAGGGTATGTTGATGCTAGTGGTTTACGAGTTAAAAATTTAAATTATCAATCCATACAAAAAATAGACAATTTAGGACATGTAGTATCAGCATATCCTGGTTCTGATGGAGCTATAGTATTTAGATCTGGAGAACAAGATTTAGTAGGAATACCAGATAATAAACTAGTATATAATACTGGATTATCAATGTTAACTATGCCATCATATAGTTATGGCCCTTTGTATGTTAGTTCTGGTAATATCAACAGCCCAGATTCTCATGAGATTAAATCGTTTCCAAGTATAGAATATGTAGAAGGTTTAGCCTCATCAGATCCTCCAATTCCACCATCCATTAAAATTGGTGCAATTACAACATTTACTAGTGGCATTCAAATATTTCCAAATTATCAAGGATATGCTGGTAGTATATTAACTCACATGGGTGTCAATAATCCAGCAGAATGGCAAGCCGCATCTTATCTAAATGCAGACGGGGTTTTATGGAATAGATATCCAAGGCGTCCAATAAAAATAGAGAATGGTCAAATTATATTTTATGCAAATAAGCCTATATGGTCGCAAGATTGGAAAAACACCCCAACCTTAGAAATTCTCAAACAAGAATTAGGTGAAGGATATGACACTATTGAATTAGTTCGTAATGATACAAGAGAGATCGTTCACATAAAACTAGCTGCTCAAATCACATATGTCGCTGATGAAGCCAATCCAGATTTACAAACTCCACTAGAAGTTTTATTCAAAGAAACTACTATTGTTGATCCAGAAGGCACAAGTTCCAATCCCGTTGCTGGGTTTGTTGCAAAAATATGTACGCCAATTCCATGGGCGGATCAGACAGCATATAGCGGAAATGGATACGCCTACTCTATTACAAAAGGTGCGTATCTTGATATGCAATTGGGACGAACAGCTAAAGAAAAATATAGTTGCACCCAGTCGGATGTTGCTAATAGTGAATTAAAATTTAAGCCCAGTACATTAAATAGTATTAGTATTCGACCCAATACGCATACTGCATTTAATATGCTTGGTGAAAATATTGATTTTATAATTTATGGAGAAAGAAAAACTCTGCATGAAAATTATGATGCAAGTATTTTTGATTTAAATGAAAATAATATTCCTGTTGGATTAGTACCTGCTTTTAAGGTTGATTCTAATATACCAAATTCAGTTAGTGGAAGTCCAACTTCTGGAGTATACTTTACCAAGTATATGGATAGGGCTAAGTTAATTCCTTCTGGATGGTCTTATGATACCAAGCCAAAGGTTATGATTAATACTAGTGGGGCATATGCCATAGATAGTATTCCTACAGGAATTGAGATTAATGGTGTAGTCGAAACTAAAAAATATATAACAACATATGCTGATCTAACAGTAAGATCAACACTATATAGTGATAATATTATTTCAGAAAATCTATATCTCAGACCCAAGCCCACAGGAGATAATGCTGGTCCATATATACCAAATGCATTATTAACAATAGATCAATCTGGTAAAATAATTTCTAGAATACCAAAGAGCAATCCAACAATACCAGGAAAACCATCTAATATAATGTTGGATCCTGACAATAATGGATCTGGTAATTCAGAGTCCTCGATAACTTGGACCATTCCATTAAGCGACGGTAATAGTCAGATAATAAACTATCTAATACAATTTTCTACTAATGGTGGTTCAACTTGGACAGATATTCCCAATAGTAGTAATTTCTATATTAATAGAGCAAATGCATATTCTAATAAGGCTACTATAATTGGATTATCTCCATTGACCTCATATCGCTTCAGGGTTGCTGCTCAAAACTATATTGGTATAGGAGAATATTCCAATGCTTCTTCAACAATAATTCCAGGATTATCTGTTCCAAAGGCTCCATATGGTTTGACTCAAGTCAGAACATTTGATACTAGCGCATACTCAGACATTAAATTATCATGGGTCGCTGGACAAAATGGATCTTCCAATTTATTGGGTTTTTCAATAGAAGAATCATCTGATAATGGATTAACTTGGCAATATTATCCAAGTTATGATCCTGCAGTTTCCGCTCTTGATCAATTAATAACTAATACTACAGAAACAATTACTGGCACAACATCTAAAATAAATTATTATTATAGAATATCAGCATGGAACTCTTTTGGTCAAAGCGCTTTTTCTTATATTTATAGTTCTGGTAATGTTCTACCAGAAGATGATCCTGATGCTGTTTCTCAACAACAAACAGATCAATTAAGCAACTGGGATTTCGGAACAGTATTATTTACAGGAGTATGTTCAGTATGAAACTACTATTAAAAAGAGACGAAAGCGGTAATGGCTTTCCAAGTGTCGATCAGGTTTTAGTTGGAGAATTAGTAATAAATAGCGTTACTGGAAGACTGTATACAAAACTTATGGATGGATCCATAGTAGAATGGATAGCTCAAAAAATTTGCTTTGATCCTACTCCAGAAATTGTACTAAATTATGAGAATACAATAGTAGGAAATGATATAGTAGAAAATTTCTGTTGCTTAGGTGGAATATTAGAATTTGAAGTTAGTAAATTAAAATTAGATCCTTATCAGTATTCTTTTGAGCTTGTTGAATTGACAACAAATTCATTACCAACAGATATTAACGTACAGTCTGTAAAGTATTCTGAATACACAATCCCAAAACCAGGGACAACAACTAATGAAACAATATCTGTAAGAAAAGGTGTTGTTCCAGTAAATCTATCTATTTCAAATAATCAACAAAATATTAGTATATTTAAATTCATAGTATCTTCAATTACAGATAGTAAAAAATTAATTGAAAAAATTATTACTATTAAATGTGCTACACAATCTTAACTGGATATAATATATGATTAATACTGTTAATTATTCTTTAGAAGAGGCTGAAAAAGGGATAGTTATATCCTTTCCAACTCCATCTAATCTAAAACAGAAGAATCAATATATACTGTATTTTGATACTCCCGTTAGTCTTCCACAGAGCCCGGCTAATATTATAAGTTTTGAGCCATCAAATGGTTCTTATTCTATTTTTGGATCTAATTTATTTAATCCTACAGTATTTATTAAGATAAAATCTTTACGTAAAGCACAAACAAAAACACTATTAAGATTAGTAATAAAAGACACAAATAATACTATCATATATACTGATTATATATTAATAGTTTGTTATCCAGAATCTGTGGTTTCTGTTACAGGTAAATTATTGAGTTCTAGTTCTTCTAATTTTGGACCTAATGGTGGTAGTTTAATACAAATAACTGGAAATAATGAATCAACATCATCCGTTATGGTTGGATCAACGATCCAAGGACCAGGATTGGATCAATCACTCAACAGAGTATCCAAAATAGTATCTTCTGCAGTATCATCATCAACAAGTATTACTCTTGCTAATATCTCAAGCTTATCTGTTGGCATGTTGGCATATAAGCAAGACGGAACACTATTAGGGTCAATTGTTTCTATAGATGAAGCCGCCTCAAAAGTAGTTATCAGTAAGTCTGTAACATTAAATGCTAATATAATTATAGTATTTGCGAATAGTGGATCAGGCAGCGCAATAATAACGGTTAAAAGTATAGTATCTGACACAGTATTTGAATTAAACCAACAAATTGGTAATTCTATTGAATATTCTGGAATTTATTCTTTAACAACAATTTTCGGATGTTTCACAAGTACAGAATCAACAACAATAGAGTCTCCCCTTTATACTGTATTAGATCAGAATAATAATTGGACCTATCAAGTTAAAGATCAAATTATTGCACAGTTTATTCCGGAAGTATCAACTGGTTTATCAAATTTAATAATTTTTTTGCCTATTAAAAATACAACCCTTTTAGCAAAAGATAGTTTACCAGCCCCTATTCCAGAAGTATCTATAATTAAGCTTGGTGGCAGAGTTTTAAATGATTCTATATGTATGTCAAATATCTAAATGGTGTAATTATTAGTACAAACCATAAATAAATGGATTAAATATGATTATAAATAGCCAATTTTTTATTACACACTATAATGGCAAAGCACAACTACCATTAAAAACTAAACCACAAAATTTGTCTACAACAGACAAGATTATATATGATAGATTTATTCAGTCAATCGGGAGTATTTATAGTAGTCAGGACATTAATGGTAAAATATTAAAATTTTGGACAAAACTAACAGAAACCACTGACGAATTAGGAAATACAAAATATACTTATATTCCACACCCCGATTCAACATTAGAATATCTAGACTCTAAACTATCATATTATTTTATTGTTAGAGACACATCATTTCTGCCACTTAGCATACCAGTATTAGGTGGAACAGTAACCAATTTTGCTGATCCCGATATATTACCAAGAGTTAGTATTGATTCAGTCGATTTAAATACAAGGACAGGAAATAGTAGTTTTTTACATATTAATGCCGATAATTTACAGATTAATGAAACATATTCATATAAATTCAATACCATTAATAGTAATTGGCCAGCCAATATAACCCCTATTAGTGGAACATTAAGATCCACCTCAACTTCTGGATCAATACAATCAATACTGACTCTATCTCCAACAACCCAGAACTGTAACGTATCAAATATAGAATATAATATTCCTGTTTCATGTTTAGTTTCTAACTTAAATGATAAGCACATAATATTACAACTTGAATTAACGCCACAATCATATGATGGAGACTCTGTATTAAGTAATGAGTTTACTATAAAGTGTATAGATTGTTTGCCACAAGCTATAATATCTTCTAGTATTACTAATGAGGATGACAGAGTCAAGAACCAAAAAGAAACACTATCTGTTAATTTGACAAATTTTAGTAAAAATAAAACATATAGATATTCAATAGAGTCACTATCGGCAACATGGCCTTATTATGTTTCTCATCCAACAGGACTAATAAAAATTACTTCAGCAACAGATTCAATAAAAATAGACGGTGTATTTTGCCCGTCAACAGAACAGTATCCTAGTAATACTAATAACGTTTTGACATACGTTTCTCAAAACAATAACGTAACTAAACAGTCGTGGTATAGACCTTCGATAACATTAAGAGCATCTTTAACTGATCAAGATTATCCTACTATTATTCACTATAGTAATGTTTTAAAGTTAACATGTAAGAATTATTCGGCACCAAGCTCGATAAATTCATCTGTAGATATAAAAAATATACAAGACTCATAAATAAAAGGTATAATGTAATGTCAACAATCAAGCTTATAGATGTATCTGTGGACGGATTAGATGATAAAGAACAATATAACTTTATTTTTAATAATAGAGGCGGGAATTGGCCAGTAAAAATTATGCCTCGTTCAGGAGTTTTTTATCCTCCACAACTAAATTCTTATGCATACTTTTGTCCAAGTGCCGCTTCATGCTCACCAAGTGACCCTAGTGTGTTTTATAACATTCCAACAACTAATCTTAAACAAACAACATTGTCTGTTGATAATACAACATTATATACTGTTTTAGACCTAGTTATCACCAACTCTAATAATAATAACGTTGTTTATAGTCGTTCATGTTTAGTAGAATGTGACACCTGTTTACCCAATATAGACATATCAGCTCCTGATGTTACTCTTAATGCTAGTACTAAAAATGCTAACAATATACCAATAACTATTAGTGGATTAATTCCAAATCAGGAATATACATATAAGTTTGAAGGAATTGATGGCAATTGGCCCATTAGTATTCTGCCATCATCTGGCACAATACAATCAACAAAAGAAACATATATTCTTAGCTCCTTAGCTTCTTTTTGCAATTCATCAGATAATTGTCAGAAATCACAAAGCGATATTCTAAAGTATCAACAGTCTAACCAGTGTTATGCTGGAGATGAACTTTATGGTAAAATTAAGCTAACTATTACTCCTATCGATATTAGTGCTTTGCAAACAAAAACTCAAACTTCTTTTTCAATAGTTTGTGATAATTGTTTAACAAAACCAACAGTTTCACTACCAAACTCTGTTACTCTGACCAGTTCCACAACTAGCAAAACAACAGTATCTGCTACTCTTTCAAATCTTAAGGCCGGAGAAAAGTATAGTTATAGATTTTTTACTTCTGATGCTAATTGGCCAATTGTTTTATATCCAAATAGTGGAGTTATTGTACCAACTAGTGATAACCAAACAGTATCTGTTAGACTGTCGTTTTGTGCATCAACAGGGTTATGTCCACAAAACACTATTGGGGTTGAGCCATATTCAATAAATACATTATTATCTTATGGTGTTGCTAGATTAGAAAAAATATGCAAATTAAAGATGGAGCTAACTCAAGACTGTAATAATTCTAAAGTATCTAGCTCAGAGTCTACTATTATTTGTTCTAATTGTCTCGATAAATACTCTGTAGGATTTACTAATGCTCCGTTACTAAGTTTAAGTTATCCTTGTTGCACCGGAACAAGAGACCTAACAGCTACTATTGTTGGCTCACCGGCTCAAGCATATAGATATGAATTTATACCAACAATCAGTGATGGGAAAATCAGTACTTTACCAATTAGCGGCATAGCCGTTACTGACATTAATGGAAATATAACCTTTGGTACTCGCTTAACTTCAGATTTATCTGACAGCAACACAAGAGCATTAAGGGTTATTACTACTAATTTAACATCAGGAGAAACTGCTACTGACACATTAACGGTTCAATGTGGCGGAACTACAAGTTGTTGATAGCCCTATAAGGAAACGTGATGAGTTATTTATTAAATAATTGTAATACCGCTAATTATAATAATTCAGCATCATGGAATGCTTTAACTGGTAATATTACTTCTGTAGGATCAAATGGACAACCTAGTTACTACGGAACATATGATCAAAGCGGAAATGTTAATGAGCTTTTAGATACTATAAGTAATAGCTATCCAATTTTTAGAGGTGGATCATTTGCTAGCAATGGAGATTCTTTAAAAAAGACTTATGCTGATATTAACTTCTTTGACTCTAAAAGAAGTGATTTGGGTTTTAGAATAGCAAAAAGTTCGGCAAGCATAGACTCACAGAACTATGTTTTAATTAATAACACAAATAATAGTTCTGACTCTTCTAATAATAATCTTGGATCTGTGAGCTATACTTATCAAATTAAAAAATATCTAATAACTAATAATGAATATGTTGAATTTTTAAATGCAGTAGCAATATCTTCTAACAGCTTATCTTTGTGGGTTTCTCAAATGGGAGATATTGCACAAAGAGGAGGCATTTCTAGATCAGGAATTTCAGGATTATATTCTTATGCTTCTCTTGCAAACATGGGAGATAAACCAGTTAATTTTATAAATTGGTTTTGTGTTGCAAGATATGTGAACTGGCTAAGTAATGGAAAACCAACAGGAGTTCCATCCAACTCAACTACAGAGGATGGAGTGTATTCTTTATCTGGTTTTATAATACAAGGAACTGGTAAGCCATCAAAAAATAATAGTAACTCTTACTGGATACCAACAGAGAATGAATGGTATAAAGCTGCTTATTATGATCCAAATAAGGGTGGAACTGGAGCTGATTATTGGACTTATTCTACAAAAAGTGATTCTGTTCCAACATCAGTAACTGCAGACTCAGTAACTGGTGTGGCTAATGGACCAACGAATCTTGGATGTATCACCCCAACTCCAACTCCAACCCAGACACTTACTCCATCAAATACTGTTACTCCATCAGTTTCTTTAACAAAAACTCCTACAGGTTCTGTTACTCAAACACCAACAAAAACAAGTACATTAACAGTAACTGCTACTAGAACTGTAACTCCGAGTGTAACTAAAACTAAAACGCCGTCATCAACAAACACATCTACTCCTACTATAACTCCAACAATTTCTGTAACTAATTCTAGAACCCCGACAAAAACACCAACAAATACTAAGACTCCAACCCCGACTAAAACATCTACTCCAACAGTTACTCCAAGCAAATCAATGTGCAGTCCGGTAAATCTTGGACAATTAATTTATCAAAATAGTGTTTTTATTAACGATAATATACAAGCTTTATATAAAGGATTGTTTTTTGATGGTAAATTATTGCCTAATATTTCATTATTAAATCAATCAATATCATTATCAACAGCTAATCTTCCAGCAACTGCTCCTACGAACATTGTTGTACAAACTATTATTACTAATAATCAGCCATCTTTTAGTATTTCCTGGAATTATCCAGAAAACTTAAATATATTATCAACAAACACAGGACCAATTAATTATAGAGTAGAGTCTAGTGTTCCTGGAATTGGAGATGAGGGTATTACTGCAAACAACAGTGTCTTCAGCTATTATGAAGCTAATACTTTTCCATCTGCTGGTAGTACTGTAACTTTTTATGTTAGTGCTTGTGATAATAATCTAACAAATTGTGGAACAATTGGATCTGCTAGCTTGACTGTTCCTGTTTTAAATATTGGTTCACCAATAGGGCAACCAACTGTATCAGTTACAACATCGGCACAATCTTTTACAATTAATTTTGTCTCCCCAACAATACCTGCTAACTCAATTTTTGGTGGCTATCATTTAGCTTGTGATAGTCTTAATTTTAGTGATGATTATGATGGCATAAATGCTAATGGTAGCATAACACTAAACTATAATGATGTTAGATTAAGGATGGTGAATGGAAGAACCTATACATTTAAAGCAGCAGCCGGTAGACTGAATAATAATGGTGAGGTTATTTATGATGGAGCAGAGAGGGAGTTCTCTTTTGTTGCTCAGTCTACTACTCTGACCCCTACCCCAACACAAACAAAAACACCCACAACAACACCTAGCAATACGCCAACTAATAGTATAACCCCTACTAAAACGAACACAAGCACTATAACACCAAGTAATACCGCTACCAATACCATAACGCCGAGTGTTACCTTAACTACAACGCCAACGAAAACAGTAACTCCTACCAATACAGTAACTTCAACTAATAGTTCCACACCATCTATAACGACGACGAATACTCCATCAATTACTCCTACTAATACAATCACGCCAACAATTAGCATAACACCAAGCGTAACAAATACGCCAACAAGCACCCCAACAATAACTTCCACAAATACTGCGACTCCAACAATTAGTATTAGTCCAACAATAACAGTTACCCCTACTAGTAGTACAACTGCTACTACTACTCCAACTAGAACAATAACACCGAGTATAACATCAACAGCAACAGTTACTCCAACAATTAGCGTTACTCCAACTAATAGTCAAACTACCACCCCCACCCCAACAATAACTTCCACGAATACTGCGACTCCAACAGCTAGTGTTAGTCCAACAATTACTATAACCCCAAGCATAACAAATACTGTTACAACTACCCCAATAACAGTTACTCCTACTATTAGCGTCACCCCAACGACCACCCCCACTTCAACAGTAACCGTAACACCAACAATATCTATACCTCAAGCCAATGCTGTTGCTGTATCGTATGGCAATAACAAGGCTATGGTATCTCAAACCTATGGTGGTCTTTTTGTTTTAAAGAACTTACCAGATAATCAAAATTGGACAACAATCTGTTATGGTAATGGAGTATTCGTTGCTGCAGCATATGCTAGTTATATAATTAATTATTCTACTGATAATGGCATGACTTGGCAATCATATGATATATCAAATGAGATACCGAGTACTAGCGCCTTGTGGATTAATTCTACATATGATCCTATTAATAACAACTTTATATTAACATCAAATACTAGTTCTCAAGTTGCTATTATTAAGTTCTTAAATGGTAGTGTTTATGATTTTACTTATTCTACATTACCAGCTTATGCTAATTGGAAAGGAATTGCTTATGGGGCCAACACCATTGTTGCTGCTACAGACAACTCAGGCTCCTGTGCAACATCACCGGATGGATTAACATGGACAGTAAGATCATTTAGTGGACAAATTGTGCCTTGTTCGTCATTAGAATATCTTAATAATGAGTTTATAATAATAGGAAATAGACCATATGGAGCAGGAATGAATGTGATGACCAGTAGTAACGGAATAAATTGGAGTGTTATAACATCATCTACACAAAATAGTATGTTTAATGTAGACAAGATAATATACGGATATGGAACATATGTAACTACTAGCAGTAGTGGAAAATATATTATTGCAACAACTGACGGGAAACTATATCAGTCAACGGATAATAAGGCTTCTTGGAATATTCTGCTCAGTAATTATGGAAATATGAGTCCCATTTTTAAAGTGTGGACTCATACAGATGGAAGCGATAGAAGTAGAATTATTATAGTAATAGCTAATACTACCCAAGTATTTATAAGTAACAATGTTAGTGGTGGTTCATTTACTTTCAGCTCGTTAGGATACTCTCAAAATTGGTTTGATATAGCATAAATAAGATACTAAGGATATTTGATTATGGTTTATTCATTAGAAGCTCTAAATTCTACACAAGATTTTGCTACTATACAAGCTCTTGGTCCTACTAATGCTGTTGGAGTATATTTCAACGGTAGCGGTATCCACACTGTTGCTGGACCAACTCCATTCATTGATTTCTCCACTTCTGTTGAAAGAAACGAAGCAGGAGAACCTATGGTTTTTACCAACAGAATAACATTAACTGGTAAAGTTACTATTACTAAAGAAGCATCACCTAATGGTAGTGGCATCGGTCCAATGATGTCAGCAATTAGTGGATTAAATCAAATATTCAAAATAAATACTTGTGGAAGTTTTAATATAACATGCAAATCAGCACCAAACGCTGTAGAAACTAACATATTTAGTGCTGGTGGTGTTAGATTAGTTAGTTTTGATGTTAACAAGAGTAATGATAATTGGATATTTACCGCAGATTATACCGCTGTATTAGAGTATTTGGAACCAGCATACAGCGGTTGGTATGTTAAAGATTATAGTGATAGTTGGAGCATAGAACCATTAGAAGACTATATTTACAGTAAAGGCACTATTAATGTAATACAAAAAACAGAGTATGATAATCCTAAGCTAAAGCCAACAGCTCCATCAAATACTGCTGGACAACCCCAATCAAACCAAACAAATACTGGAGGAACAGCAGTAGCACCAGTTGATATTAATTATTTAAGCATTCCTCAGTTTAAAGTTTCTAGAACCATTAGCGCCATCGGAATACCTTCTGGAACAGGATTTTGTAAAAGTACTTTGCCAATAAATGAACAAAATAAAATAGATTTTGACCAATATCCACCATTAGCAGTATCAGCATTTAATAATGCTAAAAACTGGGTGATGGAACGATCATCTGCTGTTTTTGATAAAAAGACAGGAAATGCTTTGTGGTCCCCAATGGTAAGTACGGCTGCTGCTGGAGGAGCAGCTCTAGGTTATTTTTATAACCATCTCAGATCCACCAATTTTGATGTTCATTCTGCCAAATACGAAATAACTGATACTTGGTTAGCCATGCCAACAGGAATAACTTTTATTGAAGATTATTCATTAGAAATGAGTACTGACGATAAATATATTCATACTGTTAGAGTTCAAGGAGATATTATAGGATTAAGTATTAGTAGTCCAAGTATTACTGGTTTGCCATATGTTAGCGGTAGTGGAAGTCCTTTAAAATTTGATTTAACGTCATCCACAGGATTATTAGATAATTTAGCATTTAATACATCAATAGTCGATGTTGGATTGCCTACAGTTAGTAAAAATTTAATGGCTAGTAAGTATGCTAACGCTGTTAGTGGATGGATAAATGAAGTTAAACCATATTTGTACAGAAGAGCTTGTATACCAATGAGCAGTCCTGACAGAACAAAAGGATATATACCAGGAGCAGTTAATCCACCACAGCCCCCAAACAATCCAGTGTATTCTAGAAATTCTGTATTAAATATTATACCAATATCAACTTCTGAAACACATAATCCTAAGAAGGGTAGCATATCATATAGTTATGAGTTTAATAATAAGTTTACAATAATAAGTGGTGTTTTATATGAAAGTGTTAGTATTGAAGAAACTGGACCAACAGATGTTATAGGAGAAGCTTTCGTTTTGGGTCGATCATTAGGGCCAGTTTTACAGAATCTTGGAACAAAAACATCAACAAGAAAAAGCGTAACAATAGAGGTTGGAGTAGTTCCACCGTCTAGCATGGGCGGATTCTTTATGCAAAATACCACTTGTCCGCTATGGACGGGAGGAACGGTGTATCAAACTATAACAGGAATTATTGAAGGACTAAAGCCATTTGGAGATAGGGCTTCATACATATTCGGAAATGCTAATTATTTTAATAGGGGTAATAATAATGCCCAAGGACAAGTTTATGTGACCAATGATACTCAATCATGGGATCCTACTAATGGAAGATATTCAAAATCAGTTGGATGGGTTTATCAGCAATGCACAAATAGTAAAAATTATTTAGATTATTAATATGCCAACAAAAGTATGTTCAAATATAGATAAGCCAATTGCTCAAACATTATTTTTAGGAGCTAGTGTAGCCAGTTTCACTAGCAACTTTGGCTGGGGAACACAGCCATCACAATTAACAGTTAATTTAGTAGAAGATGAATTGGTCTACTCTTGTGATCCGTCTCCTTCTATCACAGCAGGCCAACCAAATGACGGAAGCATGTATCCGCAGTTCAGTGGTACTATCAATACTGATGATCATTATACTCTTTGTAGTGGAGTAGGATGTTTTATTGATAAATATACTGGATCAGCAGCTACTGTTGATACCCCGATAGAGAACAGAATAGTTCCAGGAAAAGTATACTATGAATTATCAGAAACCAAAGGATTAATATCAAAATACTGGAAAGATCCTGATCCTGGATTCTTTGGAAGAAAAACAAGAATACAAGAAAATAATACTTACTCAAACGTTGCTGAGGATAGTCATCCAGGATATAAGTATGATATAATTGATACTCCTGTTTATTTTAAAATGGGGGATTTTCAATTTGGGGGCTTTGTTCAATCTTGGTCACGAGATATTGGCAGTGGAGGTAAAAATTATACTGTTATTATTAATGGTCCACAATCCATTCTAAATTCTTCTTATATTATAGTTGATAAATATGCTGGATCAATTTTTAGTAAGGCACAAGCATCCACATATGGTGGTCCAAAGAACTATTTAAAAAAACTGGGCGCCACCTATACCGATACTGATTTAAAGCACGGAACCATTCCTAATATTTTCAACATTTATGGATTTTTAGAGTCTTTTGGAGCAGGAAACTATGGAATAGCACGACCAGACGATAGAGGAGTTAGTATAAATTCTATTTTAGATGCTTTAATGATGTTAACTTCAGTAACACATGATAGTACATTTAAATTAGACACTGTTTTATCAGGTAGAGATAATGAAGCTATCAAAAGAGCATTTTCTCCATTTGGAAGAATCATATCTAAATGTATGCAAAGAGAGGATAATGGTAATTTATATGAACCAGTAACATCAGCTTTTAATAGATTTGGAGTAGTATATCCTCAAGCTTTAAATGCAATGGCTGATACAGGGGGGGCAAATAGATGTCAATTTGTATTAGATCTTCATGATGTTATATATACAGATAATACCAGAACAAAAAAAAGATTGCCAAATGATATAAGAACCACAGGACCATTTCTTAGTATAACAGACTTATTAAACGATATTAGTGATAGAGCCGGTTGTGATTTTAGTATAGACATGATTCCACGAGTATATAACTCTAATCTTTATCATGTTATAAAAGTTAAAGCCATATCAAGACTAAAACAGCCTAGTACGAATATTATTGAAAATACTATAAAATCATTAGAATGCAATAATTATCAAGTATCATCAAATACTATAGGAAAAGAAAAGAATGATACTCCGTCAAGATGTTTGGTTGTTGGCGGACAGCAACAAAGATTATACCAAGTAAAAAGTTATAGATTAGCATATACTCAAAATAATTTTATTTATAATCCCAGAACAAGAAAATTTGTTAATTACTATTCTTTGGCTGCCGGAGCACCAACAGGAAATGATGCTCCAGATATTACTAATCAACAATATGGTCATGGAAAAATAAGATTTCCAAATTTTAATAGTTCAAGAAATAAAAAAATATCAGACTATCTTGGAACATCAAGTAGACTAGAGACTGCATATGTTAGCATAATTAACGACGAAGACGCTATACAAACTGCTGCCTTAAAAGGTTTTGATACTAATGATGCTATATGGAACACAAACACCGAACTCTTGGATGGTGTTGATGTTAAATATGGGAATTATGAACCATGCTTTAAAAATAGTCATGCTCAAGGATACTCATCCTCAGATCCTTCTAAAGGAAGATGGTTTCCATTATATTTAGATAATATCTGTCCATTTTTTGGTTTTATTTATGATAATAAAATTGGATTAAAGGTTGGAGCCAATGATTCTGCAAATACTGATTTTAGAAGAATACGTCCAGTATGGTACGACACCTGGACATCTCAAATCTCGATAATAGTAAGAATATCAGAATTACCAAAGCTTAATGTGCCAATTAGCCGAGATTATCTGGAAACCGGAACAGACTTTATTCTTCCTCAAACAGCAAATCTGGATCCTCCAACAACAACATATAATGATCTTGGAATATTAAATAGCTACGATCCTGTAGAGTTTTTTGTATTAACAGAATCAGAAATACGAGCAGCAATAGCAGGATTTGATAATTATCTTGTTTATTCATTAGCAAAAACATACAAGCCAGATTTAATAGAATTAATAAGAAGAGCCTACTATATTAAAACACGAAATGAACTAGTAAATAATATGGGTATGCAACTTGATAAAGCTGAAAAAATTGCTTTTCAAGAAACAGACTGGTATTGGAAATTACTTGGTCCTAATATTGCCGGAGACGAATTATATCCAACTGCCGTTTATCCAGATAAAAATGATGGTAGCCAATATATTCAAGAAAAAGCTTTGCAAGACTTAAAAATAATTCATAAATTTATTACAGAAATTGCTAAGTATTATGGCAAAAAATATATGGTGTCTGCTGATCAGTTAAGAACCTATAGAGAAGATAGTGTTACTGGATTCGCCTTTCCTACAAATGTAGGATACGGATACATATTCAGTGGTGATGGTAATTTAAGATATAATTATACTCCAACTAATGACGGGGCCTGGGAAGAATATGGAAACATAATAGATGATAGTATGGCTGTTGGAGGAACACAGTGGATGACCCTAACTGATGATTCTGGTAAGATTCAACCATTGTTGGGTTATAATAATAATTATAATTATGACTATATTAGACAAGCCAAGTGTATTGCTGCTAATAAGACCACACCAATTCAAGACATTATAAAAGAACAAGCCAATCCTTATTTTAGTTATGATAGTTGGCTCACTCTTAATGAGTATAAAACAAGAAGTTGTACTGATAGCTACATATTTCCATCATTAGATATTTCTTCTTTATCAAATAATGACTATGTTATAGTTGATCAAAAATATAGCTCATCTATTGTCCCTAACGTAGTGGCTACTGATGACAGTATGGGATTATTGTCTTTAAGCAATACAGTAAAGTCATATGACGCTTGGAAAACAGAAATAAAAGATAATAGTGGATCAACACCTGTATCAATCCCAAGATCAAAGCTTTATGTTTCAACATCAGTTGAAGAAAGCTTTATATATATAGATCCTACTAGATTTGAAAATCCAAAAATCTTAATAGATTCTCCAGGAATTAACTTAAATTTATCTAGTGAAGAGAATGCTAAAGATCCTAATAGAACAGTAATATCCAATATTTCCGCTGAAGACTTGATGATATACTTAAAGACTACCAGAAAAGATAATTGGGATATGGATTGGATAAGATACATGTTGAACTATATTAGTCCAATAGTATTAGACGATAGTGATAATCCATATTTTCTTGGACTATATACCGTATCATCTAATCATACTGCAAATAATGTTGAACTAGCACCAAAAGCCGCCCATCCTTTTTTTGCTGGTATTCCAATCAAATCAAACCAATTTGTTTATGGACCATGGACTAATTATCCGGCACTAGAGGGTACTGGTATTTTCCCGTCTGGTCAGATTGTTACTCAATCGTCAACATTCCCATTAACTTGCACATATTCAAGTCGCCAAACCACACAAGCAGAAGTTGATAAAGCATTAAACAATTTAATTTCGAATGTTAACATAGAATTTAATGATGATTTTGTTCCTTGGAATTATGGAGGAATGCATCAGTTAGATATTGTTGCTTTTAAAGAGATACAAACAAAAGTGAACTACCAGAGCGTTATAGAAACTGCTCAATTAGATATGCCAGGACTTCCATTATTTAATATAGGTGGTAATTTTGCACTAGCTAATACAGGATTACATATTATATCACCATCTGGTTATGCCTATAAAGACGTTAAAGACTCAGTGGTGTCAGTTGTTGATTTATCATATATTCCAGGAGCAAGTATTTCTTTCTCTCCTAATACCGAAAACACCACCATTGCAACATACAAAGTATTAGACTTACAAACTCCAGCATACTTTGTTGATGGTCCAATTATAACCTCTATACAAACAAGTGTTGGACAACAGGGAATATCCACAACTTATTCATTCAGAACATATACGAGGAAATTAGGACTATTTAATAAAGAAGAAAATGACAGAATAAGAAGAGCTAATAGGTTAAATCTGAAAAGAGGAAAACAGATCTCTCAAATTAATCAAGAAATTACCAATTTAAAAAATAAAGAAAGAGATCTAATATTACAAGAAAGATTAAATAATGCCCAATTTGGAAGTTCAGACCTGTCTTCGAAACTATTTAGTTGGAGTCCTAGCACAGTATTGGTTGGTCAGGCTTCTCCTCTTATTAATGAACCATCAAGAACTCCAAAAGTAATTGATGATTTTTCCATATCTAGTAGTCCCGGAGGTTTTAATACCAGAGCATCAAAAGCAACTAAGTGGTCCCTTGTTAATAGTTCAGATGCTGGTCAGCCGCCAAGTAGCAAATTAGAGACGGCCTCATCAATATCATCATTAAAGTCAGTAGCAAGAGTAACATCGACTGTACAATTATTTCAGAGAAAAGAACTTGAAAATCAATTATCAAAAGACTATGGAATGCAGTCAGCAATGAGTTTAGATGGAATATTGTCTCCAGTATCTTTTTATCCAACTTTTAAAAATTCAACATTTTCATATTCTTTACATAATACTTCAAATTGTCCATTTTGTAGAGGTACAAAAGTTAGAGATATCAGTGTTGTACAATATGATCAAACTGGAACTAGAACAGAAGTAGCAACACAGATAACATGTGATAAGTGTGGTAATGCTGGTGAAAAATTAAATGCTAAGATAGTAACAGATGAAGATATTCCAATTAATTTGATTACATTAAACCCTATAGTTGTTCCTTATGGAGAATTTAAAAACTCTAACTCTCAAAACTATACTGGTGCTCATCCAGACGGAGCACATGACGATATAGGGGGCTTAACTGTTGGAGGTAGAATTTTCAGAGACAGATTACGCCATTGCATAGAAATTGTGGCAAGAGGATCAGTTCCACAAAATAAAACGGGATACAAGCTTGAGACTAGTAGAAATCTAAGGGCTCATACTAATCATCCAGATGGTGTTCCACCTAATAATTTAGACTATTATCCTACTGATGAAGCTTTATATAATATTAGATCCCAAGCTAATGATACGCTTAATATGTTGCATGAAAACAACCAAAGATTCTTTGGGCTACGAGGACCATTAACACTACACTCTTGGGGATATGATGCTGACGGATATCCTGTTCCTAATGCTGCTGATGAACCATTAGCCTATGACAATTTTGGTAGACCAAAAAGATTTAAGCTTAAATTAACCAATAGCGGGGCTACTAAAAAATATAGTTCATTATCTGTTGGTGAACTATTTACTATATCGGGCAATACTAATATTTTTGCCAAAACTTTTAATTATGAGAATTTACCACCATCATGGTCATCACTTAGTACAACAGCAATAAATAATACTGATGTTACTCCCATTAAGATAGAGGACGATATGAGTGTTGATGGAGGATATCTTCCTGGAACTGCAAGCGATTATACTAATGGTTTTAAAGGAAGTATAATTAGTAAAACTCAAAAATTTGTTGGAGGGAAGTGGTCAGAAAAAGTTAAATTAAATGATTTTTATTTAAATTGGGCAGAGCGTCCTGACTTATGGAAAGTTGGTCCTATTGATCTAATTTGGGATCAAGACAGAATGGTTTGGGCCGGAGGTGGCGGAGGAGAAGAGATTGATCCTCCTTATATTCTTACCAACTCTAATGATATAACCACATTAAAAAGTTTTTTAGACAAAAAAGCAAAAAAGAAGTATATTTACAGAATGATATATGCTACTCTTGAAGAAGATTTAATTAAACAACCAGATTTTGATGAGACATATGTTACAAGAGGTTATATTGACGATATTGAATTTAGCAGCGAGCCTTTACGACAGGGGTATAGAAGATTAATATATATTAAAGATAAAACAGGATATTGTGCTCCACGAGGAACAAAATTACTTTGCAGATACAACAAAAAGACAGGTTTTTATGAGCCAGTCAGCAAACCATCGCTAATTGTTAAAGGTAAGATTACTAGCGCAACTCAGACCCTAATAGATATGCATTATGTACAAGGTAGAAGATCAGGAGTTGTTCCAACAATGACCGTTAATTTTGATAACCCTCTAGGATTTACGGTAACAACTAACGCTATAGCTATATTTACATTCTTAAATGGAAAGTGGACACTAACGGCAATTAAATAATGTTTAGTTCAAGGATTATAGATAAAACTAGCAATTGCAATATTATTAAGCATTCATTATTAGATGACTTGTTGCCGTATACAGTCAGTTCCAATGGGACATTAACTTATAACGATAGTAGTCCAGGAGGATTAATTCGTTCACCGTCTCTTGATGCTCTGATACAACAATCTCAAGCAAGTTCCATTCTTGATGATGTATTAGATGTATGGCAGCCATTAATTATTAATTCTGATACATATGTTGATAATAAACTATTGTCATCTCACGGCAGCTGTTATAATAGCAATCCTTTATTAACTAGTGGACAATTAGGTATTGAGAGTTTTTTCTCTTTCACCCCAAACTTTAAAAGCTGGACAACTAGTAATGCTAAAATGTCTATTGATTGGTTATTAAATGGACAGAATACTCCTTACTCTGTATATTATGGAATTCTTTGTTGGTTTAGACTAAAAGATATAACTAATAATTCTAATATTCATGGAGGTAAAGAGCAACCATTAACATATTTTCCAAATGGATCAAGATTAGTTAAAAGCGGAGATGCTAATAATGTTTATATTAAAATAAATAATTCTAGACTATATTTGGTTAATGCACAGAGCAGAACCATCAAAGATGGAAGTTATGTGTTTGACGAGGAACTAGGAAAAACTATTGTGGAACTTAGCTCTTTAGGGACTAATCCATTATTTAAAATAGCTAATATGTATAAATCAGAGAATGTTTATGACAATACATCTTCTTTGCACAGGATGGATATGAATCCAATACTCTGGATTCCTGACGGAGACTGTTTTTTCTTTCATAATAGCGATGCTGAGAGAGTTTCTTCCTTATCATACAATATATCATGCAGATCATACGTTTCATCCGCTCTTTATCAAAAATATTCATCAATATATAGGATACTAACCCTTGATGAAAAAAGATCTTTTAGTAATAAAAATTTAAAAAGATCAAGATTCTATAAAAAAATTGCCCATGCACTAAGTACTAGTCCATTCATTGGTGATTTTTCTATAGAAGCATTAGACTCTATAGACATAAGGAATATTATAGAAAGTAAACTCAATGAGTCCTTTATTGATATTAATGGTGAAATATTAAACTTAAAAAACCTATTAATAGATATTAGCAGATTTTTACAAAATACAACTAATGATAAGACAAATAAATCTTTGTATTTAGATACTAAATTTTCTCCAATAACTCTTAATAATAATTTAATTAATGATAATTCACAACTCTTTTATAAATTAATATCAAAATATGGGGCACACCTTAAACTATCAGGAACTTCGTCTATTTCTGCAAAGACTGATGTTTTAAAATTTGACAACAAAGGTATCGCAATCACACAAGTTTTAGATAATTATTGTAGTAAAGCCCTAACAAATACTTCAGTATATAATAATCAAAGAATTATTTTTGACAACACCACAATACAAACAAAACTAAATGAGTTTAATGCAAATATAGATGTTCTAGTTGATAATACAAAAAAAATAACCATACCATTATATGATGTTGGAAAACCTCGTTTTAGAGATGTCTCTCTAGATCTTAAAACATTATTTATTCCCAGCATGGCATATAAGGGAGATGTCCCCCGTGTTTATCGATCAGATAATATAGATTATAATGATCCTGCTAACCAGGGTCTTGATGCTAACAATCAAACAATATATGATTACATTTATTCTACTGTAGTGAATGATGGAGCAGAAATTAATCTACAATTTGGTCCAACTCAGCCACATTGTTCTAAGCTACAAGAATCGGGAATACAATTATCTGCTTTGACAATAGCAGAGATAGAGAAGTCTTATGACGAAGGGTCTGAACTATCTTTGATAAATTATATTAATAGTCAAAACTCTTTCTTTTGGGAACAACTGAGTGGACCAGAAGGAACTTTTGGAGATAATGGACTATTATCTGGAACTTCTAATGAGGTTATATTCTATACAAATTATACAGGTAAATATACTTTTCAATGCACAATATCTAGTCCATTTGGAACATTTAAAAAACAAAAAACCATATATGTTGTTGATGGTAGACAGTTAGTTATTGGTCAGGGCGGGGCTATGAAAGAAAATGCCGTTTCTTATGGCAAATATTGGGATAGTAAAAATATATCTTGGGTATATCCTCCATTGGTTACTCCTTCATATATAGTTAGCGAAAATATTCCATTAATTCTTGATAAAGATCTTATAAAATCAAATATATCAAAGATAAATAAAATAGCAATTAGTAATTATCATGGAGTAATTTATCCAATAAAAACAGATTTTTCTGTTAGGGAATTTATAGGAACATTAGGAACAAGAGCCCAAGATGATGTATATTCATTATCTAAAGATTATATTTTTGGTTATAGTTCAAATTATATATATAGAGAGACTTGTCCGTTAACTTTGATATATGAAAACAACAATACAATAGTAAAACTGCATTCAGTATGGTTAGAAAAAATAAGAACAGACCAAGACGAGTGTTCTCAATGCCTAAGTTTATATTTTCCAAAAATTAGAAGTGTCAAAACAAGTTCCAGAATTTCTGAAACTGACAGCCACGGAAATGTTGTTAATACCAGGAATGTTAACTTTAATAGAACAATTCGAACCAATAAAGACCCTGAAGGATTCACATTACGAGCTTATGAATGGGACTCTGCAAGAAATTTAGCCAAAAATATTAAAGAGGTTGGAGACTTTAACTATCCAACAATTAGCACAAAGAAAGCACCAAAAATCAAAGCTTATGGAGGATATAGTAAAAAATTTATAGATTCTATAGGGGTGGAGATTAATGGACTAACTAAACCACAGACCTCAATTAACGACAACGGTATTGTTGCTGGGCCAGGAGCGTCAACAAATCTTCCTGTAATAACTGGTTTTCCACTAAATTATCGTAATTTCCCAGACACATCAACTTACAAATTATGCTATCAAAAAGCAGTAATGGTAAGTGGTACTGGCTTAATTTTGCCATTTAGTAAGGGTGTTTTTCATCCAAATAGTGGGTGGATACCATATTCTGGAGGAAATGAATATTCTATACATGCTAATAGATGTGGAGTATTAAAGTTTAATCCTGGAGCAAGAGACTCTTTTAGCTTTCTAGGCCCCCAGATAACAAGACTACGATCTGGACCAATAAATAGCGAAAATAATATAATACAATCAAAAACTTTTTCTAGTTCAGTAACACTAGGAATAGCAAAAGAAATTCAATGGGATCCTGCTTGTTCTTGTGAATCTCCGCCGCCAGGAGCAGATATTCAACTATACAATGATAATCAAAAACATAAAAATTATATAGATACAAAAATAACAAATAGCAATAATTCTAGCAATCATGGATATAGAATACTTGCTGGTGGCGAACCAAAAGGAATAGAAGCTACGGCAACTAATAACTTTCCAATAGCTAATGATGAATTTTTAACTGATCAAGCTACAACTAATTTCTATTATTCATTTGCTGTTACTGGGCCTAATTCTTTACCAGATAAAATTCAATTACCAGACGGACGAATGCAATTTAGGATTCCAAGAGTAAATGCATTTGGAATCAAAGATATTGAGATTAAATTAAATTTTTTAAACTATGTTAATACTAAAAATATGGTGGTTTGGCTAGATGTAGAATATGCAAGTGCTGAAGATAGTTCCAGATTTGGCTCCACAGCAAATCCCCCACCATCTCCTCTTAAAAGTAGTGAAGAATTTTTAGATCAAACATTAAATCCAAGAATATTTTTTGGTAATTATAAACCTAACCAAACCAGTATTGATGGATCATTAAATAATACAAAAGTTGAAAGTTATCTTAAGGATTTGGTGGGAATGAATAGTCCATCTGGATTACCAGGTAATATATTTAAATTAGTTTTATTAAATCAAGAGACTATACAAAATAACAATTATAATTTTAGTGTTAAATTCTCAGACCATGCCTCAAAATTTAATGTTCCTTGCGATATGAATATGCTAGGCTCTGGATATTATCATCCTAGCGGACAATATTCCTATATGACAAGCCAAGCCTCTAGATTACAAAATATTATAAGATCAAATGATGAGATTTTGCCGACCATTGCGGCAACAGGATACTCTGACAGAGAATGTTGCGAATATTCTTCTATTATAAAACACAACAGATTAAATATTAGTAATAATAATTTTAGTAAATTTGTTGCAAATACTTTGTTTAGAAACAAGGGTCCAATGGATGGTCCGTGTGGTCCTGATCATGCCCCAAAACAGAGAGAAGGAGATCTTGATGGAAAAACTAAATTTACTCTGAATATTATGGTTCTTGATGAAGAAGATGATATGAATGTGCTAGATTCAACAATAAATAATCAATATTTATCTGGCTTAGAGAGTACAGAGAATAAAACTAAATCTCATTTATTGTATAACTCATTATGCAACTGGGAATTAATACTTCATGTTGGTCCAGTTAGGGATTCTACTCCTACCACTAATCCCAGTTTGGCTTCTTATGGGAATAATGATGCATTATCTCTGTTTGACTATAAAAAAGATCCATCGTATCCTGGTTACAGTTTTATTGCAGATCTTAGTAGTCAAAAACACTTATTACCAATTGCTAATTATAATGCCCCATATTCCTGTATAGCTGACTCAACAACTTGCTTAACCTCGCAGGACGATCCAACAGGTCAAGGTGTTATGGTTAGGCCGCCAGAATTCCCAGACTATGCTATAATACAAATCATGGCCGCTTTGGCTGGTTATGGAGCAACAACTGGGGGAACTTTAGTTGGTGCTTTGGCTGGTCTTGAAGGTGCCGTAAATAGTCCGGGGTATAATGCTATTTTTGATTACTTTAAAGAAGTTCGTTTTAGTGAAAGCTTGGAGAATCAAGGAAGACAGATTTATTTTCCGAGCTATGCTAAATATCCATTTGGTTCTCCAGAAAAGATATTAATTAATTTTAAAAAACCTAGTTCTTTATGGTATACTGCTGAAGCGAGTATTTTTAAATATCATAACACACCGATACTAAAACCAGATAGATATAAGTTTATCAAATTATCTGGAGGAGTAGATGGTTTGGGTGATTTCTCATTTGATCTTATTAATTCTATTGAAGATTTAATTGATCAAAATTTTATTAAACAAATAAATTTAAGCTGTGGATCAAATTTACCAAGTTTACCACTCCCCACTGCTATATCAGACTCATTCATAAACGAAGGAGACATAGTTAGAGTTGCATTTACAGGAAACGGATGTGAAAATCCATCACAAATATGTATTGCAAAAAATAATGAAACTTGGACAAATCTAAAACTAGATCCTTCAGCACTATCTAAAGCAAACCATTATTTACAACATAATGCTATTTTAGGATCTTCCAATTCTTTATCTAGTATCGATTTATCAGAGAACAAAGCTGTACTAGTTAAAGGTAAAATACCTTATGATATATTTAAGAAGGGTGACATAGTTAGTTGTTCTGGAACCTCCTCAACTAATGCAACAATAAGTAAAAAAGGATTAATCTATAAAAATAATAAATACTATTCTTTATTAGTGTTTGAGAATAGTGTTTCTGGATATAATCTAATGTCTGTTCCTAATACAATGAATATTTTTTTAACATATAAAGACGAAACAACAATTATAGATAAGACAAGCAAAAAATATAATATATGGGGAGCAGATTATATTAATAAAAACGTATTTAACAATATAACAGATATTGCTCCAACAACTCATTCGGTTGGATCTTATGGAGATATGTCTTTGTTTATGAATAAGAATATGTTATCAAATAATATACATAATAATCAATTACAAGAAATTAATGATATTTTTAATAATAGAAACAACGACAAGATAAAACATAATAAGATAAAAATCTTTGTAAGCGGGATAGAGAATACTGGTTTTGTTTCTAATTCCAGCTATGGGTTCTCATACTCTAAAGAAGATCTAAATGTTTTAACTCCAATCTTTAGAAAAGAAAAAGAAAACAAGGATTATTATTATATTAAATCTGATACCGATGATGCCACGAATCATGATATAATAGTTAAAAACATACAGTTCTCATCTGCATATAATGATATACCAAGTAATTTTTCTATAATACGAACAGATGATGGAGTCAACTCACTAACTTCAGGAATAAGTACTGGCGAATTAGAGATAGAAAATAAGTATTATGAATATAAACCAATGAGATCTATTACCACTAGTGAACTTAGTTGGGTCATTTCTAGACTATCTACTATAGAGAGCACAGGAGTAGACAATACTCTTGAAGCAGCAGTTGGGGTTCCAGGATCAACATCTACAATATTAAATTCTTCTAAATTAAAATATTTACAAAAACACTACGCCAAACTAGAGGATGATCCGATAGACTGCTACACACCAAGTCCAGCAAATGCCTCGGCTTGCAACAAGAAAAAGACATATGCTGCTATAAAAGATTTATTAGAAGAGAAAAACTCTATAATACAATTATTAGATGAACAAACAGTTTTTGATATTCCTGCAAATAATACAATATATCAATTAAACAGATCTGATTACTCTAACTATAAATTAAAATCATCACTGCCAATAACAGACTCCAGAAGAATATCCCCATACATACTGCCAAAAATTGAACCAGTATTATCTGGAATCGAATGGAGAGGACAAAATGAGGGGGCACAGTCCGGTCCAATTTATGTTTATTACAGAGAGGCTAATAAAGACCATTATTGGATTAATATTGACAGCAAACAATCATGTTTTCAAGATTTTGAAAGCAATCCTAAAGTATTGATTTCAACAAAATATAAATGCACAGAAGCTAATCCTGTATTAGATATTTCTACTCCTCATATAGATAATAATATATGTCCATTTTTTACAACTAAACCTGATCAGGGAATACAGTTTGATTTTGGTGCAACAGAGAATATAACTTCTAATGTTAATGAGTTTACATATACAATAAATAGTAACAGTATTACTCAGCAAAAAAATGCATTTCAAAGACAGTATCCTGCTATTACAGGATGGAAAACTTTGACTAAACTAAGATATTTTAATATTAATGGCGATCAAACCATGGATAATATTCTGGGTCCAGGTTCAGAGGTGACAATAGAATCAACAGAATCATATGCTGTTCCATTAACAAACGAAAATCAAGGTAATGACAATTCTGGTGATACTTTAGATTTGTCTGGAATTGGTGGTTGCCAAACTAATATTGGAAGTCCAGGAGGCAAAGGTATGATGACATTAGGCAATACTAGAATAGGAAAACCAACAAGAGTTTGTAATATCGTTAATCTAGACAATGCAAATAACATATCAGTAATGGTAAAAAGAATACCCAGAATGTTAAGAGGAGTTGATATTTTATCTACGGTTTATAGATATGGATCAAAGTCTGATTTTAGACCAGCTAGTTTTACAAGTCCCCCAGTTCCATACGAGACAGACTTATCTAATGCTCAAGTAGGTAATATAAATAATAGTCTGTATGTTTGGGTGGCACTACAAAGGAATCCTCTAACATTCAGTCTGGAACCAACAACACTACCAGACTTTTTTAAACTACAAAATGAAATGATATTCAGATCATTTTTTGGCAGCGTTGATAAGATAGAAAATAAGTCCGATGTTGCTGCTAGTTATTTTCCATGGGAAATGATACCATACGAATATGAATAATTAAACGACAACACCTGCGCCCAAGATGAACGCAGGGTTGTCGAAAATTAAAAAAGAATAAGAATTAGTTCTTGTCTTTAGTATCTTTAGCTGTCCACTTATGCCAGCCTCTGTTTGGAAGATTATTTCCATCATCATCTTTTCTTTTTGGAAATAATGTTCCGCCCTTCTTGTGCTGACCGAATGCTAATATAGCACCACAATCAGAACACCTAAGTTCATAGTAATCATTTCCTTCTACATTCCTTACTATGAATCTTAGGTTAGTACTTCCGCACAATCCGCACTTAGCTTCAGCAAAAATTTCTTGGATTAGTGCTAACTCTTTAAATATTTCCTTTTGACCAGATCCTTCAAGCTCAAAAGATAACTTATCACTCGCTCTGTATAAAACTTTCATATTTATTTCCAATCGCTAGAGTATCCCATAATATCTTCTGAAATCTCTGATATATTTTGTTGATACTTTGACAATAATCGTATAATATTAACAGCATCATCATGAGAAACAGAATAGACATTATCTGTGGGTAATTGATTATTATTAAACAACTTAACCACATTTATATTAAGTCTTTGAGCCATAACGTCAATAAAATTAATCTGATTATTACTAATCTTAGAAACACTACTGTTATCTGGATTGTCTTCAATTTCTTTGGCCAATTCTTCTGCTGCTACTACTTTCCTTAGTTTAAGGGCTCTTCTTAAAGCTCTGCCTTCTGCTCGTGTTTCTGCTACGGCAACAGGATGATTCCTATAAACCTTGTCACAGTTCCCCCAATAAACGTCCGCTGCTCCATCCACAGACACGGTATTAAATTCAGGCCTGTCAGGAGAGGCATCATTTAAAAGATACACAACAGAATGAACCACAGTGGCTCTTTTTTCGTTATTTGGATCAGGAGATTGTACAACCTTAGAACTAGAAACAACAACTCTACAATTAAGAGCAATTTCAAAAATTCGTCTTAATCCATCGGTTGTTGGATTGCCCGATATCTTTTCGTCTTCTGATAATAGGCTTAAAACATAATCGGTCCATTCTAAATCCGTAGTCTTTGGAATCTTCTTATCAACAACGTCAGCCTTAACTTCTTCAACTTTCTCTGTCTTTTCCTTTTTAACCATAAAATCAGTCCTCTATTATTATTTTTTGTGGAGTTTTTTCATTTGAACATTTATCAAGAATCGGTATCAATTTTTCAACCACCAATGATGCTCGTGAAGGAGAATAATCTTTTAATTGTTTAATTCTAATTAGATGCCATCCTCTGCCAGTTATTAAACCCTCTTTCTTCTGGTCATATCCAACATTACGTTCCAAACTCTTTTCTCCCCAAACTGGTTCAAAATGACTTGGACCGTCAACCTCAATGGCCGTATTAATAGTAGGCAAAAAGATATCAATCTGCAACTTGGTATTTACCAACGATTGCTCTTTATGAAACTGAACTTGATATCCTAAGCTCAACAATTTTTTATGTATGAACTTTTCTAGTTTTGATCCTGTTTTGCTAGATTCTCTAACGGCTTTCATGGCCGATTGCTGCATATTAATCTTAGTATCTTCGTCTAATTTTTCCCAAGCTAATTTAGCTTTCTGTTTTCTTTGTTCCAATTCTGTTTCTGTGAGATTATCCCAAGAGTCCATAACAGACTTTCCTATTTTCTGTTTAACAACGTCATTTCTTTTTTTACCTTTTGTTGGATGTTCGTGCTTGCCAGTACTCAAAGCATTCTTTTGAGCCTCTGATTTATCTCTGATACTTAGCTTAAGTCTTTTAGCATCTCGTCTAATTTTATTCGCATATGTTCCATGCATAGATGCAATATCTGCAAAACTATGTTTTTGATCAATATACAAAGTTTGCAATAGTTCAAGTTTATCAGAGTCTGTTAAACCATCATATAAATTTTGAGATTTCTTCATAATTAAACCTTTCAGATATTCCTATCGGTTTTTTCCAGCATATATCATATATATTATAGATATCATTATTATTAACTAAAATATCTAATGAATCTTGATCATAAAGAGATTTCCATTCTTCGTATCTGGTGCCTGGATTACTAGACCACGGTAAGGAATTGGTATATAATATTCTTCTTTTTAGATTGGGGAATTTATTAGTAAGTATAACACTGGGTAAATCAAATAAAAATAAAGTTCCATTAAAAAATTGTGATTGGCTTAGATGTAATACTGGCAAATTATATAGATTGGCTTTTTCACAATAGCTATTAAAAATTACAGTTTGATTATATGGATTATTTTTTTCTATTTCTTTTATAGCAGAAAGTATGTTATTGTGGGCCTCGTCATTTGAAAGCTTAACTAAAACAAAACCTACGTCATTCATATTAAAATACTTTCTTTAATAAAAGTTGCGAGATCGTAATAGTCTTTTGGTTCTGTATATTCTATTGTTTCATAATTTTGAATTTTATCAATATCAACAACTATACTACCACAAAGACTAGCCTCCAGCGAATAGTCATTTTTATTATTTTCTATAGATAAATAATACTTATGAGACTGTAAAATATTTGCTTTACTTGTTTCGTCTAACATGCCAAGATTTTGATAATGAGGAATATTATAATTATTAAATAGTTTTATTGGAATAGTCGTATTAGGATATAAATAATTGCTTAGACTTTCTGGAATGGTTTCATAATCATCAACGAAGCATACTATTGATTCTTTTTTAGTTATTGATGCATTATTATAAAATAATTGACTATTAATTAGATTTTTAGGTAATAAAACAGATTTATATTCGGATTTAATTTTTATTTTGCTAATATGAGTTACCGGCAATTCTTTGAATTGATCTAATATCTCAAAAGATAAATTATCGTGATATATAAAACATTTTACCTTCGTAGAAGAGAAGTCTGATATAAACTGAATAATCTCATCAGTGAGTCTGTTTGCACAAAATATGGCATGAGTAGGATTGTGTGAATAGTATATCTTATATAGATGACTATCTATGCTAGACCCAATAATGTTAGTATTAGGAATATTAGAATATACACTAGTTTGTATAAATTTAGATTTAGAGTTTTGAACTAATAATGTTGTCATATAAAATTTTTAGCTTTAGTTATATCCTTGAAATTACAAATTTTCATAATTAATTTTTTATCTATATATTGTTTTTTGAATAGTATATTTTTATTTATCATTTCATTGATCAGTTCAAAAAGGTACATCTGAGAGGCACAGTTACTTGTAAATAAATTTCGTAATACTGTCAATGCTTCCTTATTGAGATAAATACATTCTGACCAAAGTTCTGGTAGATCATAAAATAGATATTCAAACTGTTGTTGCTCTGAACATCCAAGATTAAAGTTTTCACGAGTTTTATTTAAAATGAATACCTTACATTCGCTATTTAGCATATTTTTAGTTATGCATTTGTCTTTTAATAAGACTCCATTTGATACGATTAGTAGCTGTTCACAATGAGTCTGTTGTTCTAAATATATCTTTATGGAGTATGCTTGATTTGTGGTTTTATAGTCCTGGTTATATATATAATTAACATTTCCATAGTTATTACTGATTGTATTAATAATTTTTTCAGAATCAAAGCCGGTGCAAATTGATATCTTAATATTCTTATCTATGTTTCTAATCGACTGTATCTGATAGTCTAATACTGATAATTTTTTTTTGATCTCTAGTAAGGATTTAGATCCTATGGACTTCATTCCTTTAGTAATTTCTGGTACTAGTATTAGAGCATCAATCATAATGTATTATAGTGTCTTTATATGATTCTTCTATTGCTTGGCCTAGGTTATGATTGATATTTTTATATATTCCATTCATATTCTCTATTGTTAAGAATATTCCATAAAAATAATTTGTTGACATTTCACTCATTAGAATAGCAGCATCTGGTTGATCTACATTAACTATATAATTAATTTTATTAATGCTATCTTTTTTTATAGCCGACTCTAATATTTTTTGATTAACTATCCATATAAATTTACAGCTTGATAATTTATCATCTGTGGATGTTGCAATATGCAGGGTTTCGTATTCTGGTTTGTCTTCTAGAAAATAATGTAATTTCCAAGACATCTGATTACCTAGTATTTTATCACAAGCAGACTGAGCCCTTTTCATGTCATAATCTCGTTTAAATGACAGATTTATGCGCTCTGGTTTAATCTCTAATTTTATAATCTGATCACAGATATTCTCTATCTCATCATCATCACCTACCATGCAGAACAAATCATAAGCTGGAGCTACTCTGCTTTTTGCATATACTTTAAGATCAATCTCACTTTTATTAGTTGATATTTCATCGGCTTTATCTTTTGATAGTCCATATTTGCATAAATAATTATGAATATAGTTATAGTTATCAATAACTTCTATTTTTTTATTGGAAGCTATAGCATCTGGAATATAAAATTCACAAGACTTTCCAGACGATACTTCTTGAGCAAAATAGCATTTTTTACAAGAGGTATTAAATTTACTCATATCTTAATCCTTTCTAGGGCAACATCAATAGTTCCGCCTTCTTGCAAGATTTGTTTTATTGTAAAAATATTATTATCAATTCTAGTATATATATCTTCTATAGATAGTATTGATTGAACGCCATTAAGTTTGCTTAAAAATTCCTGTCCACCTATTTGGTTCTGTAAAAAATCATTTGAATACTTTTTAACATCTATGATACTAAATATTACCACTCCTGTTGGCTTAGTTTTATTAAGAACCTTATGAAAGATAGCATCTATTTCTTCAATCTTTATATAGTTTAAACAGGAACAATATATTCCATCTGATGAATGATTTATTATATTATCAAGTTCAGATAAATCTATATTAATGCTATTAGAACTATTAGGCACATAATTTTTATATGTGATATTATAATGTCTGCTCATAGTACAAATATCTCATTGTTTTTAAAATTAGTCATATATTCCACCATATTATTTTTGAATGTATTATAATCATATTTTGAGTAAATTAGTTCCGAACCTTCGTGTCGCGTTTGCTCGCTTGTATTTTTTGATAAAATATTTGTTAAAGTATATAATATGCTATTAAAATCACTAATATTGTGCATAAGAGAATTATCTTTATCATTTGTTATGGGAGAAACACATTCTACCCCACAGGACATCGCAAACAGAGTATTGACCGTATTGCCAAGATCGATGCAGACTTTGTATTGTGATAAAAATTGTCCAAGATTATTAATAGAGATATTTGATGGACTAATGGCTTTTATAATGTCTGTATTGGGTATGTTTGAAGATATTGTTTTGTGTAAAGTGTCTATTTGTGGATTATTTTCTAGATTAAATATTAATACATTCTTATCTCTTGTTGCTGACCATTCAGTAACAGGGATACCATAATTCATAATTGTTGTTTTATTATCTTGAGGATATCTCCATGATTGCATAATATGTTCGCCAAAAAAGATCTTATGAATGTGTTTAGTATTATTTTGCAATAGTACTACATCTTCTTTTTTAAAGCTTGGGGGAGGAGGGTAATGAAAAGCTATAATATCCTTTAGGTGTGCTTTATCTGATAGTTTTTTAGTATTATTTGTATGGTCTAAAAAATTATTAGAAAAATAACAATCATAATAGTAATCTGATACCTCATCTCCATCAAAAAATAAATTAATATTATCTACATCATTAAAAATATTATCAAACAACATTAAGCTAGGAGAATAAAGAAGATTAATTCTTTTATTAAGAGTTCCGTAAGCGATATTTAGAATTGAATTGGTGATACTCATATGATTTTATTAATATGCTGTTTTTTAAATGGTATTATATGCTCACTATATATATTATCTGATATTGCTCTTTTTGTTTTTGTCTCTATTGACTTATATGAAACACCCGCACATCCTGTGCTATATATGGTATGATTTCTATTATAACTATAATCATAGTCATCAACACCGAATGAAACGATTGATTTCTTAAGAATTGTTGCAAATTTACTATTTACTGTGTTGCTATTATCGTCTTGTAAGTCAATAAAAATATCGCCAGTTTGATGAGCAATAAGTATATTCTCTAGTGTTGGGTCTATTGGTGCAACAAGGACTCTGTTGATGGCATGCTTAATATTATTTTCTGTATATATATTAGATATCATGCTTTCAATATCGTTTTTAATTTTGGCATCGATATCAAATAAAAACAATACCAAAGAACACTCATTGTTTACTGTGTTTCTTATGAAGGACTTGCATAAATAATTAATATTAGCAATATTATGTCTATAACTACCAATAAAATATAGTTTTTTAGTATGACCCAAAGTTCCTATATTGAATTTATTTTGTGATATTGAAGACATTGGAATATCGTAATCATAGTTCTTTGTTTTACTTGATAGTTTATTACCGGCATTTGCAATTCTGGAGTAGGAATATTTCGTATCTGTCAATACCATGTCGAAATCTGCAAGCTTATTAATAGTATTTTCATCTAATATTCTTTCATTAAGAATAGGTATGATTACATTTTTCTTAACTGAGTTTATTTTTATACAGTCTTTTGGGTCTACATGTTGGATAACCATATCGTAATTATCTAGTCTACTTTTTTCACTAGACAGAATTGTTTCATTTCCAACATCCACTGGCTCAGCACCATTGATGTAGATAGGTCTAGAACTAACACGGGTATTAGCTTTAGACAGTATATTAATTAGAACAAATAGAGACGTTATTCCAATAATACCCTTTTGTCTATATGGTCCTATATATAAAATATTCATTGTTGTTTATTCTTTAGCTTCGAATATAAGATAAAATCTTCATCAAATGTAATATTACTGTCTTTTGCTTGTTTTGCTTGATTGTTATTGTCTATATTGGTTTTAATATATTCTTTAAGGTCTTGAAAACCATATCCTAGAATACTTGTTGGTCCATTTTGAACGAATCCATAATCTGAGCTATTCAATAACTCTAGCATTTTTTGATCACCAATCATTGATGCATTTTTCATATTATTATTTAGGATATGTAAAAGATTATCAAAATTACTATTACTGGGATTATTGATTTGAGTATTCAATGGTTCAAGATATTCTCCAGTATTCCAATTTGATCTATAGCCCGATGAATCTAGACTATCTAGATATTTTTCCCATTTCTTAAAAGTGTTATTCCAATCATAGTGTTTATGTGTTAGTTCATGTGTTTCAAATCTCTTCTTATTCAGAATGGGTTTTGGCTGAGATGCTAAGTCTAAAATGTATTCAGCAAGATCCTGATTGTCTGGATATACTCTGATTGCTTTGGTTTCTAGTTCTTTAAATGCTGATTTAATTTTTATAGGATAAGCATTGAGTCTGTCTACTATGTCGCACATGGCACTATAATTTACAGTAGCAATAGGCACACCACAAGCACCAGCCTCAACTTGTGGCATACCAAATCCTTCGCAAATAGAATACTGCACATATAAATCAAATATATTATATATGTTGCTTAATTCCTCAGAGCTAACCCCGTCTGTAACAGATGGGAAACTGCTCGCTTTGGCTAGGCATCTATCGCATACTTTGCTCGGTCCTTGAAATTTTGAACAAGAAACCTTACCACAGCTTTTGCATAAGTATGTGAATAATACTTTATTGGTCAATCTGTTCTGTCTTAGTATTTCCGGTATATCCCATCCCATATCTGGATAGCTTGTATGCAGATATAGGAATATTTTATCTGCCAGCTCTTTATTGTTATTTGCTTCTAGTTTATCTAGAATGATCCTGAATGTTGCAAAAAGCTCAGGAATTAATTTTCTTTTTTGGTTCCTCATTACTGAACCAACAACAAAACTATCTTCGCTTATTCCAAAATTTGATCTGATTGTATTTCTGTCTTTTGGCTTAAATACATTACAGTCTATTCCTGGCGATGTTGTATCTATATAATTGATTTTACCAGATGCTTGGTCTTTTAATACTTTTGCACCCCAATCAGAATAGGTGAATATGGCATCGGCGTCTAAGAAAGTATCAATCCATTCTTCTTGTTGTGGTGATGAGTCTACTGTTGGCATTAACACCCAATGGAAAAACTTACGCAGAGGGGAAGTCCTCTGATAAGCTGTCATCCAGTAGTCTCTGATATCAATAACAACGTCGGGCTTAAAATCTAAAAGAACTTTTTCAAATCTCCATCTTCCAAATTGATTGTCTCCCCTAGAAGAATATTCTTTGTGCCTAGGATCTCCATCCTTAACAGCATTAGCATAATACTTCCATCTTATAGAAGTGTCTCTTGGGTCATTAACAAATCCATAAGAAGCAAATTCTGCTATATCATACTTGTCGGTATCATATAGTCTATTCAGTAGTTCTTTTGTATAAATTCCAAAACCAGAATTTATAAAACTAGCTTCAGAACACATTAAGATTTTAAGTTTTGGTTTTGTCATAAGAAGATAAAAATACGGGGGTGGTGTTAGCACCCCCATATCTTTAAAAGGGTTTAAATATCTTTATCAGAATGCTACTGGCTCTTGTGAATCCTGTCTGGAATTCTTAGAAAGTCTTGTAATCTTTGAAAAGTTATTTACTCTAACTTTTAGACTACTATGCTTAACTCCATCCTTTTCCCACGAATCATTTCTCAGAGATCCTTCAACCATAACCAGATCACCCTTCTTGAATGACTCAGATATCATTTCCGCACCACTATCCCACGCTTCGCAATTTATAAAGGAAGTAATCTTATCCTTGTCTCCACTAGCCTTTGTATACTCACGAGAAACAGCAACAGTAAAATTAACTACTGATGTTTGCTTTCCTCCAGTATTTACATTTCTTAGTTCTGGATCCCTAGCAAGATTACCCTTTAGCAACGTAATATTCATAAATCAACTCCTTAAGAAAGAAAACTCGCAACTACCATATTATAAACTGCCGCTGTACACTGTCAAGAAACTGGATTAAAGCACTTTTCCACAATCAGCCCATCTTTCGACTTACTACGATTACCAGAAAATACAAGTATGCTTCCTATAAATAAATACGATCTATATTGAGAGAATGGTTCTGGAAAAAAGACCACAGTATCTAGTGTACCAAACTGGTCCTCAATCGTTACAAATGCCATCTCCAATCCGGGGTTTTTACCATTTTTTGTTTTGGTAATATTGATATTAGAAATTTCACCAACTAATATAATATTATCTTTAATTAAAGATGTTTTAAAGGTTTTACAATTACAATTTGCAGAACTTACATCATAAGCATCTAATTTGGAACAAGTAATTCCCACCCCAAGTAGACCATTTTCTGAATCAGATAGCCATTCTATTTTATCAACCAAAGAATATGGAGGACGTATCATAGATTGTATATAGTTATTAATAGCCTCTTTCCTACCTTTTATAAGCTTAGTATTGTCATATATGTGTCTTAATATGTCTAATATTCCAGATTCTGGTTTAACAGATATATAGTCATTAAAAGATCCCAACTCTTTCTTTGTTAAGCCGCTGCATATCTCATATTCAAATAACAATTCTGATCTATTCTTTTTAAAATAGTCAAACGCCCCACAACTAATCATTGCTTTGGCCGCAATAGAGTTTATATTTAAAAGAACTATAGACATGGTTTGTGACCAAGATAATTCATTAACATCACAATCTTTAACAAGATCGATAATCTTTTTATATACTGAATTACCAACACCCTTAATATCTGTTAATCCAAAATATATCTTTTTATCCTTGAGTATGAATAATTCATTTAAATTTCTAAAGTCTGGTATTCTTATTTCAATATCCATTTCAATAGCATTTCTAACCAACTCTTTAATCTCTTGTTGAGGATCTATCTTATCTTTGGCAAACCTAAGATACGAAGCAAAAAAGACTCTTGGGAAATGGGCCTTAGCATAAGCAGACAGATAAGCATTCATTGCATAACTAATAGAATGACTAGCATTAAATAAATATCTTTGACTTTTTTCAATCCATTCAAAGATTTGTTCTGCTTCCTGCTCGTTTATCAGTCCCTTATTTTTTGAACCAATAATAAATTGTTCTTTGACCTTAGCCATTTTATCCGCTTGTTTTTTACCAATTGCTTTTCTAAGATCGTCTGCTTCTTTAAGATTAAATCCAGCTAATTCTTTAGCAATAGACATAGCCTGTTCTTGATAAATCATTTCAGAATATGTATCTTTAAGAATAGGTTCTAAGGCAGTATGAAAGTAATCAATAGATGCTAATCCATTCTTTTTATCAATATAATGGTTTGATACGCTTTTACCATCTCTCATAGCCTCAAGACATCCTGGCCTGAGAATACTAATTAATCCCGATAACTGCTCAATATTATGAGGTTTAAGTTTTCTGGCCATTGTTTGGCCTAGTCTGGATTCTAATTGAAAACATCCTTTGGTATTACCAAGAGATATTAAATCCCATGTTTTTTCACAGTTAAGGTTGATATTAGATAATTTTGGAGAAAAATCTATTCTTGGAAAATTCTCATTATCGCCTATAACCGGAAACTTGCAACCACAATCAAACGTAAAAAACTTACCCATTAATTAATTTATCCAATAAATGATGATTTAAACTTAATCTTATTTGACAAGCTTCTGTGTAACTTTAAAAATCTAATTAAGATATTTGCCGTATCTTGAACATCCTTAAGAGCATCGTGAGCACCTTCTTTATCTATACCAAGATAATCTCTAAGGTTATCTAGAGTATAATTTTTTAGTTCGCTATTTCCTTCAAACCAATAAAATACTAAATTCATGATATCTATCACGTCTCTAGGATAAAACAAAGAGGATCGTCCTTCTTTATTCAGATTATTATATTTTTGACTTAATCTTTCTATTATCCTAAGATCAAACCTATTAATATTATAACCAGCAGCAATAGGTGCCGTGAAACAAGACTTCTTACCGCTGGATCTAATATGATACATTTCCAAGTAGGATATGAACATATTCCATCCGTGCTCTTGCTTCTGGTATGCTTTCCAAGATTCTAAAATCTGATCTTTTGTACTTCCTTTTACCTTGGCATGAAAGTCCAGAACATCGGAATCAGAATAAACATACTCTGGTTTTTCTTCTAGTATCAATGGCTTAACGGTAATATTAAACTCCGAATCTTTAACTATTTCTAATTTTAGTGGATCAACCATAACCGCAGCAATTTGAACTGGACTGCAAAGATCAGGATTAACTCCGTCTGTTTCCAAATCAAAGACACAAATTTTTTGTAGATTAGCCATTTATTGTAACTTCTGTATTTCCGGGAAAATGTCCTTTTTGATTAGCGTCAGAAGAAGCATAACAATTGATACTTCTGCAACAGCTAACTCTAACTTCTTCAGTTTTAATATATTCAACGCCATTAACTGTGAATCTATCACCAATCGCTAGTTCATGAAATTGTTTTTGCATTTTATTCTCCTTTGCATAAAATTTCTGATATGGTCATAATTTTGTCTAACATAGCAACGCCTAGAATATCAAATTTGATTAAACCTAAATTTTCCAAATCTTGCATCTCCATCCCTGCTATTGCTTGTTTATTTTTAGAATCATAAACCATGGGACAAACAGCACTGAGACTTTGACTACTAATAACTACACCGGCGGCATGTTTGGATTGATTAGATTTAGTTCCTTCAAGTCGGATGGCTTGTTCAAACCTTTTGGCCAAAGGTCCGGCAAGAGAACCATCATCACTAATATAGCACCACTCCTTCAGTTTGTCAACATTGTTTTCTAGTGCCCACCTGATAATAGATGCCTCTCCGGTATCTTCTTTCATTTCCTGTAATTCGTCAGCAATTTTTGCTTCGTCAGGAATGAACTTTGTTATTCGATTCATTTCTTCAAAAGAGATATTGTCATACACTCTTAATACTTCTTTTAAGGCACCCCTGCCTTTCATAGTATTAAATGTAATCATTTGAGAAACCTTGTCTGAACCATACTTATTTTTAATATATTCGATGATCTGTTCTCTTTTATTAATTGGAACATCAACATCAATATCTGGCATGGAAATATGATCCGCAGTATTACGGCCCTCATTATAAAATCTCTCAAAGAGTAAATCATATTTGATAGGATCAATTTGAGTAATACCAATAAGATATGATACCAAACATCCTGCAGCAGAATTATGTACTCCCAACCCCTCTACATTATAGGATGCAGAATTTTTAACAGAGATATCATGGACTTTTCCTGTGTAATTCTTAATTATCTTTTTGCTTTTTAATTTCATGATGTAATTTTCTGGCTTTTTTATAGTAGGTTTTAACTTCTTTGTCTTGATCAAATATTATTATAAATTTATTTTTTAGTTTTTTCTTGGCTTCTGCAGTTTTCGCTAAATTTTGTTCTTTATTTTTAGCAAAATACAAGCCCTTACCTTTTATCTCTACCACTATGTCCTCATGGATAATGAAATCTGGAAAATATAACTTTTGTTTATTTGATATTTCATATTGTATTGGATCTAGATCATATCTTTTAATTGGAATACTAAGTTGTTCACACCATAATAAATACGATAACTCTAATGCGCTATCATAGTATATTTCATTATAAAATCCTTTTAGTCCACCAATTCCAAATGTATTTTTTATATGTTGAGTATCATTAATTTTTAAATTTGATCTGGCTTTTTCGGCAAATTTTGGATCTGTTTTCCATCTATTTTTTAGATAGATTGAAGCTTTCTTTTTCCTCTTATTATCCCAGCTTCTTGACACTCCTAGAGCATTTTTCTTTTTTTGCTCTGGTTTATTTTGTGCTATAAGCTGTGCTTTTCGATTACTTTCCATCCATTCTGGATTATTAATAGTTCTAAATTTTAAAAAACATTTATGACATTGACACCACTTAGAAGTGGGCAAAGATAGTCTATTTCTTAGAAATTTTTTAAGTTTTTTATATTCAAATATTTTTTGACATGTTATACATTGATCTTTTATGGGAGTATTACTGAATCCCTTAAATTTAAAGTTATTATTTTCTAAAAATTTGAATGTTATATTTTTCATAATATTTCTCTATATAAACATACACCAAAAGTCTAGGAAGGGGTTCTTTTTAAACTTCTACAATATCATCTATATCTGAGAGATATTGGGCCTCTACCCACCCTCTATTTTTTGTTAAAAATTTATGATCTTTAGTGCATCTAATAGTTTTTTCATTTTCAAATATTAATTCAATAATATCTTCATTAATATCATACTGCAAAGTATCATAAACTTCCTGGGGATTTCCATAGGCATCTATTATAATGTCTCCTATATTGATTTGATAGATCTTTTTTGTTGTTCCGTCGTGCATTTTAACGTTCGTATCAGGAACAAAACATCCTCTTCCTGGTCCTGGAAGCCATCCACTCTTTTTAACATAGTTTACAATATCTTGTACTATAAGAAAGTAACTAGATAATCCAGCTTTTTGTAAAATATCTAATTCTAATTTTACTCTGTCTGCATATTTGGTATGCTCAGACTCTGGAATATCATTCATTATCTTCTCTCGCCAACCATCTCTACATAATTGTCTCAGATATTCTTCTGGATTAGAGTTGTTTGGACATTCAAAGGCAGGAAGGGCTGGCTTACTAAGAATAGAATACTCTTCGCACATTGAATCAACATATAGAGTATTTTCAATTTCTTCGCTAGTATGCCACTCCGTCATTTCTTCTGGATCTGGAATATGATAGTTGTCCGATTTAAAAAAACAACCCATTGGCACTTCCTCATTAGCCAAGAGTTTCTTATTTATATCTATTAAAGTTGTCTTAAGATTATTACATAATAAAATCCTTTGATCAATAGCGTCTTTTCTTTCACAATAATGAGCATCTGGAGTAGCTATTATTTTAGTTTTAGTTTTAACAGATAATTGTCTCATTATATCTGTCATTTCTTTTTGTTTAGGATTTAGTTCCTGATCCATGAGTTGGGCTTCTAAAAAGAAATTATCTTTGCCAAATATTTCTTTCATATGGTCTATAAAAGATATTGCCTTATCAGTATAGTTATCAGGATTTTCCTCAACCAAATCTGATATGCTTGATCCTAAATGACCACAAAACCCTATAATATTTCCGTCTAGAATGGGTGCTAATCTATCAAAACTAATCCTAGGCTTATGATAGAAATTATCTATTCTGTTAGTTTCAGATATGATCTTTACAAGAGTTCTCCATCCTGCTAGATTTTTAGCAAGAACGAGGAAATGACTTAAATCTTTATTCTCTTTCTCTTTAATAAGAGAATCATTTTTAGATATATAAAGTTCACAACCTAATATTGGTTTAATCTTTTTGGCTTTCATTGCCTGATAGAACTGCACACATCCAGAAATAGTTCCATGATCAGTTATTGCACAGGTTTTAATTCCGGCATTAACGCATCTTTCCGCTATTTGACTAGGTTTACTAATTCCATCTAAAAGACTATAGTGAGAATGAGCATGAAGAACTGAATATGTTTTTGTCATATTGATCCGGGTGCTTTGTAACTTCCAAATGAGTGATTCTTGTTCTTGTACAATCCAATTGTAGTGTCGATTCCATAAAGATCAAGGTCGTGTTTTATCTGTTCGCACTTTGTCATGGTTTGACCAGATTTGCATACTTGTCCATCTCTGTATTCCTCTATTGGCTGAATATGAGTTCCATCAAATGTTGTTTTGCCAAAATGACACAACTTACTGCACATCCAGCTTTTATGTAGTCTTGGCTTTTTAGTGCTTTTAATTGCTTCAAATTTTTGTCTTAGCATATCTTCTGTTGATGCTAGATCAGAATCATGAAAACAAATGGAGAATGGTCCACCATCATTAATAAAATATATTGAAAATATTATATTCTTAATATGAGGATAAAGATGTTTTATTGCATAGTGATAGATCTTTAACTGTGGATCTTTTTCTAGCTTCTCTTGGGTTTTTTCTTCTCCAGTAGCCCAATCTAATCTTTTTCCAGTTTTCCAGTCTATTACTTCTATTGTAGAATCATTAACCAATGTTATTAAGTCAATTGTGCCCTTTAGTGCTAGATTGCCCTCAAGTTTTTCTCCGCCAATATCATAAGAGTATTTAGCCCAGGGTTTTTTAATCTCAAAATCAAAGTGTTGTTCTGGACAAAGAATATTTCTTTTTCTAGGATCAAACATTCCGCCATTAAATTCTATAGCCTTATAAACCCAGTCTTTACAGTCTCTATGATCTTTAGCCGACCACTTATGATGCTGAGCATTATTAGTATAATAGGTATATACTTTCTCTATTAAATTATTTAAATCATAATTATTAATATCAACTAATCCGATAAGATCGTCATCAATAGTAGTTTGTCCATCTTGCTCGGCTTTTTTCATAACCGCTAAAATTTCAAGAACTTTATGAGTAATAGTTCCTTTATCTGCTTTTTGGCCAGACAATCCTCTCCACCCTAGTACGTACTCACCAAAATATTGCTGTTCGCAAAGAGAGTGTGTGTTATAAGATGAACTTCTAAAGTATGTTATTATAATGGTAATATCTCCTCTAATAGTTTTTTAATCTGAGTAAATTGATCAAGAAGAGTAACATCAGAATTTTCTACTACATAATCAAAATTAGACCAATCATAGTTGTCTTTATCTAATACTGTTTCACTTAGATGATCTGATTGAAATGGATTTCTAGTTAATCTTATAACCTTTCCACCACTTTGCTTAATAGAATCTACTTCGTTAGGAAATCGACAATCAGTAATAACAGCAAGGTCTGGTTTATCTCTAATAATCTTATTAATAGTGGATCTAACCCACACATTAGTATCTAATTTTCTAAAAATATCAGTGCCTACAACTTGCATAACATCTCTAGCAGATAGTTTCTTATCGTTCCATACTATGTTTGTCATTTCGTTTTTATTATCATCTGTTCCGTAGCACTGATCATATGTTAATCCTAGCATATTAATACAGATGTCTGTTTTTAAAATATCAGCAAAATTGTATATTTTTACCTTTGAATTAAGCTTATTAATAGCTTGTATAAATCTTGGATCATTGTATGTATCCACTAATTTTCTAATATCAAAAATACCTTCATACCTAGTGTCTCCCAGAATATCAGAAATCAATAATTGACCATCTTCATCCATATAAATTTTTTCACAATATCCTAGCTTAGCAAGATATAGAGATAGTATAAAATTGCCTATTGTGCTTTTTCCGGACTGCTTCCTTCCAGAGATTCCTAATATTAGCATAATTGATAGTCCTGTATTTGCGGTAAAATTTCTTGCTTAATCTGATCGGGAGACATTTCTGCAACATCATTAGAGGATAATTTGATATGCTTGATGTTGTATGTTCTTCCGCATTTTAATTCTATTTGTTTTGACGCTTCTTGGCCAGCAACATCATTATCCATTATAGTAACTATATTCATTGCTCCGGATATGTCTAAAAGCATTTTTTGTTTATGGCTCAGAGAAGATCCAAAAATAGCTACAGAATTATGTATACCAGATTCTTCTAGTCTCCACACATTTCCAGGACTTTCAACAATGACAACAGTTTTATTCTTCAAAATAATGTCTTTAGCAAACCAGTAATTATACAGATATTCCTGTGTCTTAAAATTTTTACTATGTTTCCATTTAGAACTTAGCCATTTTTCTTTATCTTCGGGGCATGATTGTTGAGAATCATGAAAGCATGAGCATTCGTTGCATTTGTCAAATATGCTACGACCAGTGCATCCTGCCATTCCTATCATATCATTATCATAAACAGGAACCACAGCCCTGCTGCTCATTTCTTTTCCTTGTCCTATACAGTCTCCAACATCATATTTAATAAGAATGTTTTTGGAGAAACCCCTATCTATAAAATACTTTGATGGTATGTTTAGTGCCTTAGTGACCAAAGACCTAGGAACTAGTTGTGGTTTATTTTGACTATCTGGAGTTATATTCTTAACTGCATTAACAAAGTTATTTTTTTCTTTAGCTTTTCTTGTTTGTTTATGGTCAGACGGATCGTGCTTACTAAAGCTTATAGCAAACTGTAAGGCATCATTAAAAGAGACCATATCATCACCAGACTTAGACCATCCTTCTTGATGAGATAAGCACCCTCTAATAAATCCTATTATTGATGATTTAAAAACATTTTCGCATTGGTGTGTTCGACATTTCCAGTTGCCTCGATATGTATCTCCTTGATGATACAGATTGAATGCTGAGTCATTATCTCCACCATGAATAGGACAACTCATGGTGACCATCTTATCTAGCATCTTATAGGAATCTATTCCCAAAGACAATAATAGATTTTCAATATCGTCGCATACTTTATCAGATAAATGCTTTAACTGATATTGATCATACGAATGGTATTTCGTTTTTTTCTTCATTATTGTTTTCATCGACTATGAAACCGTCCTTTTGTTTGTTCGACCCGCTCATTAATTCTAGTCTGGTTTTACCCTCTGTTATCTTAGCACACCACCCCTTCATATGACAATTAATATAATCGTTGTCATCTAGTCCTCCTCCGTGGCGACTAATTAAGGGTACTAATTTTCTATTACCAGCGTCTTGTCCATCTTCAGCGATTTCTTCGTCACTCTTTCTTTTGAAAATAGTAAAGTTGCTACACAACCATATAATACGGTCAGATCCGCTGGCCGTGTCGGTACTTTCTTTTGTGATTCCATCTCTATTCAACTGAATGAATGATAGTATGGGAACTTTATACTGTATAGCAAAGTTATGAAGTGCCGTCATCATAAAACCAAGAACCTGATATTCTTTCATATCTTGGTTTATTCCGGCACTATCCATTAATTTTAGATAGTCATATATTATAACGCAATCTTTTGCTGTTCCATCGTCATTAAGTCCAACTTCTTTGACTAACCATCTTCGCATTATAGATAGTTGTTCTTCAAATGGCTTACCAGCAATACTCTTATGATATAAGCGACTTTCTTTTAACTCTTTGATAGCCTCTTGTATCTTAGAGAAAGTGCTTGGAGTATCAGAAAATTTACCAGTCTCAATCTTATTGATCTCAATTTCAGAGGACATGGCAAGAATTCTATGAATATGGTCTTCTCTTGTCATTTCCGTATCCATATTCAAAACTGGAATCTTTAATTTACTTGCTATGTAATAACCAATATTATCGGATAACAATGTTTTACCAACCTTTGGTCTGGCAGCAATAACATTAACCGTTCCTTTTCTTAGTCCTCCGCCAATAGCCTGATCATAAACAGGAAATCCAGTGGATATTCCAATTTGATCCACCTTATTTGTTTGTAGAAATTCTATATAATTATCAATATCTCCAGCAATAAAGGCTGGAGCAGCATCACTCTCGTTAGATAACGAAGAGGAAAAGCTAAATATGGATTCTTCTGCTATTCCTATAATATTAGATATAGATTCGCTTCCTGTTACATCAAGAAGTCTTTCCTGGACCTGATCCATTTCCTTGTGAAGAAGTCTTGCTATTTCTAGCTTCTTAATTTTAGAGGCGAATTTTCTAATATTTTCCAAATTAACTGGAAAATCAAATATAGCCTTTAAATGCTGAGCCTCGTCCTTTTTTGATAGAACTTCAGATAAACCCAGTTCTTGTGCTGACGAGTATACAGATGCTAAATCAATTTTAGTCTTTGGTTCATTTTCACAAATATTTTTCAGACATTTGAATATTATCTGATTACTATCTATGGTGAATGAAGACTCCTGTAAGATATCAGCGATATCCAAATAGGCATCCTCACCATACTTTAAGATACCACTAAGAATGGCTCTCTCTGCCGACGGATCACACAAAATCATATTTTAGCCAGATTGGGTTGAGCAATTATTACACTTGTATCGAGAAGGAGCATCAAATAGTAGTGATGGAGCAATAGATTCCTTTTTGCCGCAAACACGACAAACAACATCGACAAATTCAAATTCCCTCATTCTTGCTACAGGCTCATTTGAGCATAGTTTTTTATCTATAGCACAATCATCCTTGTGCATTCTAAACTCAGCCATTTTTTCAAATGCATTAATATTTGTTGGCTGTGTTTTTTTGGATTTGATCGATTTGTTGTTTCCTACTTTTTGACCACCTTTCGTTTTTATAGTAGACCCCGGTTTGGACGGTGCCACCCTCTTATTTTTGGTTTCTTCTTCTGGCTCTTGTTCTGGAGTTACCTGATCGACCAATCCCTGTAAAAGAGAGATTAGTGCCTTAATTTGTTCTGGGTTTTTTAAAATCTCATTTGGGTCCATGTTGCACCTTTGTTCTTTGTATAGCCATCATAATATCAGATAGATTTTTTATACTATTGGCAATATATGATAGTCTGTCAATTCTTTGTTTTGCATACTTCTTTATACTATTTAATGCTGAGGCTTTGTCATTATGTTTAATCGCTTGTAAAGATTTTTCTATAAAACCATATCCTTTATAATTATTGATCTCATCAGCTATTGTTTCTTTTATAGATTCTTCTGACCAATTACATCTGGCAATTTCTCTATTTATTGTTCTTTGAACATGGAACGAGAATTGGGCTAATCTATAAGATATTTGAGCACAATCTTCTGGCGATATCTTTTCAAGTTCATCTCTTGTCATTGTTAAATACTGATTAATCTCACTCTCTGATACTCCGTATTGAGCAGAGTATTTGGGCAGAGCTATTGAGGATTCGTATTCGTCTAGAATATTATCCCAGTGCTGTAAATCTTCTTTAGCTGTTCGTGTGCTCATAAGACAGTATCTTTCTCCATGTTTCTATTGGCTCATTATATGGCAATACGGTATGAGTTATACCATTTTTTTCACACCATTCTTTTTTTTCATTATCTCTTTTTTGTGCTTTTAAAAAATTCATTTTAGAACTATGATAGAATGGAATAAACTTATAGTGTTGTTCTCCATGAACCTCTATTACTCTTTTTATTAGCGGTAAATAAAAATCAAGATATAGTGTTTCTGATCTTCTTAATGGAATAGGAACTTCTTCTAGTATTTGCAGTGTTGGAAAACTATCTATTAGTAATTTCCTGGCTGCTAAATGGAAAGAAGACTTATCATGAATTCTTCCTTTAGAAATATGACCAGTTAGGCTCCAGTTAATCTGATTTCCATCTAAATCAATAATATTCATTTAATTCCTAAAACCTCTTTAACAGACTTTTCAACTAGATCGTATGCTTCTTTATTTTCTAATAGAAAATTTCTAACTTTTTCTGTACCTTGAAATTTTGGCTTATCATCAAGTGCGGTTATTGTATACCAAGCGCCGCCCTTATTAATAATACCAACATCAGATGCTAAATTGATCAATTCTGTATACTTATCAATTCCTTGGCCATATCTAACATAGCTGGTTGTCACAGCCCCAGGAGGCCCAAGTGCCGAGCAGACCACTTGCCATTCGATCTCCTGCCCTATTTGAGTATTGTCGGTTCCAACGATCCACGGTTTAAATGTCTTCGCCCTGAGCTTAATGTCGGTCTGATAAGCAATAGCTTGACCGCTTTTTTCTTTAAACTCTGCTCCATAACCTGTTGGATTACCCATTAAGTGAGTAATACCTATAACAATATTACGATTAACAGGAATAACATTAGCAACTTTACGACAAAATTTTGCTAGTAGTTTAGCGCCGTCTGCTCTTTGCATTTTATCCATATCACTGGTGATTTCTGCTTCGGTACACAGAGCAGAGTATGAGTCTATAATCAGAACACATCCAGGTATTTCATTAATAATTCTTTCACCAATTTGCAAATATTCTTCACCATGTAAAATCTTACCTTGTTGACTTCCTATTATATGGAATCTGCTCAGGTCTAGTCCCGGTATTCCTTCTAAATCTCTTTTCTTCAATCTACCCTCAATGTTAAGGTAGTACACTTGGCGACCATCTTTAAATGAGCCATGAGCATATTCTTTTTTTTGTGCTGTTGCTGAAAATGCTAATGATGTTGTCGTATTATGAGTAACAATGAAATTATTTGTTAGATATAATCCATCAGGACTATCTACTTCAATACAAATAGCTTCTTCTTGAGAAACCTTTTCTACATCAACTATTGTTCTATGAAGGTCTGGCTTACTTCTAATATGTCCACTTTTCTTTCTTGGTAAACTAAAGAGTTTATCAATATCGTTACCATGAATATATAATCTATAAGATGGAAATTGCTTACCCTCTTTACCTTCATATCCTGTAAATCTGTGTTTTATTTGACAGGTGTATCCTAAGCTTTCTAAAACTTCTTGAACATCTTTTGCCAATGTTTCAGAAACAGTGGAATATTCTGCTCTAAGTCCATTGTCATTTGATCCGTCTGTGTCCATTAGGCCGCGTATAAGTTTCCATCTATTTGATATAGAGGAGTATCTGTAGTGTTGTGGAATAAACTTATCATGCGAAGAGCAACCATAAAGTTTTAATTCTTTAAGATCTTTTGTAATAGTATTTCTAATTAAAACGTTTGAATCTATTTTTCCACTTATATTATAATCATATTGAGACACTTGCTTGATAGATAAGCCACGTTTTTTAACAAAGATTTTGAATTTTCTTAGAATAAACTGATCTGATGTGGTGATTTTTGGAGTTTTTTGTGTTAATCCTCCGTCACCGATCAAACATCCAAGAATATACGGATCAATTGAAAGCTTTTTTGTTTGCTTAAAATAAACTGGTTTTGTTAGTGGAATTTTCCATTTCCAACGATCATTTAGTCTTAATCCTTCCGATATAATTTCTTGTAAAGTTAAAACTTTGTAGTCATTTGTTCGATTATTTTTTGCTACCAACCAATTATGTTCTAGTCCACAATAGGTTTTGGAACCATCATTAAAACTAACCTGATAAATATCTTTTTTACCTTGAGGATAAATACCAATTACTTTAGATGTAGATCCATTAGGATTACATATTATATCTTCTGATTTTATTGATCCAATAGTTACTCGACCATTTGGAGTATAAATTAAATCGGTCAATCGTTGTAGCTTACCACATTTGGGTTGTCCCGTTAAAACAACAAAACTACCTTCTGGTATGCCACCATTTAAAGCAATATCTAATGATGGACTAACAGGAATGGTTAATACTTTCTTGTCTACCATAGCATTGCCAGACAATATAATCTCATCACCAAAGTTTTTAATTACATCTTCTTTAAGAGTTGTTGCCATCATCTAATTCCTTTAACTTAGAAAGTATGCCTTGTTTTGTATTTGTTTTATGTCTAAAAGTTTTTTTCTCTGATCTGTCAATATTCTCTGTTAGCTCTGTGTTTTCTGATCCTAGCAGAGTTTCATGATGGTCTATTATAGCCAACAGATGAGGTGCTCGCAAAGAATAGATTCTCTCTGCTTTTTTATCATTTAAGGCTCTGATAATAGCTTTGGCACTATATTTTTTTAATAACTTATTTGCTGTTGCTATCTGATCTCTATAGTACTTAGACCATTCTTTATTGGTCCAAAATCTATAATGAAGATCCAATTTTTCCATTGTCGCCTTATGCTCACATATCAACTCTGTTATATATTGAGCAGCAGAGACAGTTTTCCCATTTGAGTATCTTGATGGATACATATTATTTCTTTGGTCTAAAGATTCCTTTTTTATCTTCATTAATCTGTGGTGGAGCAGACTTTTTAGATTCGTCTCCAATCTGTGATGCCTCTTTTGTCATTATGGCAATAGAGTTAATCTTTTTACCAGATGTGTGGGTTATCATCAAATCTTTTGCCGAAGGAATAGTCGCTGTTGTTGGACTTGCTACTATTTCTACTTTTGGCACTAATGAAACAACCTGTTCTGTGGTTACATTCAGTTCTTTTGCTATAGCGTCAGAACTTAATCCTGTTGAGTGTAACCATTGTATTGCATATTTTTGTGTTTTATTCAGTTTAGGCATTATATGATCTCTCTTTCTGCTCTAGTTAACCATGATATGTTCTTTGTGGATAAAAAATTAAGATATAAATTAAAGACTTTTTCATTAACAGATCTGAACTTGTCTGATGGTCTACAGACATTATCAACAATACTGTATGACTTTTCATCTAATCCGCTTCCAAGGGGGTTGAATAATTTATTGCTATTGGATATCTTAATAAAATATTGCGGCTGAGAATTTGTTTTAAATATTCTTTTAGCAAGAACATTCTTTCCATCTTTTTCTGATCTTGGAAATCCATCTCCATCAGTATAGTTTTCTGATCCGGCCATACAATAATAGTTGGTGTCTGTCGAATCTGTTTTTTGTTTTGGACTAAAAATAAAATCATCCATTTTTTGTTTCCTCTTGTTCTTCTACTTTTTCTAATGATGATGACATACAATTTTCTAAAAAATTAAAAAATCCATGTAGATAGTCTTCATATTTTTTATTTGACGGAACTGGAATATGATAGTTCTTTTTAGATATTTCTTTAGCTCCAATGAGATTACCAGTATCGTCTTCTTCAAAAATACTAGCAACAACACTAATCACTATTTCGTGCTTACACTCTATGAGCTTAGTATTGTCTTTAGAAATATAGTCTGATAAATCTTGACCACTCATCTGCTTTCTAATACTGTCAAGAGCATTAATAATACTATCTTTTTCTTCTGGTGTTATTTCTTTCATATTATGTCCACTTAATCTTTGGTTGTTTCTTTAGTCTTTTCATTCCTTTTGGCAGTTCGTTAACTGGCTGTTCTTCTTTATAGGAATTATGTTTATTATGTAATGAGATCTTTTCGTCTTCACTCATTTTATCTCTATTCCTATTGGCTAAATCTCCAATAGTTTTTAGTTCTGTATCTGACTTTTTAACAGATGTGTTCTGTGTTGCTACATCCTTAATATAGCATCTGTATGTCTGTTTAGATCCACAACCAGAACATTTGGGGCTGCTTTGATAATCTTTAATATAAAAGAATAGCTCAAATTCAGCACCACATTTTTCACAACTGTATGAATAAGTTGGCATAATTACTTCAAGTCTCTATTGGCTTCCTTTAGCCAAGAAATGTTTTTTGTGACTAGAAATTTTATATACTTATCAAATGTTGTTTTTCCCACCTCAACAAACATCCACTTGTCCTTACAGGTAGAATCTATAAAATCAAATTGTCGTTTATCTTTAATTGGAGATAGTTTCTCTATTGGATTAAATAGTGCAGCATTTGGGGTTGTTCTAATATAGTAACTATAATTATTTGATGCTGCTTGAAAACTTTTTGATTTTTTATTCTGTACGCATTTAGCAGCTATGATGTCAGAGTCTTTATCTGATACTCTTGGATTTCCATCGGTATCAATAAAGTCTTCTTTGCCCTTCAAACAATAAAACATCTCTGATATGTCTGATGGTTTGGAATTAAAAATAAAATCATGCATATTGTATATTTATAAAAGGTTTCCACAATTCATACGAAGGTCCGCCCCTTATAGTAGAGACTTCCTGAAACCAAGGCAAGTACTCTAATGAGTAATTGGGCTCTATTGGTGAATTTATTAGTTTCATTCCTGCTTCTTTTGGTGTCCTATTACCCTTCTTGTGATTACAAGGTCTACAAGCAGTCACTATATTCTTCCAATTTGTTGATAATCTTTTGTTCTCATTAAATCTACATTTTGGAACTATATGATCATATGTTAATTGTGAAGAACATAATTGAATTCCACAATATTGACACGTATGATTATCTCTGATAAATAAATTATGTCTTGAAAAACTAATCTTTCTATCATACATATTAAAAAATCTAATGGTTTTAGCTACTGCTGGAACTGGATACTGTTTTCCGGCAGATCCTTGAATATGCTTATCTTTATAATATGATAATATCTCAATACCGTAATTTTTATTATGTTCGTATCTCATAGACCAAACTATAGCCCTCTGCCAAGATATTATTCTCAGAGGGGCATAGTCTGCGTTTAATAATAAGCATTTACTATTTTCGGCTTTGCTGCTCATAGTCATCAAGTCTATATAAGATTTTAGAGATAATTGGATTTCTTACAATATCTGAGGCTTCTAATTTAGAATAGCCTATACCTTCAACTCCATTAAGGGCCGATATCATATCGCTAAAACCACCTTGTAAATGTCTGCTTAAATCAGACTGAGCAACGTCACCAGTTAAAACCATTTTACTAGATTGTCCTGTTCGTGTTATTAACATTTTTAATTGTTCATATGAAGCATTTTGACATTCATCAGCAACAATAAAAGCATTATGAAAATTACGACCTCTCATTAGTCCAAGCGGAACTACTTCAACTTTATTATTCAATCTCAGTGAAGCATAATGTGCTGAGCTTATAAAATGTACAATTTCGTCTAATATCGGCAATAGATAAGGATGAAGTTTTTCTTCTGCTGATCCTGGGAGGTATCCCATTTTTTCTCCAGCCTCTAATATTGGTCTTGTAATAATAATTTTTTTTACTTTTTCATCTAAAAGATATTCAAGAGCCATTCCTATAGCAATATGTGTTTTACCACTACCTGCTAAACCCTGACAAAATGTGATAGTATTTTCTGCAATAGTCCTTATGTATTCTTTTTGGTTTTCTGTTCTTGGTTTTAATCGATTCCTATAAGCGGCTCCTTTGGGCTCCAAACTATTTGTTGCATCAATAACCCTAGCTTTTTTCTTTGAGTTTTTATTAGTTTTTCTCAATGTGTGCCCTTTTCTTATATAAGGAGTATTAAAATACTACTTTATAATACACCTTTATAAGTATAAGTTATAAATTGTTCTATAGTAAACAGGCCCCACCAGCACAACTTATTTCTTCTATACCAACAGTATTATCTTCATTTTCCAAAAGTTGTGTATAATCTACTTTCTTAAATCCATTATAGAGATCACAATATATTTTCCAATTATATACGTCCTTCATGCAGTATGTTAGACGCTTGGTGTCTTCATCAAAATATTTACCAGCAAAGTTCTTCATTTTAGTAACAAACAAAAGTTTATCTTGACTATCATTATCTTTTGCCTGATTCATACTAACATAATCACATGCTGCCCATAGATTATTATTGAAAGCATTCAATCCTAACTCAATTAATCCAGAACACCATAATGCAGCGTCTCCATATTCTTTAACTATTTCACGACTAGTGTAAACTGTTGTGAATGGAGCTTGTTGATAGTCTTTGTCTCCGCTTTGTGGGATTAGACTGATACCAGCAAAATATTTTCTATTATTATAGATATATCTTGTAACATCATCCCATTCGTCTGGCTTAACAGTAACTGTGTTACTAACATTATGACATAAATAATCTTTTGTACATAAAGCTTTATTCTTGCCATTTTGAACCCAATTTTTTTGAGTTTGCTTAACTATTTCCAACATGTCTACTGCTGGTAATTGGTTTTTAAGTTTTGACCCATCAGGAACCTCAATAGGAAACTTTATTATTTCATCGGTATTATTTGCTGACCAAGCTGATTTATAGCAGGCTTGCGGGTTATGTTTTTTGAAGTGTTGGTATGGGGCTTCTAAAATATTGGCCTGTACGTGTCTTATGTATCTTTTAGCGTGATGTGGATGGATGCCAGAGCTTGTTCCAAGCATACTAGAACTTGTTCCTTCTGGTTTTAAGCAAGTTACTCTAGCCGCCTGTCTAATGTTGATTTTTTTAGCCATTTCTTTGTTGGTTTCAACGGCTATCTTTGATCCTTTTTTCAAAACCTGTTCGGTTAATACCAGATCATGTTTCTCCATGATACCTGTCATTGATACTCCTAACAAAGCTTCTCTTTCAAAGATCTCTTCGCTATTTGTGCCAAGATACTCTAACTTTGTAAAACCGGCTTGTAAAGTTCCTATAATAGCAGCCGCCTTACATCTTTCATAAAAATCTTCTTCATCTTCTATGGATGAACAATTGATTGTAGATAGATTGCACCCTTGCCATCCTGACTCTCCTGTTTTCTCATTTACTGGCCAAAGTGAAATTTCGACACAAGGATTGAATACCATCTCTGTAGAATCACTCCAAATAAATCCTGGTTCTCCAAACTCCTTGACACTTTCCATTAAGTTTTGGAATTGTTCAAGTGTTGTTTCATCTTTTAATAATAGTGCAGAATTATTGCTTCTTGCTCTCTGTGGGTTGTCGATATACCAGTTACCGGTTTTTGCTTTAGTCATTTCTTCGTCATCTGGACTAAATAAGGCCAGACTAGCAGACCTTCTAACTCCACCACTTAACACAGCATCGCTACTATGCATAACTATATCATAAGCATCAATAGGTCTAAGTTTTTTCTGTCCATTTGAGATACAACGATCAAGCAATAATCTTATTTTTTCTAGACCGTTTTGCAAAGGCTCAAATCCTGGTGCTTTGCCAACACCAGAACTTAATGATGTACCTTTCTGACGAATTTGAGAATAATCAAAAACAACATAACTATTTTTGTACATCTTAAATTCATCTATTGGCTTACTAAAGTAACTACTAAGAAGAACTCCAAGAGCATCAGCCCAGCCTTCGATACTATCTTCTATAATATATTTTATTCCCTCATTATTGTCTGGAATATCATGTTCTATAGTTGGCAGTTTTGATACATGATGTTTTTGTACGCTGAATCCTGTGCCACTGCCACATAATAGTAACCAAAAACACTCTTGAAAGAATCTTAGCCTATCACAATAAGAGGCCGTGCAATTATAAATTTTGCTATGGCGTTTTAAAATAGGATCTCCGCCAAACTGTAATGCTCTTTGTGAACCTAGAACCTTCTTCTTATACATCATATCATATGCCCAATCAATATCTTCTTTTACTTCAGGATACTGGGTATGCATCATATTTTTGACGCGATCAACAGCTTCCTTCCATGTTTCTCTGCGATTCTTATCTTCTATCCAACGAGCATACTTACTAACAAATGTATAATTCTGAAGTTCTTGAAGTGCCGACATACTATCTCCTATTTAAAATTACAATTATGCCTATTAAGACAGTGGCTTGAAAAGAAAGATCTGTAGTTTCTGAGCTACCATTAAACCACCTGTTGTAGAAATATATTCCACATGATATATAATATACTAATGCATTCATAATACACCACACAAATCTTTGAGCCATGACAGATCTGGTTTAAGATAAAAAATTTCTATACGGCTCATATTTATAAATGTATCAAATCTATTTTTTGCTTCGCTATCAAATAATTTTGTTCCATGATCATCGATCATAAATACTTTTGTCACACCTTCCTGCCATAATGCCATAATGCAGTCATTGCAACATTGGCCAGTAACATATGCTATTCCACTATCTGGCCTAACAATACAATTTGACAAAGCATTTCTTTCTGCGTGAATCATCCATGGATATTTGTCTGGCCTAATATTTGGCAATTTAGTATCATCAAGACCACGAGCAAATCCATTATAACCAACACCTAATATCCTATTATGGTTATCTGTAATCACACAACCATGTTGAGTTTGGATGTCATGGCTTCGTTGAGAAACAACTTTTGCCAAGCCTAAAAAGTAATCTGTCCATGATGGTCGCATGACAGTATTATATGCGATCCGTGCAATAAGTCAAGATGGTTTTGTGGCGAGTTTGTTATACAGCACCAGAGTTAGAACTGATCCTGCTACTCCCATAAATAAACCAGTTGGAGATAACGACTCATATTTTCCTAACATATATAATATGGCTCCTCCCATATAAGATCCAGCAACTCCTAGCGCTACTGTTTTTACAAAACCAAAATTTTCTTCCCCAGGAACTAGGGCTTTGGCAATACTGCCGGTAAATATACCATAAACACACCATATTAATAAACTAAACATTTGCTGCCTCCATTAGAGTTGATACTTCATCATCCTTGAGAGTTTCTCCTATATCTAACAATGCTTCTGTTAACTTAATTCCATATTTATTATATTCTTCTGAGGTCAATTCTCTTTTAATAATTCTTTTTATCCTTAGTCTGGTGAACCAACCACGCCTTTTGCTATAAGATCTGATATTTTCAGCATAGAGGGCCTGTTTGTTCTCTGATGTCATATCTTGTGTTTTATTTTTGTTACACTCTTGTAGCACCCTAATTACAGTTAGTATAATACTAATCATCATTAGTATAGCAATAACACTACCAAACTTTTCATCATTTGGCACATTGGCTTGTTTTAACACTTTTTCTGCAATAGCTTTTAATTTTTCTCTGAGATTATCGTCCATTGTTATGCCTTTATTTTTTAGGAATTGGACAAACACCATCTGGGCAATTTTGTTGAATAGTTGCTGGAGGATGAACAATAACTTTTGGATATTCTTTTTGTACTTGATTTTTTGGAGCATCGCTCTTGTCAGGAATACAATATCCACAATTTACTTTTGTAATTTTATCTCCACTAATATAATAGCCAGTACCCTTACATACTGGACAATCTTTGCGTCTATATTTTTTTACACTCTCAGTATGTTGTGCTTTAACAATGCCGCCCACAAGAGTTACTGCGGAAGTTGTTGATCCGTGATATCCATATGAGCCAAATATCATAGCAACTGCTAAAATTGGTAATAGTATTTTATTCATCTTTTGTTCTCCATGGAACAGGTATCAAGTCGATAATATTTTTCAAAGGACGAGGTCTATTCGGACTTGGTTTTGGTACTGGCTTAACTGGTTTTTGTTGTTTTTCAAAAAAGTCAACCATTCGTATAATAAGATCTCTTATTATTCGTAATAGATTATTTAAAGCAATTCTATCTAAAAGTTTCATAATATAACCCTAAAGGTATAAATATAATACACCAAACTTAAGGTTAGCTTTTAGGCCACTATATTATAGATAGTCTTCAAAACCGTAAGATGGTAGCTTTTGTACAGGGAATCCGTCAAAATTACTAAACGCATAACTTCCATTTTGTGAAAGCATCCCTGCTGCTACGTCGGCTCGTATTAAAAAACTGCCGTCTGGTATGGGGCCCCATTCTGGATGGCCACCATCATTCCATTTTCCCCAACTATTTTGAACTAAGAATAGTGGTTCACTGCCGGTATCATCACACGCTATCCAAGCCATACAATGGCCCCAGTTTCCGCTAGTATTAGCTATTCCCTTCTTGTCTCGTTTATTACTAAATCCATAATTAGAACATACTGCTAAACCATAACCATTAGCTAAAGCATCTCTTGCTTCTTCTACTGTTTTTATTAAACTTGTTGTTTTAATTTGATGGTCATTAGCTAAGTCAATAACCTTATCTGGTAATCCTCGTCCTCCCCAACCAGCCCCTAGATTACCATTATACTTAGTAAAGTCGGCTACTCCCTTATAATTTTGTCTTAGTATTATGCCGCCATTTTTACTAACAAATTCAGCAGCCCTAGAGCAACTCATTCCTTCTCCACCATGACCTCTTGCTCCATAAATAGCTTCTGTTGCTCCTTTAGCCACCCAAGCTTCTTTTTCTCCATTTACATCTATTTCGACAGCCCGACTAACATCACAAGCATTTCGTGTTCCATGACTAACACAATCTCCAGTAGTTTGTCTTTCATTGTAAGGACTTTTCTCAAATTTTAGAACACTCTTGTATGGTGTTGATAATTTGCCCTTACCACTACTTTTAATTTTTTTGCTAGCATCGCCAAATAATGGATACTTGCTATTTTGCATCAGTCCGTCAAATACATGCTGCTCCCACAAGCATCCACTAAAACCTTTGCGATAATTATCATATAACTCTTGTGGTGAAAATCTTGGCATTATTTGCTTCCTTGTAAACAGGCCCAAGATAAAGCTTTGAAACCCTCAACAGCTTTAGCTCTAAGGTTTTTATTTAATAGAACATTATCATCACCAATTGCTGTTAATACTAAAGCTTGAGCAGCTTCTGGTAGGTCTTCGTACTTACCCTTAATATCTAGTCTTAACATTAAACCGGCTAGTCTATTGGCCTGTCTAATTTCTTCAGTATTCTTAATAACTTCATCATCTCCATCAAGACCCACTAAAGTTGCCATATCATTATATAAATAGGCTAATCGCAAACCATCAGTTTTACGATCAGAGTCAACAGATAATGCTTTAATCACAGCATCTGCTTTTTCTTTGAGTTCTACTGATTCTGGCTCCTTAACATCCAATTCAACAACAGCCGAAGGAGATACTGGATTATTGAAAGAACCCAGATCTGGTTTTAGTATGCCGATTCCTAATAATGCAAGAGCAAGTATTAAAAGGCCTGTTTTAAGTTTGGGATTCATACACTTTTTTCCTTTGAGCAAACGGTTGGACTTAAAAATGGAAACATTTGATCAGCAACTTTAACAGCCTCATCGCATCCGCTCTTAACTGCTAAATCCCTAGTTTGTTTCCAAGAAACTACTAATTTGAAAAAAGTATCTTCTTTGGTTTCTTTAGATACTACAACAGGAGCAACATCTGGAACAACAACAGGAACAACTGATGATCCATTATTAAGTTTTGACTTTAATCCACCAATGAAGTCTCCTAAGAATTTTTGTACTGGACTTAGTTTATCTTTGAATAGAATCCATAGGATAATTCCTGCTCCAGCATATAGGGCTAAATCAGTTGGTGTTACTCTGCTAGCAAACTGCTCAAAACTTTCTGTATAATTCATTTCTTTTTCCTCGCTCTTTTGACTTTGGGGTTAGACTTAATAGATTGTGAAACTACTGGTTGTGTTTTAAAGACTCCAACTTGTCTGAAGGTTGTGACCATAGCATCAATACTTGAGCTTACTAACGCCATTAAAAATACTTTTACATATTGACGAATAATTGGTTGAATGAAATTTGGGATCATAGGAACGTCAATAATAGTAAAAACACTATCATAAAATTTTGACAAATAGTCCATAGCCATAGCTTTTTTATCTGGTCCAGACAAATTACTAGTATTCTGTTCTAACACTTGTACCGTTTGAGCAACAGCAAGTTGTAGAATTTTCCAGGCTTGAGATATTGCAACAGATTTAACCTCTCCTAAAGAAGTTTTAACCTGAGTCATGAATTCATCTAATTTTATTTTTATTGAGTATATTGAAGCTGCTTCTGGCATATAAAATGTCCTTTTTGAAAACGCCCTATATATTATAATACACCCAGAAACCTTGTCTACTCTACTTTGGGCTGAATTGGTTTTTTAATTTTCTTTTTAATTTTAGATTTATTATTTCTTCTATTGGCAGTTTTTCTCTCTTCTGGTGTTGCTGTGCTCCACCAAGTCTTTTTAAGATCTGTTCTTCCTTTGATATATTTAAATAATAATGTTAATTGGCCTATGATTAATATAGCAGCTTCTAATCCTTTGCTTGTTTCTTGTATTAGATCTTCTTTTTGAGTAAAGTCATCTAATACCCCAAATAAATAAGCTCCACTAAAAATAAAACTTACTAGTGTGAACCAAAATTCGCTTGTTCTATAACCAGGTTTAATCATTATAATTTCTCCATGTTATATTTAATATACACCATAGTGTTATTTGCATTAAAATGATGTGAATCCCGTTAAATCTACTGTTGTGACAGAGTAAGAGGCTCCTGATCTATTATTTCTTGTCCAAAGTAGATTCATATTAGTATTTAATAAACTTATGAAATTACTATAGAATGGTCCAGCGTCAGGTCCAAGCCATGTCATTACCAAAACTAATTGATTATTGATGATTAAAAATGATGGATTGCCACTATCTCCACCTATTATTGATTCATGAAATAATATTCTATTTGGGTATGTATTGTAATAACTATTATTGGGATCAAGATAATTTTGTGTTGGTTGCTGTGTATATGCAGAATTGCCTGTTGAGTCCACGTATAGAAATTCTTTTACTAAAGCTTTTTCTTCTTGATCTAAAGATAGCATTGGAAGTCTATAGATGGTATTACCATTCCTGTTTCTATAAATTGTAGGCAAATATATAGACCAATTAGAAGGGAGCAATTTAGCAAAACTAATAGAATTTGGTACGTCCGAGTCTAAAAGTCCCAAAAAAGCATCTCCAGAGATAAAAATTTTATCTATTAATGTTCTTTCTATAACAACATTATTGCTAGTGATAAATCTAACTTTAGCCCCTATATCTATTTGATAATGGGTCGCAAAAACTAAGTGACTTGGACTAATAAGAGTTCCAGCCCTAGTATTTGCTCCGGTTGTATTCCAAGGACTCATGCAAGTTAAATCTAAATCATAAGCCCAACAATTAGTATTTCTAACGTATGTAGAAGTTGAATGGTTTTGAGTACTATAAATATCTTTTGCTATAGCTGAGTTTTTATTTAATAGTCTATTATCGACATTATCAGAACAATTTTTTGCCAAGCTTCCAGGTATAAACTCACAAAAAGCATCTGTTTGTGTTCCCACATTACATAGTACTGTTACTTCTGCTATATTAAAATCTGTTGATGTATTTGTTCCACTGGCTATAATATTTACATTTCTTGTGGAAGTACTTGCTGTAGGAACACCTGAACAAACTGAATTATTAGAATTTAAGTTTAATAAAATAGAATTATCTGTACTGTATACTGTTACTGGTATATTATTTAATTGATATAGATTTATATTAAAATCAGTTATATTAGATGAATTAGTATATCTAAATATTGTAGCATCATAATTTGTAGTATAACCAGAACCAGTAGAATTAATTATTCTAACTTGGGGTTGTGCTGTAATTTTTATTCTATCTCCACCAATATCTGGTTTTTTAAACAGATAGGATGAGCTCTGGGATATAACACCACAATTCAGAGGTATATTTTGAGCTTCTATCATTATGGTGTTCCATAATTAACTGTACAATAATCTACTGCTGCAACCCATCTAATATTTTTAGTTGCTAATCCAGTAACTCTAATAGACAATCCTCCATTGGTGGTGTCTGCTGCTACGCTTGCTAAAGCCGAATTCATACCAGTATCTTTCCAGCTTGTTTCAGTTGGTGTTTGAATCAAAGAGGTAGTACCAGCACCAACTCCTCTTTTAATACCTCCAGCAAAATTCCATACAGCCGAAGCAGTATCTGTGTCATTGTAAGCACTAATTTGTATATTAAAATTTAACGTAGTTTTATCTGGTAAAAATATAAAATTTCTTGAAGTGGTGTTGCTTGGCGATGTTATAAGAGATGCAGATCCATCTGTAGTTAAAATTACATTTGATGTATTACTTGAGGTTTCGGCTCTTAGCACTATGGTTGATCGCTGTGCATCTCCAGCAGAAGTGAAGCTACCAGCAGCTTGTGCTACTTCTCCGTGTAAAGTAGTTTTTGCGGATTGGCCCCCTAAAATACATGAATTTATACCGCTAGCAATGTTGTTTTGACCATTAATAATGCTAGAATAATTAGCGGTTGTTGTATTTTGATATCCATTTCCAACAAAAGTATATGATGAAATAGTAGAATTACCAAATCCATTTATAATAGACGCATGAAGACCTGTACTAGTATTAAAAGTTCCATTGCATATCAACCCATAATTATTAGAAGATGGTATAGTATTTCTTAGACCATTAATTATGGTAGCATGATTAGAGCTTAATGATCCAGCAGTATTGCTAACTCCATTAAAAATAGATGTATAAGTACCACTAGCAACACAGTTAGCCCCAGCTAAAATTGCGATACCTATACCGCTTGCGGTACAAGTATAAGCATTATAAATACTATTATAGTTTGAGATTATTGAGTTTCCTGATCCCAAGCATAGATTTCCGCTTCCTAATATATTGTTAAATTTTGTAATATTATTACCAGAGATTTCAACTATTGGAGATGAGATTACTATTCCGCCAACTGTAGATCCGTCACCAACATATAGTTTTTTACTATCGGTTGTCCATAAAGGTTCTGCTACTGATGGAGTTACCAGCAGCCTTTCTGAATCAAGACCCTGCCTTAATTGTAAAGTTGCAGCTTGATTTAGTATAGAGCTTCTAAAATTATTGAAAGTGATTTTTTTTGTTACTACTGCTGAGGCTGGGTCATCAGAGAAGGCAAATAGATCGCTACCACTTACAGAAATAGAAGATGGCAGTTCGTTTATATCAGACGATAAAGAAAAACGATTAGTGGTCATAATCAGCTACCTAGTATATAGTAGGTGATATCATCAAATAATTCATCATATTTGGATTCTATATCTGCAATAGGTGGTTTGTTATTAACATATGTATTTATAGTATTATATTTACCAGAGAACGAACAAGTTGTTACTGTTGTTCCATTTTTAATTGGATTATTAGTATTTATTAGTTCAATATCAGTTGCCATATTTTACCTCAAGTTCTTTCTATTCTTTCTTCTAGTGCTTCTAATGTTTTACCAAGTGTTGCTATTTGAATTTTAAGTTCATTCATAACTTCTGTATTGCGTTGCAACATATTTGTTAATGCTGCCTGTGTTTCTTTGTTCACAGCAAGCCTTTCCATAATAAACTGTCTATCATGTAAATATGGAGATTTTGTTTCTATCATTTCGGCAACTTCTGACTTTGTGGCCATATTTTTGCCTATTGCCACCCAAAAACCAATCATAGTAATAATGATACCAATACTAGTAGTTGCTATACTTTCCCAAAAGTGAACTATGGTATCACTCATAATTAAAACCCTTTTCTTGTGGTGGTATTACCAAATACACTAAAAAGCAAAAAGCCAACAATATAAAATTGCTGGCTTTAAGCTAGATTAATAATAAACTAATTATATCAGCCAGTCTTTGGCTTGTAATCTTGACTGCGAACAGGAAGCTTAGATCCAGTTCTGAAAACAAGATCACCAGGAGCACTTCTGGAAACTGTTGCTGCGTTGTCTGTGCCCGGAGTAGAAGTTCCATAAGCTGGGCCTTCAAGACTAAGATTACCACTTGTGCTACCAGTAGCAGTATGGGTAAAGGTGAAAGTATTCACATCAACATAAGTAACAGTAAAAATACCATCAGTAGCAGTACCGCTTGAAAAATCTAGCTTTACCACGTCGCCAGTACTTAGTCCGTGACGAGCAACGGTTGCTGTTACGGTATAGCCTGTTCTTGAGTATGTTCCATATGCTCTAAATTCACCATAGTAGGGATCCCATTGACCATTTCTATAGGCTGTTGAAACTTTAGCAACTCTATAGTTTTCTCTCTTATTAATTCCTCTTACTTGGGTTGGATCATTAGCACTAGTTGAAAAAACAGAACTAGCAACACCAGCAATTTCATTTGTTACCTTAAATGTTATTGGTTTGGTGTGATTATGAGGAATGGTTCCTCCACTGATAGCTTTGTCTGTATAGTCTCCGTCAATAACAACCGAACCAACGACACCTGTGGTATCTTTGCTGATTGCTACTGAATTTAGTTTTGTTGATGTTCCGACTCTGGTAGCGGATCCGCCATTATTTTTTGATCCACTGCCATTTAAATTTGGTTGTGTTGTATAGTCAACTGCTGCTGATGTAGCTGTAGCCATTGTATATCTCCGTTTTATTCTGTGAAGATTGTTTAAAATCTATAATCTAGTACACCTAAAAGGTTAATTTTCTATTATGTTTTCTTTTGTTATCAATTCTAAAGCATTCAAAGAATTGACCCGTAAACCATAAATTTTACTCTTTTTGGCCATTTTTATCTGATTATCATTCCAAATATTACCATTGCAAATTATATTGATATTAGGCACTTTTTTATTTATGAGTGCAGAGGCGGTAATATTGTCAGAAATATCATCAATTAAGTATCCGGTTGATGGATATATTGTTGTAATATTAAAATCATATAATATTTGTGCTACTTTATATAATAGCTCATAGCTAAATTGACGATATTCAAGAACATATCTAATTTCTAGTTTTGAATCAGAACACAAAATTTGCATTTCTTTTATATCTTCACGGAATTTATCATACTTTCTATTGCACAATAAATATGTTGGACATACAATATCAAGTATGGTTGCTCCATTTTTAATACAGTTTTCAGCAACAGATAGTCTTGACTTTAGATCCATTGTGCCAAGAGGAAAATCTATTGGGGCAGAAGCTGATATATCCGTGGTCGATAATATTGATTTGAGTGGTTTAAGATATGAAGGTAGAACAGATATAGTCTTAGGATCAAATTTAATAACTTTATTTATAATGTCTATTAATTCTGAATCTTTGAGAGTTATATCATAATAGCAGTATTCTAAATGCATAGTGTTACTTTTTTAATGATTCTATGGTTGGGTATTTCTTATCTCCGAGTATACCATCCGCAAAACCATAATACACCGCTTCTTCTGCCGTTAGTATCCAATCACTTTTTGTTGCTAGTTGACTTTGAATGTGTTTTCTTGCTATTGGTTTTTTCCAGTTCTTGTCTTTTGACATTGGACTTGTAATCCATTTATCAACAAAGATATCAAGCATTTTTGCAGACTCTCTTTCGCTCCATTGTAAGCTGCTAATTGCCGCTTTGTGTTCATCATCTATACTTATTGAACCATAATGAATTAGCATATTGACGTTTGGCATTAATATTCTGAGATTAGCAGACTGGAAAATAATACTACTAGCAGATTGAACTTTGGCATATGCTAATATGGTTGTTTTAGAACGACTGTATTTTATAGTATCATATAGGCTTAAGCAGTCTTCCCAATCTCCTCCAGGCAAATGCATATGTATCAATATAGAGTCAGCGGACTGTTGATTCAAAAAGCGTAGATTTTTTTCAAAAGTAACAGATGATCTATAATCAACGCCAGCCTCGTCTTCATCATATCCAAAATGAGAATGTAAAAATATTTCTCTGTTTTTTATATCAATATTATTTGAGTGTAAGGACTGTAATTCTATATCGCTGGTATTAGTTCTAGCCATTATTTAACTCACTATATATTGTTTTATTGATATTTCTCATAGTTTCTGAATCATCAAAAGCTTTACCTATTGATATTCTAAATCGGTATCTTGTAAAAATGTCCAGAGTTTCAACTCCATCTGTTCTTTCTATAGTCTGTGCTATTTTTTTTGATATATCAAAATTAGTATGTCCCATCCAAAAATTAAAAAGTTTTCCACTAGCAGTATTCTCGTTCATTGGTATTATTCCCATAGGAGTAGCAATTACTCTAACTGCTTTAATTTTTTTCTTAGTAATTTCCTCATGACTATCCTCCTCTTCATCAGTCTCTGCATCACTATCAGTATAATTACCAGTATATGGATCAAACTCATCAACATCAGGATCATCTGATCCAAATGGATCGAGCCATTTTTGCCATATGATTAGATTATTTTTATCCATTATGCAACCCCTTAAACGGAGAGGGAACAAGATATTATACCCCTTATAGTAAATCAAAAGTCCAGATTTCCAATATCACTTTGTTGCAAAGGCGGACATTGGACTAATAAGTGGGCCGGTATTATTGGCTTTTTTAATTTCTTGCCTAATTAAATCATAAAAAGAAATAACATTATCAAAAAATAATTTTTCTTTAATATCTTCTGATCTGTATGATTTATCTTTTATAGTATCTAATAGTCTATATTTCAGAGCATTGCTATTTATATAGATCAATAATTCCGCATATTTTTCTGCAATATTTGGTATATTATTTATATGTTCATTATCAAGATTTGGATATTTAAGTTGTATATCAACATCATAATTACTTTTTAAGGAAATTACAATACTTAATGTCTCCAATGATTCTTTTTTTATTTTTAATGATTTAAAGTAGTGTAAGAATTTTTTTAGCATTATTTGGAAGTCTTATAAGAGAAGGTTGTATATCTAATAAAAATCCGTCTTTTACAACAGATTCATAGGTTATGAAAACAAGATAATAAATTTCTAGCATTTCTGACAATTCTATATCTGTTAATTTAAAATTAAGATATGAATCATTTTTATCTATTTTTGTAGATACCAAATGATCTAAGCAAGCATCAATATCAAGATTACTTTCAATGTCAAGATATGGAAGTTCCAAGTCATCTGGTTTAGATGATACTATTTTGTATCTATTAATAGAAGGATCTAAAACCAGTATAGCTAGATTAAACTTGGCATTTATCATATGATCTAATAATATCTAGGGCTCTTTTAATATTCTGTCTAACTGCTTCTCGTGATACTCCAAACTTCTTACCAATATGAGATAGGGTATGGTTCTCTAAATAATACATTCTAATCTGTTCTCTTTGTTTTTCTGATAGATTACTGTTTGATAACAGATCTCCAATTGTATTTTTTAAATTAGTGGTCTGTTCTTCCTCTATAAGAATCTCTATTGGTTCAGGCGCCTTTGCATCAGATATTGTAGAGTGCATCGACAAGTCTGATATTTTAGAGTTAGCGTCAAGACTTATAGAATCTGTATTTTTCTTATATTTATTTGTTACATAAGTTTTAATGGCCCAAATAGCACATTGATTTCTATAAGAATACAAGGTTTTAGCTTGACCATTTTTGCCTGTTCTGGTTGGATCAAATCTCCAATCAGCATACATTATGGCTGTTGCAACATCAGATATTGCATCATTATTCTTTAACATTTCTGCTGATAATCCATTATAGAATTTAGGGCAGAATTTTGATATTGTTTTTTTTGCTAGATTAATATACGTATCTAGACTGTCGTATTGTCTGTCCATAATCAAGATATCCTTTATTGAGTTTATAAATTAAACAGTTAGTCCTATTAACTTTGTACTATGTCAACTTTTTCCATTGCTTTGGGTCTGGCCTGTCTTTATCTCCAGGCTTTGCTGGTCTATAATTCTTTCCTTCTCTCTCTTTCTTTTTTCTTATATTGTCCCAAAGACCTTGTTTTTTTGAATCTGCCGAATCCTCTATTGAGGGTTCTGTAGGTTCAACTTCATTATGATTATCGTTATCTACTTCATTGGTATTATTTGTTGGAATATTGGGCATATTCTTTATAATACTAACCGGAATAAATTTCTTTTTCAATTTTTTTTTTATCTCTGCCGCTTCTGTACTATTATCGTCACTTTCTGGAGACAAGATCACAAAATCTCTGATTGTGCTCATGTAGTCGGCCACAATGGCGATTTTACCCTGCAACCAGCTCTCTGTCAAGTTTTCTTTAACTTTTGGATCGTCAAGAGAATCTAAAATCCTATTAGCATGTGCAACTATGGATTTCAAAGCAACGATATTCATTTCAATAAATTCATTTTTATAGTTTTCAAACTGTTCTTCCATCTCATCTTCATCTTCGTCTTCTTCAATATCGTCAGCATCTTCTATATTATAGTCCATAATTGTTGTTGATGGATTTAACATATTCATATCGGCTAAACCATAATCATCTCTAGAATCTACTAAGGCTAACTGATCTTCAGTTTTCCTTAAATATTGATCTACTGTCCATGAAGCTCCGGCATTTGTTGTTCTATAGCCAACTATGTATCCTATATTTTCTGGCATCTCTTCTATACTTTCAACAATACCTTCGCTACCATAATGCATACATGCAGTATTTATATTTTTAACATTGTCGCCGGTTTGTAATTTAGAAACAGCAACTGAACTATCTCCAGTTGGTCTGGAAACTTGCTCATTTGGGTTTTTAGTTTTAAGTTGATTTATTTTTTCTTTTTGAGAATTAAGAGAATCATCATTAGTTTTTTTGTCAACTAATTCTGGTTTTAATGGCGGTTTAGCATTTGGATCAACGGCTGGACCAACTTCTACAGTCGGGACAGGGAGCATTGTTGCTTCAGTTTTTTTAATTAGTTTTTCTACATTATTTAATAAATCATAAATTCTGTCCATAATTATTATCTCTTATATAGTTTGTGAAAAATAAAATCAGTAAAAATTATTGAGGCTTGATTATCTGATGGATAATGAACACCCTGTAAAACTCTGGCATAACCACTTTTATTTACAATTTGATCCAATTCGTATTTAAACTCTGGATGAGAATTCGCTACGAGATTTCCAGCTAATCTAGCATACACCGTATGTCCAGAAGGGTACGACGGAGTTTGATGAGTATCTGTTTCAATAACATTAATTGTTAATGCATAGAATTTGGCCAATTGATAAGGTCTTGCTCTATTAAAATAGTATTTAGTATTAAGTATAAGAGGTTTAATGATATTGTATAGATTATCAAAATCATTTTGTGGAAAAATAATATTATTACTATCACAAAAGTCTATAACTAAAGATGCTGCATTTTTGTCTATTTTATGGATCAGTTCAATATCTTTATCGTCTCTATTGTTTGTGATTTTAGATATATAAATTAATTCTTTTAGTGTAGAACCACTGCTATTTATAGGAGGATTATCAAGAATAGATTTGTAGTCAAAATCAATCAGTTTTGAAACCTTTTGATCTTCTATGGTCTTGGTAGTATATTTTATATTGTCTATATTGATAGAAGGTACTACTGAGTTAAATTCAGATAATAATTTATTTCTTCTCATCAATTCACACTTGTAGTGTCAAGAAATTATCAATACCCATTTCTTCAATTAGTTTTAGAAAACCTTCATAAAGTTCGATACCATCTTCACTTCCTTGTAATAGTTCAATAAACATATTAGCAGTAATTTCATCTCCAACTGATCTAGCAGCAACTATTGTTGCTCTTTCTGCTGCTGATGCTTCTCTTACAGAGTCTAAATTGTATTGTATCATTGCAACCATATCGTGTCTTTTCCAAACTGGTGGATTTAATATTAATGGTTGATAATCAGCATCAAAAAATTCTAATCTTTTAATATTAATTGCAGCATGAGTCTGCTCTTGAATAGCATCTTCCTTAATAATTGCTGCTAGTTTTTTATATCCCCACCTTTGAAGATGTTCAGCTTGAGCGGTTAATACTGTTGTTTGTTGCCAGTGTATGTTTAATGATTTTTTTATTAGTTCAATTACAGTATTCGATGAATATCCTGGCACTTCTTGTGCTTGTATTTCGATTTCTGGGGTTTCGGTTTCTGGGGTTATATATTCTTTCTGTATTTGTTTTTTTGTATCCGTATCCATTATTAAGTCCTCGTGTTCTTGCAATAGTTCTGAGATTGATTTATTCATTGATTTTACCCTTATTGGTTGTTAACCTATAATACACCCCTTTGGCTTTTGAAAAACTATATCCTGTAATAGTCATATATTCTTGAATAATTGCTTTATTTGTTTTATTTTTTTGTATAATTTGATCAAATAATTTTTTTTGTATTTTTTTAGTTAAACCTATATACTCTGGCTTGTATAATCTAATCCAATCTTTAAATTTGGATCTAGAAATATTATATTTATTTGCAAAATCTTGTTGTGTTTCTAAGGGATTTCTAGCCCATTCCTCGATTAGTTGTATAATTTCATTATACGGTTTAGTTAAATTTCTATCTCTATTAGCAATCCTAATATTAAAATTAGTATTAATTTTTTTTAGTGCTTTTGATATTTTTTTTCTAGTAGTTTTTGTATGTTTTTTTCCTATAAAAATATTATCATTAGCTCCAGATAAAATATTAGTTAAAATTCCAGTTTTATGAATTCTCCTACCAAACCAATGAATTAGAAATTCTTCTCTTTCTTCAGCTTCTTTTTGTGTATTAGTATTCCAAAAAACTCTAATAATAAAATCATATTTTGCTATTATATTTAATTTATAGGGATTGCACTTATCTGTTTTGTGATTTTTCATTCTAAAATAGAAATTTTTATCTGATGATGAAATTCCAACATAAAATAAATGTTCATCTAAAACATTAGTTTTATACTTTATATTTTTCTTGTATAAACCATAGACATAGTACATAATGGAGATCCTTTAAAAGAGAATACACCAACAACTAGGATCTCCAAAAATTATTTTTTAATCCTGAACCGGACTATTCGCCCTCCATTGATAGCATGACCAGTACGCCGGTGTTGTTTTATCTTTTTGTTGATCGCATTTATGTCTTGCTCTAAAGCTTTTACGTCTTTTGGGGTTATCTCTTTTGATGCTCATTTCTTTAGATCCAAATCTTACAATAATTACTTTACCTTTATTATTTTTTACATATACTGCAAATTTTTTAGGTCCACCTGGTGTTCTGAATGGTTTATTAAGTGTTACTTTACGACCCTGGTATTCTGAAGCAACTGATGTTGGAGTATTATATAAATAGCTAACATCATACTCTTCTGTTATCTCGTCAGTTTGTTCGTATTCTGTTGGAAATACTAAGTTGGATAATGATAATTCTTCTACTGATCCACAACTATCACAACTATCATAAGACAAAGCATAATTAAGTATATCAAATACTTTATCAAAAATACTACTTTTATTTTTTTGTTTAGTTTGTCCTAAACATATTGCAACTCTTTGCTTAGAATCTGGATAATCTTTTTTCATGGTTTCGTCGCCCATACAACGACCCACAAACTTTTGATTATCTTCGTCATCTCTTGGTGATGGAATTGGCATAATAGGTCCTTATTGATAATTTTTAAGAGTATGTATTAATACACCTTAAAACTTGTTGAGCAGAATTGTCCCATGAGTATTTTTTAGCTGTTTCTATTCCATTATCATTAGTATTTATTCTATTATTATAAACATATCTCATATGCTCAATAATATTTTCTATCTGATTATTTCCTAATTTAGCCCAATTCCCCTGACCTTGAAATGCTTTTCCATCAAAAGCTTTTTCTGTCTCCTCAATATTGACCAAATAACAATTTTCTGGTGTGCAAAACTCTGTGTGTGCAGAATAGTTGGTCGCTATGGTTGGTTTTCCCATACTCATGGTTTCTAATAGTTCAAGATTCCATCCTTCTGCTCTTGATGGATATAATCCACAATCAGCATCTGCTATTAATTGAGCTATTTCTTCTTGAGTTTCAAATCCATCAAATAATTTTACTCTATCTGAACCATACATATTTTTCCATTGTTTTAGTTCATCAGCAGATGAATACGAATTGGTTTTTTCTGATGCTAATATCCATAGTTCAACATCTTTTTGATCTGGAAAAGCCTCATTAAATAAAGAGAATAAAATATCGTGTCCTTTACGAACTTCCCATTTGCCTATATTTAGAAAAATATATTTATCATCTGATCTAGTTCTTTTTATGGTATCATTAAAAATGTTTCTATTAACACCTAATGGCACTACGAATGATTCAGAATCTATTCCATTCTTAAGCAGAACTTCCTGACCCCATTTGCTACTAACGCATATGCTGTCTGGAACTTTTAGATTAATTTTTTCATATTCATTAAATGTATCCAACTCAAAAAAAGGATAAGCAATATATTTTCCTCTACCTATATGCTCTAATAAATCAAATTGATGCCAGATCTTAAAATTAACAGCATTAATATCAGGACTCATCCTCTTCTTTAATAAAGAAAGTATAAAGTCATGATCATCTTGATTATTAACTGATGGCTGGCCTATGGGGTAGTAAGTTACGTCTACTATCTTTGATAGTTCTCGCAATATATTAATTGATGCTAATCCGTAGCCGGTGTTATTAACTGGACTTGAATAATTTATTTTCATTTTTCGTATATCTTATTGTGAGTATTGTTGACTTGTATAAATGTTGTTTTCTTACCAAAGTCTTTTATTTTACTAGCGCCTATATAAGTGCAAGCACTTCGTATTCCTCCATAAATGTCTTGAAGTACTTCTTCTGCCATTCCTTTATATGGAACAGTAACGCACTTACCTTCTGCTGTTCTATAGTCTGCAACGCCATTATGGTGTTTTTCCATGGCTTTTGAACTGCTCATTCCATAATATTGTAAAGATATTTTCTTTTTTATAGTGTCATTACCTGGGTCTATTGGTTGCCAAAATCCGGGAGCAGATGATCCTGCTTCAACTAAATATTCATATTTCCATTCTCCTTCACACTCGTCTGTGCCAGCAAATATGCTTCCTAGCATAACGAAATCACCATTTGCACCAAATGCTTTACACACATCTCCAATTACTTTGCATCCTCCGTCTGAACAAACGTGCCCACCAAGGCCATGAGCAGCGTCCGTACATTCCATCACAGCACTCAACTGAGGGTATCCTACGCCAGTTTTTAAACGAGTGGTACAAACACTGCCAGATCCTATGCCGACTTTAACTATATCGACCTGACCATGAATAATTAGTTCTTCTGTCATTTCTGGGGTTACCACATTGCCAGCCATGATAACAGACTCTGGATATAAATTTCTTATTTTACGAGCAATTTTAACAAATTGTTCTGTATATCCGTTTGCAACATCTAAGCATATATTAGGCGTAGGATAGTTGAATTTTTTAATTTGGTTGAATACTTCAGTTAATTTTTCTAGATCTGTCTGGCTTGTGCCGATAGAATAAAATGCAAGATTTTTATTTACAATACTAGGATCAGTATAAAAAGCAACATATTCATTAATCTTATAATGCTTATGTAAACATACTATAGCTTGATTTTTTCCTAATGATTTCGCCATCTCAAAAGTTCCAACAGTATCCATATTGGCAACCATTATTGGAACTGCTAGTAATTTTCGTGGAGAATATTTAAATTTAAATTCTCTTTGGATACAAACTTCTGATCGACTATTGAGAGTTGATCTTTTGGGCCTAATTAGAACATCATCAAAGTCTAATTTAATTTCGTTTATAATTTTTTGCATTATATTCCTTTTAGGTACTTATCTGTGTCGTAACATTTCCATTTTTTAAAATCTTCAAATCCTTGTTCACTAACACAAATTTTTGGCCCGGTAACAACACCTTTTCCTTTATAGTGAGACAAAGCAGCTAATATAGCGCATATATAATCGGTACAATCTACAATAAATTTTATTTGACCTGATTTAACATAGTATTTAGGCATTTTACACCGAGAAGAAATACCATCTTTTATGAGAATCTATATTTTCAGAGGTATTAATATGTTGTAAATAACTCTTGATTTCATCCCATGTAGAGAATATCATCTGGTGAGGTATTGTTCCAAATAGCCAATCTGGAGTATGATTCTTTCCTTGAACCATATGAATAATTATTGGTTTCTTTTGACGATTGGCCCAGAAAATTTCTTCAAGAGTTCCGCATGGATGAGTATTAAGGTCCAAATTAACTATGAGAAAATCACTAATGTCTACAAGCCTCAGATCAACAGAACGAATAGTTTTCATCATGGCAGTTAATTCGTCGTATCGTGCTTTTTCTTTGAGCTTGGTTTTTATAGCATGAGTGTCTTTATCTTCTAATCCTATATCTGTTGGTTTACTAATAGGATTAAACACTACTATACCAAGCTCATTAAGAAATGGAGTAATATTATCTCTCCATGTTGAACCTCTATCTGGAACTCTATCCATTGCTCCAGCCAGATAAACTCTTTGATTTTTTAGTCTTTCCATTAATATTTATCCCAAAACAGAAATGTAAATATATTTTTTGATGATTTAACAGAATAACCTGATCTATCTGTCATTTCTTTGATTCCAGAAATTATTCCGCCAATTAGGGATATTGCCAAACACAAAATAATAAAACTATCCATTGTCATTCTCCAAATATGGTATGTATTTTTTTCTCATTTGCTGAACTTCAGCAACCATCTCCAACAACGTTTTTTGATCAGTCGATCTACCCTTTGGGTTGTGGTAGTACAAGCCAACAGGATGATTGACCAACTGTATCTTAGCACCTCCGACGCAGGAACGCAACCACATATCTCCATCAGAAGCCGTCTTATATGATTCGTCAAAGTATCCAAATCTATCGTGTAAATTCTTTTTCCATAACGGCATACAATGGGGGCTATTATTCATTAATAAGTTTTTTAACGAATGAGGTAAGCACGGATAAAAATTAGAGTAATCATTATTTTCATATTTTTCATTAGCAATTGTTGATACGTATGTTAGTCCGTATGCTACATCTAAATTTGGATCTCTATCAAAACACTTAAGTAGTATTTCAAAACTATTTATATTTTTTCTATCGTCAATATTCCAATTGCCGATTATGTCTGATGAGCACATTTTAACAGCAATGTTCCATGCTGCATATAAACCAGGATCACTATCTAATCTAAGATATTTTATATTTGAATATTGTTCAGTTAATGGTGATATAAACTCTTTTTCATTTTCTGGAGAAGCACAATCTAAAAAAATAAATTCTATATCATTGAAGATAGATTGCTTGAGCATATCTTCTATATATCCTTGAATGAATTTTTCTCCTTTGTATAATGAACAGAAAGAAGAGCATTTATAAGTTTTCATATTATAGAAATAACATAGGAAGGTAATAAGTCTTTAGTAAGATAATTAATGCGTAAATTATATTTATTACAAAAATTATTTACTGCATTATATACGCCAGGAAAAGAATATTGATTATAATCATGTCCAGCAATATTTCCTTGCGATTTAACTTTGATTAATGAAAGTTCAAGATCTGAGTATACACCCTCGTATGAATGATCTCCATCAATATACAAGAAATCAAAATAATTATTAGGAAAAGTTTTTAGAACATCAGAACTTTTTCCTTTATGTAAAATAACATTTTGATTTATATGAAAATATTCAGATAAAGCAATATATTCATCTGATAAATTTGTATATATAATATCTTTTCCATCTTTATTACCAGACATAGTAATACCATCAAATATGTCTATTAAATGTAATTCTTTAGGTTTAGCTATATCAAAAATTATTTTAGAAAAATCTCCTTTAAAAACTCCAATTTCTCCAATAATTAGTTGTTGAGGTACTAGATTAAAAATATCTGATCTAGTGTTTAAAATATATGGTTGTGTCATTTGTATCATAGTCAAGAAAAGTATTGTGTATAATAGTTAGTCATTTTATTAAATTTATGCGAATAATTTCCTGGACCTCCAGCAAAATGTAATGCGGTTCCTTCGAACTGATTATTTTCATAAAGATAGCCATCATGTGATATAATATCTTCTGGTATCAGATTGTAAACCTGGTTTCTATATAGATAGGTATTAATGAACGGTTGTTCTAAACAGACATTAGCAAGATGTATATTGGAATTAAAAAATTTATCTATTTCAATAAAAATATTTATTGCATCAATATTAAATGCAAATAATCCAGCATTTAATCCAATTGTATTAGAAGAATTTATTTGATATTTTTCTTCCTCGGTTAATATATCTCCACCCCAGTATTTATGTGCCATAGTATAGTTTTTATTATCTCTGCTTATATAAATTTTATTATTAGTAATTAAATTAAAAATAGTATTTGGATTTTTTGTCCATAATATATCAATGTCACAATATATAATATTTATATATTTATTAATATTGGCAAATTTATATATCTTTAGTTTATTAGCAGACGAGCTAATAAGATTAGTTTGATTATCTACAGTCAATAAATGAAGTTTATTACTAGGCCAATTTATATAATCTTTTATAATATTTATATAATTATTATCTGTTATAAATAAAATATCTTCATTATATTTTTGTTTTTGTAAACTATTAATACATAGCTGTGCTAATTTGATATATTCACTATTATTGCCAATTGTAAAATAAATTAAGTTATTCATTATTTTTTTTGATTTTAGTTATCCAATAATTCATATTTAATAGTTTTTGATTAAAATTTTTAGATTGACATTCCGCATATTTTTGCATAATCAGGTTGTAGTTTGATATATCTTGAGTATTGTTTAATAATATAATTGGTAATTTTTTATATAGTTCATATATTTTATACTCTCCAACAATTATTGTTATCGGTATTCGTCCACAGTAAAGAGTTTCCCACAATCTATGAGTATCAACTCCATTTCCTGCCGGACAAACAACCATTTTGTAGTCAGTAATCTTATTAAAAAATTCAGACAAAGCAAGAGTTGGCTCTTGCCAATCTATGAAAGAAGAGTCTATACATTTCTTTTTTACTGCTGATCTATAATCATAGTTGGTATCAATATTAAAATTAGCATATATTAATTTAGTTGGATTATTATTTATAGAATTTAATAATTCTTCTTTTTTTGAAGCTCTATCAAAGTAACCTATCCCATGACCATCTCTAACAGAAGGGAGTTTGTTCTCTAGTCCTAGGGGAATAGGATGGAGAATTTCAGCATTAGAAAGAGCATTTTGGGCATACCAAGAGACAATATTTTTTGGAGCCAAAGATACTAGTTCATCAGTAATCGCATAATCTGAATTGCCAGTAATTAGTGTAACAGGATGGTCTAATTTTGATATGTTTTTAAAGTCCTCCAGAATATAATCTGTTTTGCAAAAAAAGATATTTTTTTCATCATGAAGGTGTGAAAATTTATTTATCTCTATTCTATCAATACTTTTCATAAGATTTTTCTTCTATAATCTCTGAAAACGATATATGGTTTATTTGTTTTTTTACATCTGCTCTTTCATCATTTGTTTTATAGACATTCCTAGCCAATTGTATGAAATCATTATCAAATTCTTGGTTTTTTTCTTTCATACGAATTTTGTTCTCAATATTCCACAGTTTCTGATTCACTGATTGCAATGTATTATATAATTTTTGCAAAGAGTATTTTTCTATTATCTCTTTAACAATAGAAGACAGAGTATTAATTTCAGTCTTAATATTATTTAGTTTATTAAAATCAGTAATTTGATCTTGTTTTATGATTAATATAGAAAATTTATCTAATATCTCTCCATTTGATACCAATATACTATAGTTCATATGTTGTCTTTGTTCTCTATTATCATAAATCCATTACGATCATCAGAATCTATAAGAATATTATATTTATTTTGATTATTTAGGATATCTAGTTTTATATATTTGCATTTTTGCATTTTTGTATCGTCTAATGCTATGACTTTGGATCTGTCTTTGAGTAGCATCCATTCTGAGTATGTGGAGAATTCTCCGCCATCTAAAAGTAAAAAGTCTATGTTGGATGGAATCTGGTCTAGAACATTCGGGCACTGCTCCATATTTTTAATATCTGCCTCAAGCCAAGACTTTTGCTGTTCTATGGTAAATGATTCATCGCTCATAGGGCTTAAGTCAAGAAATTTAAATATATCAGACTGCTCTATAATTCGACCATAAATTAAATTTACATACTTAGTGTAATTTTGTAAGTTGTTTTTAGCAATGAGGTGGAAATCTCTGTTTGTTTCTAGAGTTAGAAAATAGCAATCTAGATTATTGTTGATTATATTATCAATGATTCTTTTAGTAGAACCAAGACCTTTCCATGTTCCAATTTCTACTATGGTTGTGGGTCTATATTTTTTAAATATAAAACCTATATTGTCTGCAAATAATGATCCTTCTAATATTTGTCCATTAATTGTCATAGTTCACAACAATCCATTTATAGGAAACTTCAAATGAACACGGGTGCTTTCTAATATCATGGTAGTATAGTTTGGTGGTGGTGCAAGGCATCGAGTCTATAAGATGAAATAATGAACTATTAATACAATGAATTTCTTCAGCATTTTGTATTAAGTCAATGTAGGACAATAGATTGTCTGTATCTTCTTTTTTAACATAAACTTTTGGAAGATCACTTTTTACAGGAAGATCGTATACTCCGTCACTACTCTGATTATGAACAAAAATATATTTGTGACTTGGAGGCTGCAGAACAGGGTTTGGTTTAGATCTGGGCAATTTGAAAAATCGATATCTTTCTATAAAATCTATTCCGGCTTGTTTATAAAAAGATTTATCCCAATTGTTTGGATCGCAATATTGAAATCCTATTCGTAAAATTGTTTTATTATGAGATAGTGCATATTTATTAACTGATTCTAGTTCATTACCATTATATTCAATTGGAATCACTTTGACTTTGTTATTTTCAGAGTATAAACATTCTACTGTTGGTAAATTATGTTTTTTGCACATCAAATCTATGCTATCTGTATTCTGTTTAGCAATAAAATTTACTAGACCATTACATACAAAATGGTCGCCTAGTCCAAGATGATGATGTATGATCATTTTTTATCTTTAATTTGTTTAAGAATATTATTTGCTAATCTGGGATTTTTACATCCATGCAAAATATAGAATCTAACAGGACAGTCATTTTTTAAATATGATTCATATAATTCTACATTATTTATATCATTATCTATATATGCTTGAATTAACGTAGAATTTGGTATATGATTATATCCTAGATCTTCATTAACTTCATATTTTGTTAATAAAGCATTTAACATACCTTCATCTTCAATATACGTACTTTTCCCTTGTTCATGGAAAGCTTTTAGACTATCAACTAATTCGGAAATGAACCATTTATGATGATGGGCAACTAATCCACAGGCATATACCCATTTCATTTTAGGTTTATTATTTGAGAATATTTTGCATAATTGTTCCAAGTTACTTTTGTGCATAGGGTTTTCAAATGGATTATGAGGGTGCTTTGCCAGGAGTGGAAACTTGGATTGTTCTATTTTGACTTCATTACTTTCAAATAATTCGTCTACCTCTTTTGTTACAACCATGTCAGAATCAAGAATAGCACAAATATCATATTGACTATCTAATAATGATAACCATTTAATCATACATACTGAATAAAAATTAAGATTATCAATATTTATTGTTTTGCTTGTAACTTTATTGTTATTAAAATTATGTTCAAAATTTATACAATTAATAGTTATTGGATATTTACTAAAAGAAACAATAGAGTCCACTAGGGTTTCAGCCAAAGGTAACCAGTTTTTGGTTACAAATGTGTTAAATCCGTAGTTTTTAATCATGGTATGTATTTATAATATTCTGGATGTCTAATATCATTTTCGTCAAATACATCTCCAACAAACTCTCTGTCTATTCGTTCTGTTAAGAATGGTTTTTGGTCAAAAAAAGGATCATGAACTATTTTATCTTCGCCAATCATTGGATATAAAATTTTGCCAAAAAACTCATAGTCTGTCCCATATCTGTTCGTTTTATCAAAAGAGGTTAATAATTTTCTCATATCATATTTGTCATTTTTCTTATAACCCCACATTCCTCCTAAAATAGGAAATCCATGGTGAGGATGATCTCTCATTATATGAAAAGTTTTATCTGATGATAGCCACTCATCAACAGCATATTTTTCTCTCATAGAAATTCTAGAATCTGCATCTCTGAATATGGAAATATCAACCATAGGATCATAGGACGTTTCAAATCTCCAGAACATGGAACTCCAATCTCCAGGAGAGTCTTTATAAAATACTGTTATATTTGGAATTAATAATAGATTTTTCCAAATAGTCTCTGGAACAGATGATCCTAGAAAAAAATACGCTTCCCATCCTGGATATATTTGATGCAATAATTCTGCATTACGAATAGCTCCAAACGTATATTTTTTATTGTCTCCCCATAAACTAAAGCTAATGATCTTTTTCATAAACTTATTTTTTAGGAGGATAATTATATACTGTTACAAAAAACTTGCCCCAGATATCTTCTATAAGGTCTGTTATGAAATCCCAATTTCCTCCAGCAAGTCCGCTTCCGAACTTAGGACAATGGATCTCAATTTTCTCGCTCTTATTTAAGAAACCTGTATTAGTATTAATATGTTGGGATAAAGAATTCATAGATTTTACTAGCGCCAAATAATTTAATGGTCTAATATTTGTACCACTCTTAATTCCATTTTGGCCTATCATATTAACAAAACATAGTTTGTGTCTAAATTTATCATTCTCATATACTTTAACAATTTGGGAATATCCAAGATTAGTTTTTAAAAAACTTTTACCAAGTAAATGATAATTTTCTTTAACTATAGGATATTTTGTAGCCACCTGAGCAGCAAATCCCGCCCCAAACAAATCAATATTATTACAAACATGGGGAACAAATATTGTTGCTCCTTCGTTTCCTGCTGTTACTCTGTCTCTGACCATTTCAAATAGATCATGATTGGAATAAACTATATTAGTAGGACTATTTTTTTTATTTATTGTTTTAATTACCATTTTACCCTCTAGTTATTTTTGGCCACTTACCAGCCGGACATTCTTGATCTGCCCAAGCAAGTTTATTTAAAAACTTACTTTTCTTGCTAATAGCACAACCACATATGTTACATTCTGATCTTTCTTTATTAAAATCAGAACAATCCATACATATAGAGTATCTGTCTAAAATTTCAGATTGAGTGGTCTTGGGAAAACCATGCCATACATGGAAAAATAAAGACTTAAGAAATGTCTGTAGTCGAATTAGCAACATTTTTTATTCTTTCTTTCATTGCTATAATATTATTATCTTTATCTAGCGTGAATACATCAATGGGATCAATCATATCATTAGATTTGACCCATTTTGATAATCCATCAGATAAACATACCGCTAATTTATCACCATTTCTCTTAAAGTCTGCTGTTAAAATAAAATACTTACCAGAAAGAGTAAAGCATTCACCGATAGATATTTCCTCTAAATATTTCATATAATTAATGGTTGTAAAATCTATCCCAATTTTCCCATTCTTCATCATCGAAACTCTCTTTGAGTTTCTTTATTTCTTTTTTGGCATTGTTTTTATTAATCAGCTCATCATCCAGCATATTCCTTTTGATGTGCTGTTTCTTAACTTTCTGCCTTCTCTCTGGCCTTTTTTCACTATCCTCGTCTAAATTTCTCATTTCATCTCTCAAGTAAATTGACCCATACCATTGTATTATAGGTCGAGTGGAATGAATGTCAACCGACCATGATAAGATTTTTTGGCCTTGACCATACTACGATTTATGATTATATATTATGCAGAGCGGGTGGATATACTATAATACATACTTAACTATGATAAACTCTACTATCGTTACAGGCATATGGGATCTTGGTAGAGATAGTCTATCTGATGGTTGGAATAGAACATTCGATCATTATATAGAGAATTTCACTCTTCTGTTAAAAAATACATTAGACATACCACTAATAGTATTCATAGACCCAAAGCACGAACACTTAGTGTGGAAGCATAGGAAACCAGAGAATACAAAGGTATATCATCATACTAAAGATCAATTTAAAGGGTCTTTCTTCCCATTCTTTGATGAAATTCAAAAGATAAGAAATAATCCAGAATGGTATAATCAAGTTGGATGGCTTAAGGATAGTGCTCAAGGATCAATGGAATACTATAATCCTATGGTTATGAGCAAAATGTTCCTTTTGCATAACGCTAAATGCTCCAATCCATTTAATACAGAATATATGTTTTGGTTAGATGGTGGAATAACCAATACTGTTCATCCTGGCTACTTTAGTCATGATAAAGTAATTGAAAAAATACAAAATATTACTGATAAATTCTTATTCGTCTGCTTTCCATACGAAACAACCTCAGAAGTTCATGGCTTTAGTATTCAAAAAATGAGAGAATTTTCTAATAGCAATACTGTAAATAGAGTTGCTCGTGGAGGTTTCTTTGGTGGACATATAGACTACATATCAAAAGCAAACGAACTCTACTATTCTATATTAAATGATAGTCTTAGATCTGGTAATATGGGTACTGAGGAGAGTATTTTTACCATTATGACCTATCTCGAACCAGATATATTTAAATATGAAATGATAGAGGATAATGGTTTAATATCTACTTTTTTTGAAAAAGTTAAAAATAACATAACATTGGTGCAAGATATTGGCAAACCACAAAGAAAAAAATACACAAATAATGATATTATTTTATATATAAATGCTTTTAATTCCCCAGAACAACTGCAGATGGTTCTTAATAGTTTTGAAAAATATGACCAAAACTTTTTAAACAAAACCAGAAAAGTATTATTAAACAACACAACTAAAGAAGAGCTATTTGCTAAATATGATGAAATCACTAAAAAATATAGCTTTGAAGAGATAAGGCATGGGAATAAAGGAATATGTCGCTCTAGACAAATTTCAGCAGAGCATTTTGCCGACTCTGGTTCTAAATATATGATATTTTTTGAAGATGATATGTTATTAGATTATGAAGGTAACTGTTTATTTGGTTTTCAAAAAAATGCTAGCAATCTCTTCAATACCTGTATAAAAATTATGGATAATGAACACTATGATTTTTTAAAATTTAGCTTTAGTGAGTTTTATGGAAATAATAGCGATCAATGGAGCTGGCATAATGTTCCATCTGAAAAGAGAATCAAATACTTTGGTAATATAAATAAAAAACCACCAACTAATTTCACATGTATAAAAAACTATAATGGCACACCATATGCAGAAGGAGAGGTTTACTATTGTAATTGGCCCCATATTATAGATCAAGAAGGTAATCAAAAACTGTTTTTAGATACAAAATGGGATAATCCGTTTGAACAAACATGGATGAGTCATATTTATACATTAACTAAAGAGAAAAAAATTAATCCAGCAATATTATTACGTAGTCCCATAACCCATAATAGAGTTCATTTTTATGAAGCCAGCGAAAGAAGAGAAAATTAAAAAAAATCGTAAAAACACAATCTTTATTCAGATAGCATCTTATAGAGATCCTCAATTATTGCCGACTTTAAAAGACATGATAGATAAAGCTGAACATCCTGAGAATCTTAGGATTGGTATATGCTGGCAACATTGTGATAAAGACGAGTGGGACAAGCTAGATGAATTTAAAGATGATTCAAGATTTAGAATATTAGATATTAACTATCTAAATAGCAAGGGGGTTTGTTGGGCAAGAAATTCAGTTCAACAATTATATGATGGAGAAAAATATACTCTTCAATTAGATAGTCATCATAGATTTGTTAAGAATTGGGATACTGAACTTATTAATATGATTAAGGAACTCCAAAAGGAGGGACATAAAAAACCATTATTAACAGGATATATTCCTAGCTTTGACCCTGATAATGATCCTGGTTCCAGAATTAATGAACCATGGAAAATGAATTTTGATCGTTTTATACCAGAAGGGGCTGTATTTTTTCTTCCTGCATCATTTGATTCTTGGGATCCAAAAGATAAACCTCTTCCTGGACGATTTTATAGTGCTCATTTTGCATTTACTGTTGGAGAATTTGCAGCAGAAGTTCAGCATGATCCTGAGTATTATTTTCATGGTGAAGAAATTAGTATTGCTGTAAGAGCATATACTCATGGATATGATATATTTCATCCTCATAAAGTAGTTTGCTGGCATGAATATACCAGAAAAGGACGAACTAAACAATGGGATGATGATAAAGAGTGGGCAAAGCGCAATGACTACTGCCATCTAAAAAACCGAAAACTCTTCGAAATGGATGGAGAAAAAAGGGATATTGATTTTGGAAAATATGGATTTGGCTCTGTTAGATCATTAAAAGATTATGAAAAATATAGTGGACTATGTTTTGGTAAAAGAGCCATAACAAAACAAGTTCAAGATCACAAGCCTCCTCCAGACATTATGCAAAATGCTTCTGATGAAGATTTTAATAAATCTTTGATGAGTATTTTTAAACACTGTATTGATATAGGATACGATCAAGTTCCTGAAAAAGACTATGATTTTTGGGCAGTAGCTTTCAAAGATGAACATGGAAATGATCTTTATAGACAAGATGCTGATAAAGACGAAATTTTAAGAATGAAAAATGATCCTGATGGATATTGTAAAGTTTGGAGAGAGTTTCAAACAGAAAAAAAACCATCTAGTTGGATAGTTTGGCCTCACAGTCTTAGTAAAGAATGGGCCGATCCAATAACTGGAAATTTATAATATGTCTAATATTATTCCATTAGATCTTTGGGGAGGCAATTTATCTTTTAATATTGATAAATCTACTTTTATTTTAAATAGACAATATGGTTTATTTTCTAATATTACTGTTGGAATTTTTGGTGTCTGTAAAATTAAAAGCCTAGGTTATAATGTTCAAAATATTGATTTTTATTTAGCTGAATATGATAATAATTATAATTTTTATGATGACTTATTTATCAAAAAAGACATATCGTCCTATAGCAATGAATTATTAACAGTATCAGAAGCAGAGTCTTTTATGAATACTATTCATCCAACTTCTCATGGACTATCACGAGGATGGAACACATTTCATAAAGAAGATTTAGAAAAAGTAATGCCAATTCTACAAAAACTATACTATCATTATTTTGAAAACAATAATTCTATTATAGGTATAAAAGATTTCATTAAAAACGTAAATCATATGCAATCCAACAATACTGCTTTTATATGGGCAAGAAAAACAGATAAATTTAATGAAACACAATTACCATCTGCAGATACATATTTATCTGAAATAAATAATTATTCAAATATACAACATATTTATCTACAAACAGACGATCCAACAGTGGTATCAGACTTTCAACAAATTAATGACAATAGAATAAAATACTTAAATACTATACCTATGTCATCTAATAGTAGTGGCTTCCATGAAAGATTATATACGATATCAAACGAAGAGTTTATAAATAAGTATCAAATGTCTAAAAGTCAATATCTTCAACAAATTTTAGCAATGGTGTCCTTAGCTGCTGAATCTGAATACTTTGTTGGATATCCTGGAAACTTAACAACTATTATTCCAATGATAAAAGGATCATTTAATAATTGTTTACTTTTTAAAGATGATAGGAATTTAATCGACTAATGAATGCTATTATTCAACATTCTTTTAGTTCTGGATTAGGAGATGCAATTGTTGCAATATCCGAATATTTGCATAATGCAGAAATTCTTATTTCTAATGGCTATAAAGTAGATTTAAAAATAAATACTACTAATAATATGTACTATAAAAATTTTGATTTCTTTGATTTTTTTGATGAAGACAATTTCAAAATATTCAATTCTATAGAATTCATAAACAAACCAATAGAAAATATAAATGGGTTTGAAATTAAACATATATCCTATGGGGCATCGAAACCAGGATTACATTGGTGGGATTTATTTTTAGATAATATTAATAATCTTCAAATTGAAATTTTCCCTCAGTCAGGATTAACATATGGTAATTTACCACTAAAAAATAATATTAAGCTATCTAAACAAATACATAATATGTATCAAAACTTAAATTATTCTAACTATAGTTCTATTTATTTAAGACCTAATGATTGTGATGATAATATTGATTTATATGAAAATAAAATAAATGAAATAATAAATATATATAATAACAACAATAATGTATTTATTTGCTCTAATAGTTATACTCTTAAACAAAAATTAATAAACAATCCTAAAACTCTTAGTATAAATATACCAATGGAAGATACACAAGGAAATCACATATATCATAATCAAAGAATATCTGATCAAAAGATTTTAAAAGAAAGAGCAATGTTGTCTCTACTAGAAATATTAATTTTAGCCAATTCTAATAGAGTATATTTTGCAACGTCGTGGAATAGAATATCTAATTTTTTATTTTATTCTACTATTAATAATATTCCGATATCTTATATATGACTATAACAATATCATATGACCCATACCAGTCTAATTGGTATGTTGGAGAACTATACAAAACATTTCATGAATATTTAATCAATAAAAAAATTGATATAACATATATTCACATTAAAGACTTAGCAAAACAACATAATGAATCTTTTGAATATATTAATAATCTGCCTTCTGTTTTCAGCATATACAGTTTAATTATAACTGATAACAATAAAACTTTTGTACATAATTTATCAGACTATGCCCCAGCCATTCTAGAGCATGACTCTGCAATAGATAAATTAAATATCAAAGCATTTGGAATTACATCAAATTTAACAGCAAATGTATTTAATTTACATGCAAATAAAAATTTTATTATACATCCTTCTTTTTATATTTTAGAAAACTATAATGACTATAATAGAATATTAAAATATCAAGATATCACTAATAAAAAAAATAATTGTTGTTTTAATGGACTTCTATATGGAATTAGGCAACAATATTCTAATGTTCTAACTAAAAATAATTTTTTTCATATACTTAATAAATCTAATTCAAATGATTATCAAGATAAAGACACATACTATAAATATATCTCTGGATATAGATATGGACTAAGTCTCAATGGGGCCGCTCAAATCTGTTATAGAGACTTAGAGTATTTTGGGGTTAAAAATTTATGTTTAAGAGAAAAATTAAATATTATAACTCATAATCCATTAATTGAAAATTATCACTATAAAACAATAATTGATGATGACATATATTATAAAATATATAATAAAAAAGAAGAAAGCTATATTTTAAATAAAATAAAAGATATAATTGAAAATATCTCTATAGAAGAAATACAATTCGTCACACACAATGCACAACAATGGTTTTTTGATAATGTAAAATTAGAAAATCAATTAAAAATATTAAATAGCTTTATAGAAAAAACAGGTATCATATAAAAAACTAAATACTATAATAAGCCGGTTGGTGAGTTATAAAATCTTTAAATCAAAGAGCTTGCATTCAAACGTGTTTTGTATTATACTAAATGGTATTGATCACTTTCCTTTTACAAGTTTGGATTTCCAATGTTATATAGGTCAATTTTTATTTTAATTTTACTCTCAACAGATATTAGTGCTCAAAACTGGAATAATCCAGAAAATCAAATGTTGAGTGATAGTATGAGTAGTTTTTTTTATTACTCTAATAATACTAGTGTTCCGTTTTCTGATCCTAGATCCTTAATGGATACCGAGAGACGATCAAGATTATCTGATAATTATCATGACCAATCAGAATATGAATTAGAAATGAATAGACAAAGGATGCAGATGGAAAATCCTCAAAATCGTCGCAGACTATATAATCCTAATAAGCCATCTTATAATAACTATAATTCAAATTATAAATTACATTATTTACATCGACAAAATCTAAAATAGTTGTAATGGATTTAAGACCCCATATCCTTGGTATTTTTTAATACCCTTGTATCTTGGATTTTTCAGATCAAAACAATTACTTTTGAAAACTTCTATGTAATCATTATGAGTTTTTAAAGTATACTTTTTATGTTTTTTATTATAGCTTAATAGCAACGATGCACATCCTACAGCAAAAGGGTTGCTCATACTAGTTCCGCTCATAAGAGCATATCTTCCTCCAGGAATACATCCTAAAATATTATGTCCAGGAGCTAAGAAGTCTAATGATTCACCACTACAAGTAAAACTAGTTCTATCAAGATTCTCATCTATTGCACCGATGCTTATGGTTTGTTCATATTTAGCAGGATACATTATGTCTGAATTCTCTCCGCTATTGCCAGCAGCACAGAATACAACGCAACCTTTAGAATTAGCATAATTAATTGCATCCTCTAATGAACTTACTCCTCTGGGGGATCCTAAACTCATTGTAATAAAGTTCACATTTTGATCGGCCGCCCATATAACTCCTTTAGCAATATTGTCTATACTCCCAGTACCATTTGCATCTAATGATTTTATTGGTATTATTTTTGTTCTTGGGGCTATTCCAACCATTCCTGTACTATTATTAATTGCCGCTATTGTTGAAGATACATGACTTCCATGACCATTATCATCTTGAGGCGGTTGATTTATATCAACAAAGTTTTTTCCTTCTAATAAATTATCTTTTAAGTCTGGATGATCCAGATCGCAGCCTGTATCGACCACAGCAACAATAACTCCATCTCCGTCAGTTTTAGTCCATAAATCTGGTATATTAAATTTCAATAGTTCCCACCCATACTCCTGAGAACTACTAGATGATAGTCCATGAAGTTCTTCTGTTACGTATGGTAATAAACCTATTTTATTTTTTTTCATTCTCATTTATAGTACTTTCTATCCATTTTATATGTTGACTAATTCTAGTATGACCACTTTCATCATTATAGTTTGAGTTAGTATGTCCATCTGTTGTCATAACACAGGAGTTAATTCCTGCTAATTTTTTATCAATAAATAATCCTCCGCCACTGTCTCCGCTTGCTATTAAAAACTCCATTGGGGTATTACCATCTTTTAAATCACAGGTCAGTAGATGTCTCTCAATGCCCATAATTCGATTAGATCCACCTCTTTTCTGACGATCCCCTATATTAGCTCCAGTAGTAAATGTTCCAGTTATACCATAACCGGCTAATGCGGCAATTTTGCCAACTTCGTCAGAGTCTGAATAAAATTCTGGATAAAAATCTAATCCTATATCTTCATCACAATAACCTAATCCAATATCATAATATCCAAAATTATTACTCTCAAATTCTTTATGAGGAATAAATAGTGAAACATTAATTTTTTTATCATCCACGGTTACTGTACAAGTTTTGGCCCTTTTTATAACATGAGCGGCCGTTAATATCCAGTGAGGTTTTATAGCAACAGCAGACGCACAATACAACTGATCGTCGTCTTCTGTTCCGCATATCGCAACAACACACTTAAATTTAGATCCATAATTTAGATAGTGTTCATCACTAATATTTGGATCTCTAGTTCCTGCTAATGCTATTGAGTATCCAACACAAGCAACGATGAAAATAATTAGAGCTTTCATTGCTTTGAACCTTTATTTGATAAGGTCGATTCTTTACCTTATTTAAATACACCCTACTATCATTAATAACATCAATATTCCAACTGCTCCAATCCATTAAATGGCCAATAGTAAAATGACAGCTTTTACATAATGTTATTAAATTTGAAGGATCTAATTCTCTATTTGGATCAATATGAACTGGTTCAATATGATGAACTTCTAACTTATCTTTTTTATCACATCCACAACAACTATTATTTTTTTTAAGATGTTCTTTTCTAACTGTTGTCCATCTGGATGATCGATTACTAAAATTAAACATAATTATTGTATAGTGCCCATAAAAATAGTATTAAAGTTTTTTGAAACCATATAAATATTATTATTTATTAAAACTGGTGGTAAAAATATATGATCTACATAAGAGTTTATTATATATCCAGCTGGAACAAAGCATCTATCTCTACTAACTAAATTATAACAAGCACCAGGTTTATTTGGTGATGTCGGCCAATTGCAACAATTATTTTGTTCACAAAATTCATTAGTATTAAATGTATAAGTAATAACGTTATTTGGATTTTGACTAAATCCATACTCTATATTTCTATCTTTAGTTATTGATTGATCGAGACTATCTGCAATATGTACACGAGGTAGAGGTATATCACCTACATATTTTTGATTTTTAGTTATGATTATATCATAATATTCATTGCTTACAATATATATAGTATCATTAAAAAAACTAGAATCTCTAGTATTGTAAAATTTACCTGAATCATCATCAAAATATGAATCAAGAAAAGACAATAAACCTAATCTTCTTTTTCCATCATATAAACCAGCGTACAGTGGTGGATTAGTGTATGTTTTACATTCATTAGGATTATATTTAAATGTTGAGGTTATTGATAATCCAGCATCCATTATACAATAATCATAATAAGATGGAGGTCCAGATGAACTGCACGAATAGAAATCCGGGTATGGAGGGTATGGAATTGATGGCAAAGGATTTGCATAATTTATTGTTTTCAATAATCCATTAGCAGTATCTCTAAAAAAGAATGTACTATAAGTATTGCTTTCATTTCCGATTTCTGATATAAATCTTAAGTGTGCTTTTGATGTTGTAGAGTATCCAGCATCAAATTGCGCTGCATTAGTTGAGAATATTCCATTACCAGTAGGACCATTATATATTCCCCATTTTACTATTATAGAATTTTTTCTATTGTTACCACTTGGGTAGGTATCAGTCATGCCCCAAGCTGTTGATATGGTATATCTAGGTTCGCCACCAAGAAAAAAATTGGGTGGAAAAGCATTATTTTGAAGAGGCACTGACGCTTCAAATGTTGATGAAGAATCTCCATACGCATATCTACATAGTTTTATTACAGTAGAACCAATTTTATTAATTAATGCAAAATATACAACTGGTGTAGAAAAATTAACGCCAGGATTAACTGGACCACTAAAAACGGTTGGATTACTAATTAATACAGCATTTGATGATATCGATTCATTTATTGAAGGATATTTATTCCATGTTATAAAATCTCTAGAAACAAAAATATCATATACTCTTCCTACAACTATTGATCCTCCTCTTACTTCTTTTTCATTTCCTACTATAACATGAAACTTATTACCATATTCATCCATAACACAATCATATCTATAGAATCCACCAATTGCAGAATTTCCGGTTGAACTTAGTGAACCATCTGTGATATTTATATTATATGTTCCCCACGTTATTGATGGCAATGGGGCTTTAGTTGATGAAGGGGTAACTGTTGGTGTTCTAGTTTGAGTTGCTGTTTTAGTGGGTGTTACCGTTTTAGTGGGTGTTGCTGTTGGTGTTGGCGTTTTACTTGATGTTGGAGTTAATGATACTCCTGGTATTAAATTTGTTCCTGTTGGAGTTCTAGTCTGTGTAACACTCGGTGTTTGAGTTCTTGTAACGGTATTACTTGGTGTTACTGAACTTGTTGGTGTTGTTGTAGGAGTTGTTGTATTTGTTGGAGTATTTGTTGGTGTTGGTGTTGTTAATGGAATAATAATTATTCTTGGAGTACTTGTAAATGATGGTGTTGGAGTTTTTGTTTTTGTTATGCTTGGTGTTATGCTATTAGTAGGTGTTGTTGTTGGACTAGTAGTTGGGGTTGGTGTGCGAGTTAAACCCGTTGTTGGTGTTGCGCTATTAGTTGGAGTTTGAGTTTTAGTTATTGATGGTGTTGGTGTTTTTGTTAATCCTGGTGTTGGAGTAACAGAATTGGTTGGAGTAACAGAGTTGGTTGGAGTAACAGAGTTGGTTGGAGTTCTTGTTGGGGTGGTACTTGATGTTTTAGTTGGAGTATTAGAAGTTGTTGGGGTTGGCGTTGGTTCTACGGCCACAAATGAAAAATCTCCAGGTACTGTATATAGATCATGATTGTAATTGCTATAAATAAAATCACTAATATTATGTATTCTTTCTTGATATGATGGATGAGTATCCCAAAAGTTCTGTGTTACACGAGCATAAACTCTTTTAAGATATGCTGGTCCATTAGCTGTTATTGGAGTTACAGTTACTAAATAAAGAACATTTTGATCATTAATTCCTCCAATATTATATGACCAACAATTATCTGATCCTTTTTCTAATATAAGATTAGTACAATAGTTGTTAAGACCAGCATCTCCAATTAAAACATCAATATATGAATGTTGTGCATAATTTGTAGATGGTCCATTTTCGTAAACATAAATAGCAGTTATTCTAAAACCAATAGTTGAGCTGTCATTATATGGACTAATCCACTCTACATTTATACCATTAATATCCGGCATCATAATAGCATTACGAAGAGATCCTGGTTGAGTTGATGTTGGTGTTACTGTTGGTGTTGAAGTTATAGTGGCTGTGTTTGTTATGCTAGGTGTTATACTATTTGTTGGAGTTGTTGATTTTGTTGGTGTTGCTGTTAAATATTTAGTCGGTGTTTGTGTTTGTGTTCTTGTTGGTGTTGGTGTTGGAGTAGCGGGATTTCTTAAAAGCTTAACAACATTTGAATAACATACATTCTGATTCCCATACCCTGGAAAGTATACTGGAGTATTAAAAGCTATTGCTAATCTAAAACTTATATCATATATACTTCCAAGTTGCGAACCTCCTCTACGGATAGCAACATTACTCCATACTAAAGGTTCTGTGCCCCCTGGAGGAATATCACTTGCTTTATATGTTATAGTTAAAGAATCTGTGTCATTAAGAGGATATGGAGCATTACAGTTATCATAATAATTACCCTCATTAATTGCTGAAAAATATCCATCAACAGCAGAACATATAAGATTAACAGGGAGCCAATATCCATCTAGCGGGGACCAGAACTCCCATACCATATGATTATTCCCATAGTTCCAACCATCAGGAAAAAGTCCAATTTTACTAAGCGCTTCTGAACTTAAAGTTGCTTGGAAAGTTGCAGTTGATCCATCTGATTGATTTAAAAATTGATCTGTAGGCTGTGTTATTATATTAAAACAATTTAATACTTTTGTTGATGATGGAGTTAGTGTTGGCGTTGGTGTTTTAGTTGGTGTTTTAGTTGGAGTGGGAGTTGGAATATTGAACAAAGTGAAATCTACCCATTCTCCATATGAACATTTTTTGCTTAGATCAGCATATCTCATTCGGTAGCGAGTTGGATTTTGTCCACAATTTGTTTGAGGAGATGGAGGATTATAATCAGCTAAAGTAGATAGTTCATATAATGCTTTTGGCCAATCTGCATATGGAACATTTAATAGTTCTTTATTTATTACTCCATAATTTACTGTATTCCATGTGCTTCCACAATCATATGATACTTGAAATTCTTGACTATTAACCCCTAAAGTAGAAACACAATCTGGCTCTAACCAATTAAGTTTACTTTTTTGTGGTACTATATTTAGTAATGAATATCTTGTAGCGGGAGAGCATTTTAAAGCCCCACTTGGATAAATAAATCCAAATTTCATATTATTTAAATCATCTACTGACCATTCAAGGTTTGTAGACGGATTATTCGGAACTATACTAGTAAGTGTAGAATAATCATTAGATGGAGATAAATATTTAGTATCTCCAAGTGGATATATTTTAGTTCCATCATCTAATATATTAGTAAAACATGTTGTTTCATCTTCTGGAAGAGTATTAAGCTTTAATAGATTAATAATTTTTGTTGATTTAATTATATCCCCAACTACTGGAGGTTCTAAACCATCTAGTCCAGGTGTGCCAGTATCATCTTCAAATTTTAATATTGCTGGTTTTACAATCGGATAAATAAAATTAGTATCCTTATTAATTAATGAATTTATAATACTACCATTATTAGTATTGTTTTTATCTATTATAGATCGCCATGAATCAATACTTGATTTTACTTTATTTCCTTTATTATTTTTAACACGATATTTATTTATTGTATTACTTAAAAAAGGAGCATTAACAATAACATTATATAATACAGTAGGTGGTGATCCTGTATCTATTTCATTAGCAGCAACTTTATTATTATAAAATGTTATTCCAAAAATTTCATTATTAGAGTCTACATTGATATAATCATTTCCTTGACTATCTACTAATGGTTTTTTATCTCTGTTACTCCATGGATTTGATATGTAAATACGCAGTTGATTATTTTCAATAACTATATCATAATTTAAAATAAGTATTGAAGCATTAAAATTATCTTGACAATTCCATACATTCATATAAGACATAAAGTGCAATCCGCCTATTGCAAGATCATTAATCTCATTATTTAGATTTAAATTATAAGTAAAAGTGGATGCTCCAAAATTAACAACAAGATTATAATATAAATTTTCTAAACAACCAGCAGGATCATAACTATAAACAGGAACAACAGTAAGTGTAACTGGACCACTACTAGACCATAATGTTAAAATATTCCAAGAAGGATATTCATACTGAGGATAGCCATTAATAACTGTTCTTAATACTTTTTTAGGCATTAGTGATCCACTAGTCCAAAAATACAAAGAAAAATAATTTGGTATTTGTTTAAAATTTTGTAATGTTATATAATTTTGACCTCGTAAATTTTCATCATAAGCTTGGAATATAAATCCTAAATCGCCAGAGTCTAGTCCATATAATTGATCATTAGTATATAATGTATTAGTAGTCCAATAGTATGGATCTAAACGAATAATATTTTGATCGTCTCGTATACTGAAACCTTCAAAAAACACATTATCATAAATTGACATAATTACATTCCTAATTATTTGTAATAGTTAAAAATTCCAGACCAAAAGCATTATTTTGTAAAGAAGCATTCTTATCTAAACACTTAGCATTATCTGTTAATATGTATGATACTGTATCAACAGGAACACAGCAACTTAACACTATATTATTATCAATGTCTAATAGTTCAATCCATGCTATTCCAGTATGACAACCATTAGATCCGCCAACATACGTATAACTATCTGAATGAGCAGCACAACACTTGAAAGTGCTAAATGTTGATCCGTCAGACATCCATAAATTATTATTATTTAATAAAGGATTACATTTAGGACCACTTCCATTATAAATCCAATCTGTGTCTTGAGTTAAATCGCATAGTGGCATTATTATATTTTGATTATTTGCACAAATCAAATTAATTTTATATCCCAATGATCCGTTATTTAATAATATAGGAGTAATCATCGTATTACCTAAACTATCAAATGGTATATTAAATTTATTTCCTCTATCTCGTGATCCTATTGGAATTAAACTTGGAAAATCACTAGGATTTGTTGGTGTACCAGGGTCAGTGCCTCCACCAGCATTATTAAGATTAACATTTCCTATAAAAATATCATTAATAGATAAAATAAATTGTGCTCTATTACAATTATGCCCACCTCCACACGGACCTTTATTTTTTGTATCACTATACATTACTCTTATGCTTGATAATACTGTATCTGGACATACTGGAGGAGGAGGATCAACAATTGGAGGAATAACAGGAGGAACACTTAAACAATATTCATTACTAGTTTCGACCGTATTCCCGCTAGAGTCTATAGAATAGAACTTAAAGCAAATTGATGAATCTATATCTGGTATAATTACATTAGTAATGAATTGCGAACAATCTGTTGTTGCTGATGTTTGTGTTTTTACATCAATCCATTGTGCAGAACTGACGGTGTTAGGATTATATGTTTTATATTGGAAATTTTTCCAACAACCAACATTTTTATCAAAAGTTATAGTGAATTGTCTAGACTTATCAGAAAAACCTTCGTCTCCAACCACTATTTCTGAGATGTGTATTCCATGATCCCAACATGTAAATGGATTTATACCCGCTATCACATTACTCCAACTACTATATTGTCCAGTATATTCATTTAATGATCTTATTCTAAATGAATAAATATATCCTTCTTGTAAATTATTTGAACTGTTTACTTTTAAAGCCATTTTATTAGGAATATTATTGCGTCCTATTACGCTAATGTTAAAATTTTGATTATATGGATAGTTTATAGGATATCTATTTTTATATAAATTATATTGATTGTATGTAAATCCATATGTTTCACTGGACCAAAGATTATCAATTGTGTAAGGCCCATTGCTTCCGATGCCGCTAAGTATAGTATCTAATTTAATATCTAATTGATATGTGGTTATATTGTTTATATTTTCTGGATATGTCCAGTTAAATACTAAAAATCTTTCATCAGAATTATTATTTAATCTAGTACATTGTATAGTTAAGTCCATCGGAGCAGCTACCGCCATGTCATTAGTACATAGTGTTGTATTTGCTATAGTTTTTAGACTATCAAGTTGTTGTTGAAATCCATTAATACTTCTGTCTATACCAAGGGCTCCAATTCTAATAGTTGCTAAGCAAGGATCAAAAATAATAAACTGATTACTGGTATCAGGACGCGCTTTAAAACTTATAGAATTATCAGAATTTCTAGTTAAATTTTCTATAGTCATAGATTGATTGACTAATCCTGCTGTTGCCCATTGCTCTACAAAGACTATTGATCCAGCAGATATGTTAACTCTTTGTGATATATTGATTACAACTTTATCAATCATAGTATTAGATGATAAAATAGCATATTTAATATTATTAATAGTAATATATGAGTAACTAGTAATTATACTCTTTTTAAATTGATTGTTATATTCTAATTCTAAAACATTAGAATTTATAGTATCAGTTAGCAGTTTTGATTCTATGGGAAAAGAAAATTTTGTTTCTGGTTGATAATAATTATAATTTTGTGATGATGATGCTATATAGTCAATTGTGAAACTTGTAATATCATTATCATTACATTTAAAATTTACTAGAATTGAGTTATCTAATATACTAGATTGATTACCGTTTGATGCTTCTGTGCCTATGACTCCGCAGTTACATTGTGCAGATACATTATAAACAGAAATTTTATTATCGCACAAACTCCCGTTGCACAAGGGTCCATCATAGTCGATATTCTTAGATTCTGTCCAATTTCCATAAGATGTCAAATCTAACGAGACTGGTCTTACTCTAAACTTAGAATATTCTATAGTAGAAGGTATTTGTATTGGACATTGGTTTGTTGAGATGCCATTCAAAGTGAATAAATTAATCCAAGTACCATTATATTGCTCAATCTCATAACCATCAAACAAAGTACAAGTAGTAGAATCTATAGGTGTCCATGTGATAATACCATTTACCGGATCAGAACTTCCCTGACCATCATATATACAACAACAAACATCGGCTACAGAATAGCAACTCTGAGGCATACTTGTTGGTGTTGGAGTTACTGTTGGCGATGGTGTTAATGTTTGGGTAGGTGTGGGTGTTCTAGTAGGAGTTGGAGTGAAACACAATAATGAACTATTAAAAGCTTCAGCCACAATACACCCAGTAGTATCTGTTTCATATAATGAAATAAAACCACCAGCTAACTGATCTGGCACTAAAACTAATCTTATACCATATGGTATTATATCTGGTCCACCGAAATTATTAAAGTTTTGATCTATTTTAATCTTATTATCACCAATATTGGGTATTGCATAATATTTTATATTACTATTGCTTAATGAATGGTAATATGTCCAAGCATCTCCAGAATATTTTTGGTAAGCTAAACAATAGATCTTACTAGAATCCATATTGTCATTGACTATATCCCAGCTAATATTAATAGCCATCTGTCCTTCAACAAATTCATTATCTTCACAGAATGATAGATTACTTATCTTCATCGAAGCATCTGTTGGAGTTGGAGTTGGAGTTTGGGTTGGTGTGGGAGTATTTATTGTTGTTTCTGTTGGAGTAACGGTCATTGTGGGAGTAGGGGTGTTTGTTATTGTTTCTGTTGGAGTCGGGGTTGGGGTCGGGGTTGGACAACAGATATTATTAGTAAAGGATCCAGGGAATTCTATCCATTGACTAAAATTATTACCTCCAAAGCCAGAAGAAGATCGTATTCTAAATGTGTAAGTTCTATTATCTTGAAGCAATACTATTTGAATACCATAGTTCCCATCTCCAACATATTTATTAGAGACAACAGTATTATTTGCCAACATTTGTACGTCAAATCCATTTAAACAAGATGATTCTGTTTCTGGAGGATACCAACTTAAATTAATTAATGAGCCAGACTCACATGAACTACATTCTGCTAATAATCCTATTGGAGGAGCTGGATAGCACTGCGTTGTTGTCGGAGTTATTGTTGGTGTTAGTGTTGGCGTTTTTGTCAGATTACTTGTTGGTGTTACAGTAATTGTGGGAGTTGGCGTAACCGTATTGCTTGGTGTTGGAGTTTTTGTTTGGGTTGTTGTTGGTGTTGGAGTTTTTGTTTGGGTTGTTGTTGGTGTGAGAGTTGGTGTTTGGGTATTTGTTGCTGTAATTGTTGGAGTTGGTGTTGGAGTAGTACACATACAATTAGATGCTGAACTACTAATTACAATAATTCCAGGACTATTACATGAACAATGAGGTAAATCATAAGATAATGATTGACCATAAGGAATACAACTAAAATTAAAAGTTACTGTCCATAAATCCTTACAACTGGTATTCTTTACATTTAATAAATTTTCATTATATGCTATTGTTGATGTGATACTATTTGATCCATAATTGAATGTTCCAGTCCAATTATTAAGAGAAGTTCTAATCCAACGAACATTAATTTTCTCATTATTACAGTTAGCTAACCATACTTGGCCATATCCATTCCATACACATAAAGATTTTGTAGGTGTTCTTGTGGCTGTTTTGGTGGGAGTTACTGTTGATGTTACTGTCGGGGTTGCTGTTGGTGTTTGACTTTTTGTCGGAGTTATAGTATTTGTTGGAGTATTTGTAGGTGTTTTTGTAGGTGTTGGAGTAACACTTTTTGTTGGCGTTGGACTTTGATTAGGATTTAATCCAATAATTTTGATATTGTCAACCATCTCATAATACCTTTGCTGCTATTAAACATCCTTTTGATACAGCATGTAAGGGGTCTGAAGCATGCTTGACTACTTTAATTGATAAAGGAAAGTTATTTTCTGATAATTTTTTAGTAAAAATCTCAATATATCCGTTTGCTTGAGACGTTCCTCCAGCAACCACAATAGTTAATGGGTTTTTAAATTTTGGCAAAGCCTTATGACCAGATAATGCAACAGTTAATTGCTTTGTTGTATAATCGATTAATCTCTCATAGTATGAGGATACTGCTGATAAAACTGGATTATCATTATGTTCACCAATCACAAATCCACCACCTTCTTTTTCAGCTTGCACAACACTATCTTTTTCGCCAGTGGCTACCGCACTCATACGATCAACCCAATCTCCAGATTTTGTTGTGCTAAATACAACTGTTGGTTCGCCATTTAACATCACACACACATTAGTCATTCCTGCCCCACATGATACTGCTATTCCAGTGTAATCTTCGTCGCCTAATTCAGCATAGCATAAAGCCTCTGCTTCATTAATTGCTCTAGCATCATATCCACATTCACCCAAAATAGCCTTGACTACATCCTCATGATATCCAACATCAAAATCCTCATCTTCTTGGTCAACTGGTTGTGCTGGGACGCAGAATACGAGTTTCTCATTTTGTTCTGATGCCTGTCCGGCCACTTCTTTTAAAATGAAGGCTAGAACACGCTTGGCATCCTTTTCCTTGGCGGATACGACGCCTTTGCTCATGGGTCGCTTTGCGTTGTCATTACGTTCAATAGCCTTTTCAATAGCATCTTTCCCCAAGATAATGAATGAACCATCAGTATCTTTAATAAAAATCTTTCCAGATAATCCTTTTTCAATCATTTTTGTTGAAACTGGGGTGGTTGGCTTGATAATATAAAAAGCATCTCTAAAATCTTTGTATACAACGCCACTAGAAGAGTCTTGAGATAATACAATATAACTAGTTCCAACATCTAAGCCTTTTCCCATAAATATTACCTCTTTATATTCTTAAGTTTATTAATTGAAGACTCTATATTTTCTGTAGATATTTTTGTTTCGCCAAGATTTTCGTATTTTTTCTCCATACCAGATGTCTTAATATCTGTTACATACTTGCTCTCGTCAATAGTAATTTTATTAATAGAATTATCATTATTTGATTTGCTCTTATCAAAAAATGAAACTGGCTGACTCCCAATAGTGGTCTGACTACTATTTAATCGACCAAGGAAGTATCCCAAAAAGAAAAATACTATATTTAATAGTATCAATATAATTAATAGTATGTATATAGTATCTATCATAGATTCCTCTAAGGTAGATTACACCACCATACCAATAAAAAAGGGGCCAAAAAGGCCCCTTTAGTATCTTGATATTAGATTATTAACAGATAGATTTAGGGTTGTGATCCTAAAATTCTTCCCTTCTGAGTTCTAATAACATATCCTCTCCTAACAAGAAATGGCTCAATACTATTCTCAATAGTTTCGATTGCAATTCCTGTCATTGATGATATTGCTTTTAATCCAAGCGGAGATCCTTTGCTCTTTTTCAAGATATCAATATATAGTCTATCATAAACATCAAGACCATTATTATCAATACCCTGAACATTAAATATCTCATCCACAGAAATAGTTTTATCTGGATTACAAGACATATAATTTTTATACCATTGCAATCTAGCATTTAGAATTCTTGGAGTACCTTTACTTCGTCGTGCAATCTCTAAGAGGTCTGAGTCCTCTATGACTACTCCTAATTTAGACGAATTCAACCTTGCTAGTTTAGCTAGATCATCTGTATTGTAAAAAGATAGATGTTCTTTAATACAAAAGCGATCATAAAATGGTTGACTTAAACTTCCACCACTGGTTGTAGCACCAACAACAGTAAACATTGGAAGATCAATAGTTTCTGGAACATCCTTATCCTCATCATTTTTTACAGTTATATTGAGTACAAAATCTTCCATGATTGGATATAGAAATTCTTCTACAATTTTAGGTAATCTATGGATTTCATCAATGAACAAAACTGATCTTGGTTCAATCCCCATAATATATGGGATAATATTTTTTATGCTTCGTATATTTGCAGCATTGGTGGTATAAAGGTTCACCCCCAACTCGTTCGCTATGGCACTCGCTATGGTGGTCTTACCAAGGCCAGGAGGGCCGTCTATTAAAACGTGAGGCATCACCGTGCCTGTGTTTTTACAACCCATCACAGACACTCGCAGACGCTCCTTAACATTATCCTGTCCAATGATTTTATCAAAAGTTGATGGTCGAATACCTTTAGCCATTTTTTTCTCCAAAAGATTTTAAAGCGTTTTTAACTAATAAACCAATATCGTTAGTCTTGCAAGAATTATATGATTGTTTAATCAATTCTTTAGACTCATCCAAATCAAATCCGTAACCAGACAGAATCTTAGCACACTGGTTCAATAGATCAACAGGAATACTATCCACAATATCTTCTGCGATCTTTCGTTTCTTTGTGGGTCTTTCGTAAATTATTTTAATGTTTTTGACCTGTTTAGGTTTGAAAATCAAACCGCACTCGCAGACTATCTTAAAGTTCTTAACCTGTGCTTGTCTTAGAAAGAGCCAATGTTCATTTTCACAATCCTCAGATGGACATTTATATTTAAATGAAGCATCAATTTCAATCGGTTTCTGGCTTTTCAGATTTTTTGTTATCATTGTCTTTTATCCAAAACAGGAAATCATTAGTCTCATTATCAAATCCCGTTTCAAGAACTCCCTTATTTACCAAGTTATTCAACAGATTACTTACCATTCTGTCGTTCAAAGACTCTAATACTTCTGAAAATATAATATCGTTTACAACATATCGTATACTATTTGTCTTTTTGTTTTTCTGTTTTTTAACGATTTGGGTTGCTATATTCAAAGATTCTTCAAAAGATAATATTTTATCTAACTCATCCTTATCTTCTGGTTTAACAGATATTAGATCGTCAATTTCTGGATCTTCTTTATCTTCTGATAAGCCACTACCAAAAGCATTATAAACTAATACTCTGGCGTGGTTAGTAAACGCATCCATGTCATGAATTACATACCAGTTATCTTTCATAAGTCTTCCTAATTAAGTATTTCAAATAAAGATTCATAATATCGTGGCTGACTAACCACATGACTAGCATGACTCTGTAAATGTAATTCATACTCTTTCTGTAATTTATTATAGATAAAGTATTTCATTTTCCATATTCCTTCGTTCCAATAGTTGTTCCCCAAGTACAGGGACTTTTTATCATCCGCTGTACTGGAGAACGAACTATTCACAGGTAACGCAATCGGAGAAAATCCATCTGGAAGTAATGGAGTATTATAGTTAGATAGGTTCTTCAACGCATCTTCTATTGCCTCCTTACTTATCCATTTATATTCTATCTTATTAAGCAGACTATCCATATATTTCTTGACCCATTCAGTATCTATCTGAAAGTAGAATTTGTAAGGGTCATTATCTTCTGGATTGTCAGGATTGTTCATAATTTAACTAAACTCTTTCAGACCATCTTGGTCCAGTATTATTAATTACATAAGGTCGAGTTGGTTTACGTCCACGCTTACCTTCATATCCTAATCGTTTCATAATATTACCAACTGTTTGACCACTAACATACCATTTTGTGTTCTCAAACTTACCTTCTTCCAGAAGGTTAGCCATGTCCCGATTTTTACTGGTT